GACATTGGATGCAGTACGGTTCTTATTATCTGTCAGCGCTTTCACAATGATCGCTAAATGTACGTTTACATCATAATCAATATACTATTCTTTTTCTTAATACACTAATAGTATATCATCAAAGTAGTGTAATTTCAACATGATTATTTATACATTCACCATCTCTAAAAAGTCTTTCTCGGAAATGATTGGAATCCCAAGTTCCCTCGCTTTTTTATTCTTTGAAGATGTTGATTCCACATCATTGTTGATCAGCCAGTTCGTCTTTGATGTGACAGACCCAGTCACTTTTCCTCCTTTGCTCTCAATGAATTTCTGCAATTCTTTTCTATTTTTGAATTGTGTCACGTCTCCTGTAACAACAAAATTCTTGCCCGCAAGGCTTTGGTCTGTGTTATTATTTGTGTTTAGATTTACCGGAATAATGGTTCGTAATAATTTTCTAAAATCTTCTCTATTACCACTGTCATCAATCCATTCATTGATCTGTTGACTAGTTTTTTCTCCAATACCATCAATGACACTCCAGTTATATTTGTCAATTAGCTTCAGTACAAAAGTGTCAAAGTCGTATTCACAGTGTTTAGAAATATCTTTGGCTGTACTATCTCCTACTCCCGGAATAGACAAAGCAGCAATAAATCTGTTCAACTCTACACTTCTACTCTTCTCAATTGAATCAATTAATTTATCAATTGATTTTCTTCCAAACCCAGACATATTAATCATATGGATATAATAATCCTTTAGCTTATAAATATCTGAGAAGCACGTCAACCAACCTCTAGCAATAAATTTAGAGAGCGTTTCATCTGAAAGCCCGTCAATATTCATTTTATTTCGACTTGCAAATGCGGATAATTTACCTAACAGTTTACCTTTACAATTAGAGTTAGAGCACATAAGAACCTCTGTGTCATTATCTTTAACAATCTCTGTTTTCCCTCCACAGATTGGACATGTACTAGGTGGAATACATAGGTTGTTTAATGTACGGTCGAGATTATCTGATACTTGCGGGATAATTTGATTGGCCTTGAATACAGTAATTGTATCTCCATGTGATAATTCCAAATCCTTAAAAATACTCATATTATGTAATGAAGCACGTTCCACTATAGTTCCATCAATCTCCACTGGTTCAAATACAGCCGTTGGAGTTAAACAGCCACTTTTACCCATTGTCCATTCGATATTATTTAATATCGTTTCAAATTCTTCATCGTAAAATTTATAAGCAACAGAGTGTCTTGGATGATGTCCAGTAAGACCTAATGATTCCCCATACTGAATATCGTTATACGTCATCACCAAGCCATCAATCGGATAACCATAATTATGCGCCTTTGTTTTTAACGACTCAATCATTTCTGGAAGATTTTCTTTATCACTACTTTCATTTGAATATGTAAAGAGTGGAACAATTTCAAACCCAAGGTCTTTTGTATACATTAATCTATGTAAAAATGAATTTGAACAGATTCCTTCTGGTACTTCTGTTGGCACTTTCCATGCAACAAATTTAATATGTCTTTGTGCCGAAATTCTATTATCTAATTGTCGTACAGATCCAGAAACTAAATTTCTCGGATTTTTATATTTCTTATCTTCTGGGAGAACTTTATTAATCTTTTCAAAATCGTCATATGTAATAATTGCTTCTCCCTCAATTTCGAAATGACCTTTATACTCAATTGTAAGAGGAATATTTTCAAATACATTTGCATTATGTGTGATCAGTTCACCAATATCACCATTGCCACGAGTTTCTGCCTGTACTAGCCCCCCGTTTTCGTATGTCAAAAGACAAGTCAATCCGTCCATCTTTAAACTCAAAATACAATCTTTGTCACCTGCAAATTTCCTTAGATCATCTACTGACTTTGTTTTATCAAGAGAAAGCATTGGATGAGAATGTTTAATCTTTTCCAACTCAGATTTCACTTGAAATCCAACAGTTTTTGTCGGTGAATTTGCGAATGAAAGTCCAGTTTCATTCTCTAACTTTTCTAGTTCGTCATATAGTTTATCGTACTCATAATCGGATATAATTGACTCTGATTCATTATAATACGCATTTCTGTATTCATTTAGCATTTTTGTCAATTCTTTGATTCTTTCTGTTTTATTCAATCTATCACTCCTTATATATCATTTGCTATTTATACTATTTTCATCAGCCAATTACCTATAAATAGGGCATAAAACCCTATTAGAAATAACGATATGAAAATGTCCGTGATCAGAAAATATATCATCTCATCTAATAGGATTTCTTTGCCACCTGTAAAGTAAAATAATAGGTATGTAATTATGGCTGATACTACCAAAATAAGTAATATCTCCATATGTATTTCTCTCTATACTTTCTTATTTATTTTGCTTATATGCTACTTTGATTCCACATTCTACTTCTCCGCTGTCTACCGTGATATGTGTCGTTCCATTGTAGCTGTGCAGATTCCTAAGTTGCGTCTGTTCGGATTCTGAGAGCTGGACGAACTTCTTATTATCCGTTTTATGCCATACATATGTGCCAGAATTTCTAATCCATTCTTGGAATGCTTCTATGCTTTGGAATATCCCTTGTTTATTTTTAGCAGAGAAAACCATAGATTTATGAACACATCCCATATAAAAATCTGTTTTATCGGATTGTGTATATATAGTTTGCCCGATAACATTTTTAAAAGTATTGCAATAACATACCGATTCAGTCCAACTGTTAGTGATTTCTTCAAAAGGTACTTGATATTGTATTGCTTTATCGTTGTCGGAATATAGCTTAAATACATCGCTTTCGAATGTTTTTATATCACTCCCATACAGCCATCCGTACTGTCCCCCCTGCTCGACTAGCTTGTCCCATTTGGTTAGTGGGCGGTCTGATGTGAGAGTGAGGGCTTGCGGTTCTTGATAGGGTTCGTACTCAGTTTGAGTCTGAGAAATTTCCACTTGTAATGTTTTGATGACATCCAAGAAAGTTTGGATTGCACTACGATTACACATTAAATACACATAATCCTCTTCCGCTGCGATCGTATATTTACTATTACTAATGGATAAATTTGTATCGTAATATAACCATGAGATAACACTACCTGTCTCTTTTTTTGCTATTCCAAGATAAAAACCTTTTCCTGCGGCCAACTTTTCGGTGTAAGAAAATGTAGCTTTATTCCCCTTTCCCACACGGATTGGAAATTTTGCATAACCGTCTCCATCTCTGACTATCCAGTTTGTAATATCTCTTGCTTTTTCACGGTCAAACAAATTCTTCCCAGTTACTTTCACATCAATTTCATACTTCTGCTTTTCTTCATTCCACTTCCCAGAGTTTTTGATTTCCTGCGGATATTCTGGGCTTGGAGATGGTTTACCGCCTGTGTAGGGTTCGTAAGGTAAAAAACTTACCCCTGAAGTAAACATGACCGTATTAATATTATCTCTCATAACAGTAAATCTCACATATTTTGTCGTTTCTCTCGTAGTGAAACTACCACCTTGCTCAACATTAGCATCGCTAAAATTAACCGTTTGGATAGGCTGTTTATCTACGCTGTAAAATTTGAGCCTCTTTGACCCAGTTCTCGTACAGATGTATTTTGTATTAGGCTCTACCGCAATATAGTCACTCGTATAATAATTATTACTATATGCAATGCTTCCATCATTCTCAAGAACACCAACTACGAGAGTTTCTTTATCGAACAGCTGCGCTCCTGTCGTCTGCACCTGCTCCGTCTTCCCGCCAAGCTCCAAATCAATATCACCTTTGATACTATTTTCAAGAGTAGCTTTGCCTGAATTAGACACAACATAATTCCAAATATACGATTTTAATAATGTTCTTCGATTATTCAAAGGGATTACCCCCCCCCCGAAAATATGTTCGATTCTTTCAACCTATTCATTTTTATATACCTCCAATTTTATTTTCCTGTACTTCCAAAACCACCATTTCTCACGTCCATTACATTATCATCGACTGTAATTCCATATTCCACGAAGATTCCTTGAGCAATTTTATCACCCTCATTAATATTCACAACCATATTTCCATTGTTTTTAAATTTCATAAAAATATGCCCTTCATTATCCGAGAAGAAATAGTCACTATCGATAATACCCGCTTGATTTACTAAGTTAAGACAGTATTTGAATCCAAGGCTACTTCTTGGATAACATTTTAATACCCATCCATCAGTAATTTCACATCGAATTCCTGTTGGAATTTTTAACATTTCTCCTGGTTGTAAAGTTGCTGCAACAGTAGAACAGAAATCATATCCTGCTGATCCTGAAGTAGCACGCTTTGGAAGTTTGATATGATCGTAAATCGTCTTGATTTCTTCTGCATTGGTAGCACCAAAAGTATCAATCCAGCCTTCTGTAAACTGCTCGTAACTTACTTTCTGAAATTTTGCAATTCGTTTCATTTGTTTATACCTCCTGAATAATTTCTAGTTTAATAAATTCTTTTAACTTCTTTTTTAAATTTCTTTTTACCTTTTTCAATACTAAATTATTCTTTTTATCTGCTTCTGTTGGGTTGTAAAATGACACATAAATATTCTCTGAATTATTGTCAACTACTTCGTATTCGAATGTATTTGGAAAACTAACTTGAAATTCAGCCGATACAGTTGGATAATTTTTATATTCATACAAAGGAACATTCAGTCGATAAACTTGTCCATATTTTTTAAATTTATTTTTGATCAACAGTTCATGTGTACAGTTCTTATGTAATCTATACTCTTTCATCTAAATATTCTCCTTTAAGAATTTAATGTACTCATTCCATTTGCCAATATGATGAATATACTCTTTCCCTTTTAACATCTTCTTTTTCATATCAGCATTAACATCTACTCGTCTATACGCTTTATCTTTTTTCAAAATATCACTCAAAAATTGGCTCGTCAGGTTCTTTATGATAAGAATGTTACCTTTGGGAATTTTATTGATTATTTCTCTGTATTCTTGCAAATCTGTTGAGCCTATATCATACTTTCTTTTAGGTAAATTTCTGCTGCTAAATGGGCTAATATTTGCTCCGCCAGTTTGCGGTTTCAAATATTTAGCAATCAACTCAATATCTTTTGCCGAAAATTTAAATTCAATCTCTTTATCATTTTCTACAATATCCCAAATTTTACCTTGCTGTTCCAATAATGAATACAATTCGTCATACTGAATTCTATCTTCAATACCACATAATTCTTTCCCCAGTGCCAACAGAATATTATGTCCTCTCCCAGTTGAGGGGATATACGCCATCAATGTAGAACGTCCATAATGATAAATCTGATTTCCATAAGCACACTTGATATACACGTCATCAGAATCAATATTTCCTCTTTCATCACGAGGAAAATCATTTGTATTCTGATCAATATGTGCCATCAACCTATAAATCCCTTTGTATTTCATAAGATATGCTGCCAATGATTTACCTCCTAAAATTCTTCATAATATGTATCTTCATTAATAATTCTCTTATTCTTTTCAGCTTCGGTTACTTTTTCTAAAGCTTCTAATCGTGATGTAAACACGTTTTTATCTAATTCGTTGTTAGAAAACAGATAGGCATGTTTATCTTTTTTATCACAGGCGACAAACCAATTGTCTGTCGCCGTTCTTACAATTACATCACATACATCATAAATACCTACTGATGGAATAATTCTTGCAAAATATAATCTATCTTTCTTCTTTAACTGCTCTTCCATAAAACCACCTGATTTTGTTTTAATGATTCTTGTACATCTATTACTCTCTGATTTGTGCTACCCGCCCAGTGATATGTAATATCTCGTTTATCCTCTTCATATCTCCCGTCTACGAGAACATCACACTGCTTTACAATGTCTCGGCGCATTTTTAAAAGTTTGTCTCGTTCTGGATTAAAATTGTCTGTAACAACTGGATACATAATCTGTTCCCATGTGTATCCTGTATATAACCAGATTGTTTTTTCTGGATATGAAAGACGGATTTCATCTGAATTTCTCGTCAATATATTGTGTTTAGAATCATCTTTATCACTATATATTGTATCTTTTTTCTCCGTTATCGGATATTTCACACGCAATTCTGAAACTAAGTCTGAAACATCTTTAAGATTTTGTGAATGTAGAGGATCTCCACCAGTAAATGTAATACCGGCAATATATTTTTTTGATAACTCATCAAATATTTCTTTTTTTGCCGATTCGTCAAATTGAACTCCGTCATTCGGATTCCAAGTAATAGGGTTCTGACAGTTCCGACAGTGATGATCACATCCAGAACACCATAGACAAACTCGTAATCCCGTTCCGTTCATCATGTCATCATGAGTTATATCGTGATATTTCAAATTTAATTAACATCCTTTCATTCAGTGGACTATCTTAAAATAGCCCACTTTATTTTTACATACTTTTTCTATCTGCAATTTCTGCCATTTTTGCGTCATTTAATCGCGTATCTCCGTGAACTCTTGAATAAGAAAGGTATCCATTCATTCTCTCGATTTTTGTTAAATCATTACTTCCACAATGAGGGCATACATCCATATTCAACTCTTCATGTCCACAGTTATTGCAATATGCAAGTGACAAGTTTACTCCCTCATAAAATCCCATTGACATTGCTCGTCTAACTAATGTTTTAATTGCATCAATGTTGTATCCGATAGGATATTTGCAATACTGGATACGACCTCCTTCAATATAATTCCAGAATCTATGTTCTATATCTTGTTTTTGAATTGGAGTGATATCCTCCCAAACACCGCAATGAAAACTATTGCTTACATATTCTCTGTCTGATACTCCAGGAATGATTCCGTATTTCTTGCGGAATTGCTTTGCCTGAAGCCCACAGAGATTTTCTGCCGGCGTACCATAAATTGCATACAGCCAACCATCTTCTTTTTTGAATTCTTTAACCTTTGCATCAATATATTTTAGTGTTTCTAATGCGAATTCACCATCTTCTACAAGTGATTTGCCATTGTATAACTGCTGCAGTTCATTCAATGCAGTAATGCCAAATGATGCAGTCATAGGTTTTAATAAAGGCTTAATCTTGTCTGTCGGTTTCAAATGTCCACCCAGAAAACCACCTTCACAATAGCCAAGAGGATTAGTTGATGCTTTCATTTCACCTAAATAATCATACGTTCTCTGATGAAGTTTTCTGATCATTTCAAGATAATAATCAAGAACTTCATGAAAATTTTTGTTTTCTTGTCTTGCTTTTGCAAGAATCATAGGAAGATGCAATGATACTGCACCAATATTGAATCTTGATACAAAGATTGGCTCATCATTTTCATCTTCTGGTTCCATTCCTCCTCGTTCATACCAAGGAGAAAGAAATGCTCTACACATATTGATCGATTGTCACCAATCGTACTGACTAACTTTTCCCTCTGAAGCGCCCTAATCTTCGTCAACAGGCGGTATCTTTGGAAACAGTGCTTATCTCTGTTTCTACGACGTTACACTCATCACGTCTAGTCGATTGACCTTATTATAGAAGGCACAGCTTCATCTATAGTGCAAACGATCTCTCTCCTATAGACCTATCTGTTAGCAATTCAAATGAATCACACCCACTAAGCAAGTGGTTTAATACCGTTTTACATGGGCTGATTTGCACTTACCCATAGGACTAATAACTTTTCTGTACTTATGGTACATTTTAGACACTGTTGTATCTCCATCCAGACTTAACCAATCAGGATACATTGTTTTTGCAGAAGTTTTAATTCCTTCTTCAAACAAATCTTCGTTTACCATTCCTTTCCCATGCAGATTGTCCGTGTAAAGGAATACAAGTTTTGGAAACAACACAGGCTTTTTATTACCATCCTTTCCTTGTCCTTCTCTATGAACTCTGAGAAAAGTTTTTGAAGCCATCTTGGCGAATGGATCTGTTCCCAACCCAAATGTAATGGTGATAAATGGATAATCTCCTCGGCTGGAAGAGACTGTATTAAATTTATATTCAAGTCCCTGATAACCTTGTTCCATATCACGTTCTACTTTTTTTATAGCATAATTATGAACGGTTTTTTCGTAGTCTGAATAGCTATAATTAATCAAATCATTCGCAATATCATAAAATTCTTTTTTATATTTCTCGTAACTTTTTTTTGCATATGGGGCTAATACTTCATCAATTTGTGGTAATGTAAAACCCAAGTGTGTTTACACACACATGCACTATTTCTTCAATGATTGCTAATCATTGCCTTGCGCTTCGATGCAGGATTTTCACCTATACATCTACTCTACTCACTTCTTCATATTCATTCTCGCTATATCGAATGAATATTATGTTTTCGATAGTCTCTGAACCTTCACATAAAATCTTCTGTTGATATTTATTTAATTATTTATCCCTTCTATAAGAAAATAGAAATTTTTATTCTCGCATTCATTCTTTGCTATTCTTCTTATTTGCGTACAAGAAACATTTGTTCCTCTTGACGCAGCCTCAATACTTTCATATACTATATGTACATTGGTTTGTTTATCAATGCTAATACACCGTCTTTTCATTAACTTTGGTCGGTTTATGGGGCGGTGTAATTTATCATAGGCATGTTTTTCGTTTTCTGAATATGTAGCCCATTCTAAATTGTCTACTCTGTTATTTTTTCTATTTCCATCTATATGATTTACGGTTGTTTTATTAGTTGGATCATCATTTTCTAAAAATGATTCTGCAACTAATCTATGAACCTTAAAACATTTTCTTTTGTTATTTTTCCTCAAATGTATCTCACATACTTCTACTCTTTTGTTGTAGCATATTGACAGAATTTTGCCTCTTATTAGTTGCATATTATCGTATCGACCTTTTACATATCTGTCTAAACTTCTGATTCTACCAAATGTACTTACTTGATACATCCCTTCATAATCTCTAATATCTTTCCAAATTTCTTCTATATATAACACTCTCCTTGTTTTATACAGAAGATTTATGTGCTTGGCACACCGTTCCGTTTCCGGTTCAGTGTTAGCAGTCTTTTAAATTTGTTGACCACACCGCTTATTTAAGCGTTCACAAGGTTTTTAAGTACGGCAGTCGGATTATTTTTACCGTACTGTTGACTCGCAGCACTTAACGTAATATCTCCGATCACATCAAATGCTGTATCTAGTGTTTTTGGTTCGTTATACCATACATTACCCATTTCAAATCCACCACGCATTACCTCTGCGACATTGAAAAGACAACAGTTCATCGTATCTCTTCTTGCGGACATGTCGTGAATGTAAATATAACCATCATTAATAGCTTGTCTTTCTTCTACTGTTAAGAAGAATTTCTTATATAACTGCTTGTTCAATTCATTAAGCACAAGACTACGTTTTGTGGAGACGAGCGCACTGTCTGTATTACTATTCTCCTTATCACCGATGTACATAATTTTTTGACTTTCTTCATATACCGTATCCATCATATGTACGAAATCAAGCTTGTAATTTCTATACTGTTGATACTGATAGCCTATTTTAGGAAGCAATTCTAAAAGTGTTTTTTCTACAATATTATGGATAAAACTTACTGGCACTTCATCATTTTCAAAATCTTCTTCATCAATCTCATTTAGAACTCGATTGCAAATTATGCTATACTCATTTTGGGCAAACGCATAGTTCTCACGTTGAGCAGATTTGTTAATTGCATTAATAATCTTCTGTTCGCTGTATTCTTCCAATGTTCCATCTTTCTTAATTACCTTCAATAAAGTTCCTCCTTTTACATGTGTAATATTATATTTTTAGTTGGACTACCAACTTTTATTTTTTAGTTACATACTCTAAAATTTTATTTACCACATCATCAACCGAATTATTCTCATTGTTATAAACAATCTTATGAACCAAACCTTGAACACCTTTAAAGTCTTTATTATCTGAATCCAATCTTCTTTTTGTCTCTTTAGGATCATCTCCTCGTTTAATAAGTCTATTCTCAAGAGTTTTGTTGTTGGAATATAAGTAAATTGATGTATGATCCATATTAGGATATTCTCTTAAAAAATCTCGATATCCATCTGGAGTCAAAATAATCACAGTTTTTTCATCGGATTTTTCATAATCTTCTTTTGCAGAACCGTAATACCATGTTCCATGTGCGGAACGATATTCTTTATATTCCAAAAAGAATCCAGATTCTATTTTTTCTTTAAATTCATCTTCACCAATAAAATGATATGTTACATCTTGAATTTCCCTTCCCCGTTTAGGTCTTGTCGTATAGGTCACAATTTTTTTATACCCATGTTCTTTTACAAGTCTATTCAAAACTGTATCCTTCCCGCTTGCTGTCTTACCAAGTAATATGATCATAGACATTCCTCCTATATTTAAATTCCAAGCTCAAATTTGATCTGTGGTTTAATTGGTTCATAGTCAATCATTTCAAAATCATCAATCGTCATAGTGTAAAAATCTTTGGCATCATCCTTTAATATGAGTGTAGGAGTTTTATGTTCATATTCATGATAAAATTCATCCATAGTCATATTTATAAATCTCTGTTGCATTTTTTTCGCTTGCTCAATATGTCTATCATAAATTTGTTCATTCTGAACAAAATGAACAAATACGCCTGGAAGTAAATCACAATGTCTTGCAATCATCATAAGTAACGCAGCATACTGTACCTCGTTCACCCCACCTCCGCCACTTGCGGCTAACATATCTCCTGAACGTTGTATTAATGTCATATCGAGAAAATTCTTTCCTGCTAAATTTTTCCTAACACTCCACATAGTTAAAAATGCACATGGCAATAAACCATCAGTTTCTTTCAAATCTGTTTCCTGCCAAAGGTTCATAATTTTGTGTCTACCAAACGGATCTTCATTAATGCTTTTTATGAGGTTTTTTACTAAATCATATCTTTTTACAGTTGCACCATATCTTTGACCAATTGTATTTGGCATATCTTTTGATTGCCAGTCATTCCAATATTTAATGTTGTATTTATTGTTTAGTATTTCTAAGTCGTTACTTGCATTTTGATAAATCCAAAAGATTTCTTTAATAGCACTTTTCCAGGAGATGGGTCTAAGCGTATTAATAGGAAATTCCCCTCTTTCCAAATCATACCTACGTATATTCTGATTTACCGAAATTGTATATGCTGGTGTTCCATCTTTATATTTTGGTCTGGGGTTTTCATCTTTATATCCATGATTTAAAATATACTCAACATCATGCATAAAATAGTTAGTCGCCATATTGATCATTTTTCTGTTTCTCCTTCAATTTTTCTTCTATATGCTTCATATGTATTTTGTAGCAATGCTACTCTCGTGAGCAAACCTACTCCACCCGGAACAGATGTCACATATGTATTCCCCCATCTACGAACATCATCATAATCAATGTCCCCACACAATTTTCCATTTTCATCTCTATTAATTCCCACGTCCACAATTACTTGATTTGTGTAAAAATATGAACTTGAAAAATATTTAGGTTTTCCGATAGCTGAAATAATTAAATCTGCATTACCTGTGTAAACTTTTAAATCTTTAGTCATACTGTTACAACTTGTAACCGTAGCTCCTTTTTCGATAAGCATATTAACGAGTGGTTTTCCTACGATATTACTTCTCCCGATTACAATTGCTTTTTTGCCTTCATAATCATATTTGTTATTGTCTAACCAACCAATAACTCCTTTTGGAGTGCATGGATCAAACATACTATCTTTTCTAAATCCATCCACATCTTTTTCTGTTGAGATACAATTTTGTAAAACAAGTAAGTCGAATTTATCAGGAATAGGAAGTTGAAGAATAATCCCGTCATAATCAACATCTTCACTTAGTTCTAATAAAATCTTCGAGACACTATATGTATCATTTTCATTTTCTTCTAAATGAATGTGTTTACAAACCATTCCAACATCTTCACAATCTTTAAGCTTTCCTTTTATATAAGAAGAACTCGCCGCATCATCCCCAATCTGTACGACCGCCAAGACAGGTTGTCTGTATAACAATCTCTTCTTTGTTTCAATTGCTTTTTTTAATTGCTCTTTGCATTCACTAGCATATTCTTTACACGACTTCATATTAAACACCTCTTTTAATACAACCCATATGGTTTCCTTTAATTTTTAGAGCATGACAAAAATCATATGGATTATCAGAATGTAAATTATGTCTTTTAACATATTCAATCTGATACTCATTGTCATAATCATCTACTACTACTAAAAATTTTTCTCCACTTTCTTTTTCAATTTTCTGTAAAGCTGCAATAGCTTGTCTCGTAGTTGTAATCAACTAAAATTGCACCGCCTTTCCGCATACACAAATGCATTGTTTAATTTCATCAAGATTTTCTTCCATCCAATTCATAATATTTAAAATATTTTTAATCATATGTAAATTTAAAGCATACTGTAATTCCTCACATTGATCATCGACATCTAAAAATGGCGATTCAGACATACCGGAATATACTACAGAAAAAGCATTACTCTCCCACATTTCTCTTGAAATATTAACCCGGAAATCAACCGGATTAATATCTACTGTAAAATCACAATCGTTACTAACAATTTTTCTTAATTCATCAAGCATTTTCTTCATTTTTCTCTTCCTCCTCATAAGCATCATTTTCTTTTTTATCTTCACACATCTTATTTAAAAGCAACTCTATAATCTTATTGCTTACATTTATATCTTCTATAAGTAGTGAATTTTGATTCCTAATAGTTTCTACATATTCTTGATAAGTTTGGTTTCTTTTTGCTGTAGTAATGGAATCCAAAATTACTCCTACAACATACAAAACAATAAGAATTAAACCCCCAACAAATAGATACATTTGAAATTTATTCATGATTGTTAACTCCTTTTATTAACATTTTTTGCATAAACGTATTTCTTGATAAATTAGCCTTTTTCTTAATAGCTCTATTCACAGTTGTTGTATCTCCAAAATGAAAACATCTTTCTTTCATTCTTGTTAAACCTACATAAATTAGATTTGAATTTAACATATATGTATGTGCTGCAGGAGTGATCAGCAATACGACTTTAATACTGCTTCCTTGAGATTTGTGAATGGTAATACAATAGCCTAATCCACACATTTGCATTGCGCTTCTATCGTATTCTACTAACACATCATCAAATTCGATAATAACTTTATTTTGATCAATTTTTTTAATTTTCCCTGTCTCGCCATTCGCAATAAACGTTTCCTTCGGCATATCATCTGCGATAAAATCATCTTCATAGAAAATTCGAGCATGATAATTATTAGTATTTTGTATGATGATGTCGTCTTTGTAATAAGTAATATCTCCAACCTTCATAAAATCTTGACTGCCATAATTTCTATTCGCTATTTTTTGTAATTGGTTATTAATTACAATCTGTCCATAATCGCCTTTCTTATAGGAAGTAAGAACTTGAATATCATCTACATTATATTTCCCACTCGAAAGCAATTTTTGATATAGAGCAATTAGATTTTTGACAATTGTGCTTGAACCAACATTTATAAAAGCATAATCTTTGTTGTCTCCAAAATATGTACATTGTTGATTAATATTATTAAGATATTGTTTACATTGTCTTACGTCTGTAGCTACCTTCATTAAACCACCTTCGCCGTATCTAAATACTTTCGTAAGAGTAACAGTCGGAATCATTTTGGACTGCATAAAGTCATGAAGTAAATTCCCGCATGAAACAGACGGAAGCTGTGCGTTGTCTCCTATCATTAGAAGTTTTGTGCGCTCGAAATCAATCGCATCTATAATATGTTTAAATAATCGCAAATCAACCATAGAAAACTCATCCACAATTAATACATCACACATCATCTTTTCTGTTTCGTTATATCCCCATTTGTCGGGTGGCATATATCCAAGACCTCTATGAATTGTACTTGCTTGTTCACCAGTATTTTCAGACAAGACTTTTGCAGCTTTACCTGTTGGTGAAAATAACTCATATGACTTATTATTGTCTTTAAGCATTTGAATAACAGATTGTGTCGAAAATGTTTTACCAGTTCCTCCTGATCCATTTAGTATACAAATGTTATATTTGCAAATATAATCCAGTATTTTTATCTGCTCATTTGATAATTCGCATCCGTCATTTACAACTTTGTATTTTTCTACATCAAAACTCCATTTTATATTACATTTCAGTCCTGTAATAATTGCATTTGCAATACATTGTTCTGTATCATATGTAGACTTCAAAGCTACGTTCATCGTATCCCTGTCATAAATGATACTTTCATGTTTGATGCAATCCACAAACAAATCTGAACATGCAGGGGTTAATTTCATACATTGATTTCTCAAATCAACAATATTCATCATGGTATGTCCGTTATTTTCATTCTCTTCTAACAAATACAACACACACGATAAACATCTTTGTTTGCTAGTTTTTAAATTATATGAAAATTCAATAATAGACTTCTTTCCGTTTTTTACATTTTCTACAGACTCTCTTTCCAATTCAAGTAAAATTGAGTCCGCAGTTTTAAAACCAACTCTTGCCAATCCACATAGGCATTTATATGGATCTTCTCTCATTTTTTGTTTTATCATTTGAACAGATGAATATTTTTCATGCAATTTTTTTACCATAGAAAGTGTCAACATTCCTTGAAACTCCGTAACAATTTCTGCCAGACAAAAATTTTCGACAATCTTATTTTTAATCACCTCAAACGTATACTCTTTAATTCCCGGTGTTTTGCTTAAATCAATATCATTTAATCTATTATTAATTACCCTGTCTACAATATCTGGATAAGCATTACATAATACATTTGCCTGGTTTTCTGTGAGGATTTCTCTCAAAAAAACATAAGTCTCTTCTACACTGGTTGGTCTATCTCTTTTAATGTTTGTAACTTTGTAGCCATATCCATATTTAGACAATTGTTCAATAGCAGAAACTTCATAATTAGAACCTACACCGAGTTCATGCAACTCCCCTGTTAATGTCACATTTCCGTATTTTGTGAACTTTATATCTGGATATTTATTTTGGTCAACATCGACAGCATAGATTTTAAAATCTCCACCATCATATGTTTTTCTAACAACAGAGCATTTAAATTTAACTTGTTTTTTATCCATAATTTTTCATCACCTAATCACCTCATATTCTGTAAGGATATCTTCTAATTCATCTGTTGCCTCCCACTTGCCTTCAGCATTCGGTCGTTTCTTAAACTCTTGCGAGAATTCATTTATTTTTAGAACAGACCATTGACCAAATGGATTTTCTTTGAAAATTTTACCTTGTTTAATTCTGGTTTTAACTTCCTTCCCTGTTCTAATCTGTCTTGCTGTAATATATGGTTTTGTTGTATCTTTGTAAGTCTTAAAATCTGTAACCATATAATATAAAAGAGACACCTTCGGATTAGTGTACATAATTGAACCAAGGTATTCTTTTTCAAATTTCATAGACTCTATAATACCCATTGCTTTATTCTCTACTTGTCTACTTAACTCACAAAGAATTCCAATATTATCTAACTCCTTAAACAGAGTAGCAGTTTCTTTCCCAGAATATTTTTTTATCAAAAATTCTGTTACACCAAGCTCGTCTAATTTCTTTTTATTAATTTGCTTTTTAAAAGCAAATTTGTCAAAATACTCAATCAACTTTAAGAGATATTTATTTTCACCAAACTCCTTAAAGAAATTTAAGCCTGTCAGAATCATAAGTTGTTTTGAATTAACGGATGTTTTTTCATTAATATCAAATAGCAACTCAAAGAAATTAGCATAGTTATTTTTCCCCAACTCAAACAATTCATCTGCAATTTTTTCATTACAGTATTTAATAGAAGAAATCCCTTGATATATGAAATTACTATTTTTGTCAAACTGATATTCTGCTTTTGATTTTCTAAACTGAATCGGAAGAATTTCGTAACCTTTTGTAATGATATATTCTTTGATTTTTAAAGATTTTTCATCGTCCGATGCATATATATTTAAAGCCGTTGTAAGAGTTTCTAACGGATAATAATGTCGCAAATACCCACATGCAAATCCTAAAAATGAATATGGATCGGCATGATTCTTTGAAAATAAATAATTAGATGCGTCAATAATAACTTGCAAAAATGACTCAATAATCTGTTCTGCGTCCACCTGATCTACACCATAATCATCTTTCATTGTTTTTATAAAACCTTTGATATAGTGTTCAGATTTTTTACCATCTATATTATTCATGTATCCACCATCTTTAATAATTGGAATATCTGTTTCCGTTCCAGTTTTCTTACTAAAGTGACGACGTACAATATCAGCTTCGCCCATTGTGAAGCCACAAAACCTGTGCAAAAATTCAATAATCTGTTCCTGATATACCAAAAATCCGAGTGTAGGTGCTAGGAATTTATTTAACGCATCATTCCCATTATCTCTATAAATACCCGCTGCTAATTTTGTTCTATACGATTCACCTGCCGGTCGAATTGCTCCATTAGCCATACTCATCAGATCTATATATGATAAATTAGGATTTTTCTCTTTGATTTTTTTAATAACCTGGGGTCGTAGAATGTCTCGAAGATATGATCCAGCAAAATCAGATTCGAACTGAAATATTAAAGTTGTATCTTTTGCAATGTCTTCCCACACTTCTTCATCATTAAAATCTAAGTTGTCTGGTGTTAAAAATGGAATTCCTACAGCTTCACATGTCTTGTAAATGAGTCCCACGCAGTCCAATCCCAAAACATCCAGTTTGACGAAATTTAACGAATCAATTTCTTTCATATTAATTTGCGAAATAGGTTTTTCGTCAGAAGAAATATACAACGTTCCAAATACATCATCTACTGGATAAGGAGCCACCACTAAACCAGCTGCATGTCTACCTAAACTTGTAATTGTACCAACAACAATATCCACATATTCAAACAGTTCCGAATATTGTAAGCGATATTTTTCATCAACAAATTCATGTTTATTCTCATCTTCTTGAACAAGATTTGATAATAATTGTGTTTCTTGTGGCGTCATACCCAACGCTCTCCCAACATCTTTGATTGCGCCTTTCATTTTCACAGTGTTAAATGTAATAATATTGCAGCAATGTAATTTTTCCCTGTTAAACAGATATTCTCTTACTTTCCACCTATCTTCTTTAAACCAATCCGAATCGATATCCGCAAGACTAACTCTCTCCTCATTCATAAAACGCTCAAAGTTCAGATTGAATCTTATTGGGTCAACTTCTGTAATTCCTAATAAATATGCAATTAAACTTCCAGAAACAGAACCTCTTGAATATCCATATTTAACTCCATTTTTTCTTAATTCCGTTTTATAATCTTCTTCAAGAAGCACAAAGTCTAACGCATTATTATGGATATATGTTTTCAATTCATATACAACTCTATCTTGGTATTCTTTATAATTTTTCTTTTTATCAATATCTCTCCACTTAATTCCCGTTGCAATTTTCTTTTTAATTTCAGCCAAAGAGTCATCGTATAATTTTGGATATTTATAAGAATAATCCAGTTTAAACTCTTCAACTCTATCAGCCATTCTATTTGTTTCTTCTATTGCTTTTAAATAAACATCTTTTGCAATAGCAAACTGTTTTTCATATGCCACCACTAACTCATCGTAATTTTTAAATGTCATATCCCATGCAGATTCACTATCAAATTGAACATCTTTGCTCCTCTGCATAATAGCCCGTCCACGCATGTGCTCATCATTTAAAGCGTGTGTGTCTGTTCCCGCAATAAGCGGAATCCCATATTGTGTAGAAATTTTTGCAAGATATTGATTATACTTTATCTGCATATCATCACAATGATGTTGAATTTCCAAATAACATCTATCTTTGTTTTTAATAATAAAATTTAGAAAATCTTCTTGAATATCAGGTGTACCACTTGCTAAAATCCCTCCAATACAAGCTGTTGTAATTAGAATATTTTCAGAAGTATTTATTAATTCTTCAAATGAAATTCTTGGTTGATAATAGAAGTGACCATCTCTTACAAAAGCCTTAGACGATAAAGCATTTATCTCTTTGACACCTTCGTAATTTTTTGCAATTAAAACACAGTGATAGTTATCACGCACTTGAAATTTATTTCCCTCTAAAAATTCTTCGATTTCCTTTTGTGCTTCTTCTGGATCAGTTCCTAACAATGATTCACATAATTCTGTATCGTCAGGATATTGATATAATTCCTTTGTTACATAAAACTCCTCTGCATGAATATATTTCATGCCAGCCTTTTCAATTGCATTTTTTTTATGAACCCACTCAAGAACACTTCCATGCTCTGAAAACGCCATTGCTTTCATACCTAAAGATTTTGCATAGTCAATATATTCATTATATTTTGTGACACTATCAATGTTTGTAACCCCATTTGACAAATCACTATGTAAATGATAGACTACATAATTCTTCTCCACTTACTCACCCCAGTTCTATAAATCATTTAACCAAGACATATCGTCTTCATCCAATAATTCTCCTTGAACATTAGATATGACATCTTCACCAACACCTGCAAAAATATTATCCTGCTGCTCCTTCTTAGCATTTAGCTTGTCCAAATATTTTTTATATGGCAAATGCACATTCGGAGAGTAAGCGCATAATGTAGAGAAATAATAGCTTTGTTTTTCTACTTGGTCGTCTGAGTCCCAAAACTCTTTCTCAGCCTCCATTGAGTTTCTATCTTTCAAGTTCTTATATCTTTCTTCCTTTTTTTCAATCTCAGAAATTGTTTCAATAATATCTGTTGTCCATTTATTCAAAAGGTCATTTGTAATCGGAACTGTTACAATACAGTCGTTCACCTTATATTTTTCTTGTACATCTTCCGGTAAGCATTTGATATCATTTGTCTGCATTAGAAGGTCGAGATACTCCAACTGCTTATCTTCGTATCCACATTTTTTTAGCCACATTTTTACGTTAGTCTGCAATTTCACACCGATCTGGTTTCTTTCAATTTCTCTCGTTGTCCATTTGCCATTTGCTTGCTGACAATCAATTGAAACGTATTTTAAGAAATCCCATGAAATACGAATTTTATCCATTGGAATCCCAATCTGATTTAATGCAATTGCATACACAATTAGCTGTCCACACTCATTTTCTGCTTTCTTGCCTTTATAGATTGAACTTGTCTTCCAATCAAGAATATGGAAATTACCATCTTTATCTCTGTATACAGCATCTATATATCCCTGAAATACGTTATCACCAATTTTTGCTGTTACAAATCTTTCAATTTCCATATGCTGTTTAAACATCTTGTGATGATTAAAGAAATGTTTGAGGCAGTCATAATATTTTTGTTTTACACTTTCATTTTTCTTTTCATCATTTCTATCAAATTTCAAATCTGCTACTTCAGCCGTTATCCAAGCATCTTCAAATTTTTCATCCATTTCTTCATATTTAATATGTCCTAGATATAAATCCTCCATAATCTCATGTGCCATTCCGCCAGTTACCACATAAATACAATCATCTCTATCTTCTGGTACATGTTTTAGATATTTGAGATAATACTCATATGGAGATGTGTGATATGTATTAAATTTAGACCAGCTCCATAATCGATCTGTTTTGTAATATGACATAATTTCATTGAGTTCTTCTTTCGTTTTTCTTCCTATAATAAACACCTACTTTCGTAATGCTTTTAAATATTCTTTATGTTCGTGTTCGTCGTACACCACTCTATATTTGATCATAAATTCATATATCTGATTCCGTGCATCTACTGGTGAGTCCTTTTCGCCTATAATCCCCCACCTGTCATATATATAACTTACTTTTCTAATGTGATAAAATTTCTCACAACAATGTCTTACATGGTTTATATCCACATCCTTATCAAAACAGATAATTATTTCCTTATTCAGACCAATTAAGATTCTTGCTTGTTCGTCCGATATCTCATGTCCAGAAACAGCCACACATGTCGAGTCACAAAGACTGTCTCTCTTTAATACAGACTTTTCACTTTCTACAACCACAACATAATCCGATTTTTCAATTGACTCTCTATTTTCATATAGTCCATACAAGTTAATCTGTTTTGGGTATCCTGGTGTAATATAATATTTTTTAATATCAAACAAATCATAGTTTTCAACTGTTGTTCGCATGTTGTACCCCATTAGTTCGCCAGTAAGCCAGTATCGCAACGGGACGACATTTCTTTTATATTTATAACTGTATCCAAGTTTGAATTTTTTTACTGTCCACGGCATAATACCTTCTTTATACCAACCAATATGTACATAAGGAACAAATGTATCTAGTTCTTTTTCGTCACGAACCTCAAAATCTAATACATTTAATTTTCTTTCCCTTGTTTTGACTTTTTTAAATATCTGCAACGGATCTATTTTCTCTTGCTTTTTCTCTTCTTTTTTGAACGATAATTTTAATCCTAAAATTTTATGTAAACTTTTTATCGCTTCCCATGTAGTGAACTCTTTGTGTTTCGCGTATAAGTTATACTGAACCAAAGTAATAATGTCAGATTTGTCATCAAAAAACTTTTCTCTTGTATAATCTGTAACATTTAAATATTCAGTATTCCGCACGATAACACAGGACTTGTTATCACCATCTATATTCCCGCACGAATAATATTCTTTATTTGGATGGTAAACAATGTGGTGACAGCCTATCTCTTGAAGTACAAACTCAATTTTATTTTCCTTATATATGTAAGTTTTCAATTCACTAATCGTCACAACTCTGTTTACCACCCTTCTTAAAAATCTACCGGAACATTTGTTATTCCGATTTCTTTGATAATATTTCTTGACATATCGTGTTCAATCACAACTTGGTATCTATTAGCAGAACCTTCTCGATTCTTAATAATAAATAGAATCTGATAGTGTTTGTCCTTATCTAGCCTGATAGGGATTTTTGTTTTCCCATTCTTCCCCTCAAGTTTGTATACTTTTAATTCTCTTTTCTCTCCTGTATATTCATCATCATATAAATCACGAATCATAATACATGTTGACGCGACATCGATGATATTCTTCGACATTCCAATATTGTCTTGGGTATAATATCTCTGTTTCACACTTCCTTTTGCTAACTGAAATGTAATAAGAATATGAAGGTTTTTTGCTTCCGGTTTGATAACATCGTTGATCTTAACCATATTTTGCTGCATTTCAAGCCATGCTCTATCACTTACGTTGCCGGCATCAAGTTTAAATGTGTCCAACAGAAAGTATTTAACTCCCATACTTGAGTATTTTTTTATAGTTTTTATTGCATTCTCCGTCTTATATTGTTGAAACGGAAGAACTGTAATAATATGATTATCTGTCTGTTCCTTTAACCATTCCGCCGCTTTATATAGTGTCTCTCTTGTTCTTTCCTCAAAATGACCATCTCTTACTACATGCTTCTGTAAATCATCTTTGATAATATTGTTTGCAACAAACACAAGCAGTTCCCTCTGCCACTTTTTGATACCATCCTCATTTACAATGATTACAATTCTTTCTTTCTCCTTTATTGCGGTTGGGATAACTGCATTTCTCGCAAATGTAGATTTACCAACATTACTCAAGCCTCCAACCAAAGTAATGCTTCCCAAATATTGACCGCCTGTCTCTTTTGTAATAATGTCCATATTGTTATAAGGCAACCCTACCGCATACCCTTTATCCAGTTCCTCAATCAATTCATCTATTCCATCACAAATGTCATAACTTTTCACGTCATAATCTATATTGGAAAAAATATCGTTTAATTGTGCTTCCCACTCGTTATATATTTCTTCTGCACTCATATCGCAATAATCACTGAGTCTATCTTTTACACCGCAACGCATTTTTGCCAACTTAATCACGCTATTCCATTTACGTAACTCATCTATATAACCATATAGATTTTCTGTATTAACATATCCACCAGCAGTTTCTATTGTTTCATAACCGCCGTATTCGTCATACTTCTCGCGTAATTTTAGATGTTTTTCGAGATATAAACCAACTGTGATTTCATCTAATGTCTTTTTCTTTTCTAATTTGATGATATCATCTGCAATTGTCCAATATACTCTCCAAACATTGTTTCCAAACTCATCTAAATGTAAGTTCGTCTCATAAATCAAATCTGGATTCTTATATAAAATAGCTACAATATTTGCCTCGTCCGCTTCTTTGTATTGATTCACCTGTTTAATTGTTTCAATCAGTTCCTTTTCGAATGGTGATAATTTCTTTGCGTTATTTTTATCTGCCATTATTTTATCAACTGCTCCCTACCATAAGTTTTTTAATTTATCGTTTTTTAATTCTTTTGTTTTTGTCCGGTAATGAGCTGCTTTATGCGTCAAAATTCCTATATCCATATTAGCTACTTTTTGATCATGTTTTTCTTTTCTTCTAACCATTTCATATACATCGTTAATATTGTCCTTGATAATAGCGCAAATATAATTTATTTTATGCTTTTCTGACTCAAATGTTTTCCCAGATAATGCAGCCAAAATTTTTGGTCTGCATATCTGAAATGTATATAAAATGATTTTGTATGGATACTCAGCCTGATCTTTTATATTTCTATTTTCAATAAATTTCCCAGTTCTGATTCCTTTTAATTTGGTGCAAATATAACTTGATAAATTTTGATTATCATCATAAAATAGAATTTGCTTTTTTACGTATTCATACAGCTCGTCCCATTCTTTTTTCTCAGCCTCCGTCATCTTTACTGGTTCAGGCTTCACTCTCATTACATCACCACCCCATTAAGCAATAATTTTTAATGCCTGTTCTGCAATCGATAAGTTATCAATTAACGTCGGATTCGCATAGCCGTTTTCTTTTGAAAATTCAAGCAATGGTTTAATTACATCCATATTCCCCTTGTTATCCTTGATAAAATCTTTAATCTGGTCAATTACAGACTCGATCCTTTTCTCTTCTTTTTTTTCAGCCTCTCTTTTGGCAATCTCTTTCATCTCTTCCGCTTCTTTTTCAGCCTGTTCCTTTTCCGACTGTTCAAATGTTTTTCCAGATTTAGCCTGTTCAGATTTAATTGCATCTGTAATTGCCTGGATAAACTCATCTGTATCGAATGCAATTTCATCGATAATATCTGCAAAACGAGATCCACTATCTAATGCCATATTGTCATCTCTAAATTTAATTTTTCTATGCTGATCTACAATTTTATTTACAGTAATATCCTTTTTTGTTACAATATTTTTCTTTCCGGTTTTTTCTGTAACAATTGTTCTGTCATAATATCCAAGTCCAAGAAAGTGCATTTTCTTTTTCAGAAGATTAAAGTATACCTTTTCAACGTCTGATGTCAGTGTCTGATATGTCGTTCCTGTTGCAATATCAGTTACCTCTTTATTTTTTACATGACCGATAACAATTGTAGCTACACCAACTTTTCTCAAGCTTTTAATAATATCAAACATAAGTTCAAAAGCTTTTGCCTGACCTTTTTGGAAACCATTCCATGCCCCATCAATTGTATCTGCCTTTTTATCCATATGGTCTTTATTCCATAATCTGATTGCTTCCTGCTCTGCTAATTTGATCCAACCATCGTATGTATCCACCACGATTGCTTTTAAATCTGCATAATCTGTTGTTTTGTTCTCAATAATATCTTCTACGACATCTTCTACATCCGCCCATTCATCACAATCTTCATATACAATCCCCTCAATTGCATCTGCTCCTGCTTCTCCATTCATTTCAAGAAAGATATAACCGTCTTCTCCAGCCAATTTTTCGCATACTTCTTTAATAAGTGTTGTTTTACCAATTTTTGGTTCTCCTAATAAACAGATATTATATTTAAGTGGATCAATTTTTACTTCGTTTTTCTTTCCAAATTTTCTAGCCATATATTTTATCCTCCAAAAGATTATTAATGTATTTGTGTTTTTTTACTGTCTACGCAGCACAAGACTGCATAGACTAATTAATTATTTATTTTTCTTTTATCCGAGAGCATCAAGCCAAGACATATCATTAGGATTTTCTGCAATCTCTTTAGTTTCGTCTTCGACACAAACATCGCCAGCTTCATCTTCTGATTCATCTTCATACATAAAATCAAGAATTAGATCATCTTCGTCATATTTCTGTTCAAACTTCTGAAGAACTGGGGTTTTTGTCCCATCTTTTCCCTCAACATTTTTAATCTGTGGTCTTCTAATAACCATCCTTTTTTCTCTTCCTGTTCCGATTGTGCATTTCTGTAGTGCTTCTTCTAAAGTAAATACTCCAATTTCAATGAGTGTTTTGATATCATCCGGAATATCATCTTCCGTTGCTGTTACAACTGCACCACCTTCTACTAAATCTCCTTCAAAAGTAATCTCTGTAACGCCTCTTTTTACTTTGAAAAGTTTTTCAATTACTTTCTGTGAAATTTCTGGTTTGGTTAAATCAAGTTCATATTCAAATGCTTTATCATATGGAATATTACATCTAACTTCTTTACCTTTATATTCCTTTACATAGTCAAGGATCTTGGCATAAATAGGTAAAACTCCTGTTGATTTATCTGGTTTTCCAACACTGTCTCTCGTGAGCAACATCGTCTGTGTAAAATTCGCATGATACTTGCTTCTATCATCTACTTTAGAAAGTACAAGACTTGCGATTTCTTTTTTTACCTGCACATTACCTTCATATGAAGAATATTTAAGCTGTCCTTTTACATTAACAACCATTCCATCCTCAAGATTTTCGTTAATATATGCGATCATATCGTATGGTGTTAAGAATTTTTTATAAAACACCTTTCCATTCTTGTCCTTTTCAAGACCAACAGTCATGAAGCACAAATCACCTACGGATTCTAAGATTTTCTCATCAAACCTATCTTCCCAATCGATTGTGAATCTATTTTCAAAGTCATCCTTACCGTCTACATCTTTGCCATGCACATAAACAACATTGTCACGTTCTGCACCGTATCCACCCATGAGTTCTGCATAAACCGTTCCACATACATCACCACAATCAACACCAAGATTTAATGAGTTATAAACCCAATCTGATTTTTCAGAATGTTCGTCCAATTTATATGTATAGTCAGCACTAATCTTCGCCTCACCGATTAACACAAATGAATTTACCCATCCTTTTTTTTCTAAAATTGCCTTTTCTTTTCTTGCCATAAAATAAATCTCCTTCTGTACATTAAATTTTTGTATATATGAACGACTGAAATTCAGCCGAAATATAGAGTTGCTCTATGTAAAATCTATATAAACCCACGATTTTGGGTGCACTTAAGAAACTACTGAACTTTCTCAGTAAATTTTCACTATAAATATTCAATTCTAACTTTGAATTTTTCTAAACTATAAAGATTTGATATGCTATTTGTTTTAGAGTAATTAGAACAAGATGATCAAAAAAATTACATTACTACAGAATAGTCATTTGCAACTGATTCATATAATGTTGGGATCCAAAGCTCCGTTGCTTTATCTTTAGAATCTTTTAGATAACCCTCTTTGATATTGTTCTCTCTAAATAATTCTCTCGCTACCCTCCTTCTACTTTTTGAATTTAAATAATACGCATATTCTTTTTCTTCCCATTCAGGTTTTTTGATTTTCACTCCAGAATATTTCATCAAATCACAAGCTTGTCCAAATGTAATTTGCTTTTCATGCTGCTTAAACTCCCATGATTCAATATAAATATCAAGACAATTTGTATGAACCAATTCATCAGTATAAGTTTTCTCTACATATTTCATTTTCTCTACTACGTTTGGATTTGTAATAGTTTCTATTTCTCCTGTCGGCATATGAATCCATAATGTTAACGCGATACAATTTTCCTTCAATGCCTCGTAATCTCTGATTAATTCTTCTTTCTTCGTCATATGATTCTCCTCATTATTTATTTGCCTTTATAAATTGATAGCATGATTCTTTTACTTCATAACAAGTACCACCATTCATTACATTCCACCTACATTCAGAACACTCATTATATTTATTCTTTTTTAATTTATACCTGTTATCATATAGGAGTACTAATGTGAATCCCGCCACAAACCCTACGATGTGAGCTACGGCGTGAATAATATGAGAAATAATAAATTCCATTTAATGTAATTCCCTCCTGTCAATCCGTTGTCCGCATTTCGGACAAAAATCGTATTCATCGCAATCAATTTCATAATACTCATTACAGCTTGGACATATCCATGTATCATAAATCAGATTTCCTTCTTGATCACATCCATCACCTTCAATATCTGGTTTCTTTTCTATATTACATCCCTTTAACTGCAATACCTGCCTAGGAGATAACTCTGTATCCTCATATTCTGCAAGTTTTTCTATTGCATCGTATATGTATGGACATTCTTTTACTGGAATATTACAATTCCAACAAATACTACACGTAGGACATTCACTATCTTTGTCTAAACAAGCACCTAACTCTGTTATATAAGTAAGTCTGTTCTCGTTATTTACTTCTTTCTCTTGTATGCTGGCAATCTCTCTTGCTAATTTTGCTTGTCGTTTCCAATCATTCTTCACCTCACAACATAAGGAATATAACCCCCTATCGTCGTCTTCTTCGTATTTTTGTTCGCACATGTATTCCGCAAGATTGCTATCCCAGTTTAGTGGACAATAGTAACAATTCCCATTTGCAAATTCACAGCAAAAGCATTCGTTCCTGATTGTAATATTATTCTTTTTACAATATTCTTCTTTTAAAATACCAATATACTGAAATTCTTTTTCTTCTTCAATTCTATCTGCAATCCAATTCCACATTTTTCTGTGCCATGAGATTGCTTCTTCTCTTGTTAATTCCACACTTCTTATTCTCCTACTTCTTCAAAAATATTAGTAATAAACTGTGTAACTATATGATTATGAAAATTTGATCCTGCGGCTTTTTGGTGTCCTCCACCGCCATATCTCTTAGCGACCTGACCAACGTCAATATTCTCTTTAATCGTCCTATAAGAGATTGAGTATGTACCAACATTTACCATCGCAACATAATCTAAATTCGGATTCCTAGTACACAACTCATTTCCTAGTTCACTAAAGTATTTTTCTGCAAAGACGACTCCATATTTATATTCTCCATCGCAGCTAATAATCAATTCTTTTTCTTTTGAATCAATGTATTTATCAATTTCTTTTTGGTTAAACTGTAATAATAATTCATCTTCTTTGTCAAACCTTAAGAATGATTTTCTACTTTTGAATTTATCTAAACACCATTTTACGAATTCATCTCTTCCATATAAGTAGAGTAAGTCATTCATTTTCTTAGAAATAAGACCCATATTACCAATTTCTGTCCATCTCCAAGTATCATAATTGGTTACAAGCTTTACAAAGTCTTTTACATCTTCTTTCAGGTATTTGTGTTCAATCAAGTATTCATGAAATAGCTCTGTGCCGCATGTTTGCAGTCTTTTTTTGTTATTCATTGTTTCGACAACACACCAGTCATACTTATTAAGATCTAATGCTGTTTTGTGATGATCAAATAATTTGAAATTATTTTTATATTCTCTATCAATCTCAGAAGCCAAATCATCCTTAATGCTGATGTCTGTAACAAAACATGTATCATGTCCTTTGTCCATTTTAGAAATATATTCTCTTACAAGTACATCTACTTCATCATAATTACAATATGTAATATCTACATTTTTACCAAATGTCAATTGTGCCAGAATCGCACAACCAATTCCATCTAAATCTAGGTGTGTGAATAATTTAATCATTCTCTCCATTCCTCCTTGTTATATTTCATTGTTAGCCAAACTTGTAAAGCTACCTCTATTGTCCTTCCTTTATTCTCCCACTTTCCATTTAACATATGCCATATTTCCCATGCCCAAATGGATGGAGTAGAACCATCGTCTTTAACAAAATTTGACTTATTACCAACACTATTAGCCCACTTGTCAAATGCTTTCCAAGCTGCTTTAAGAATTTTAGGACGTACTCTCCCAGATGTTTTTATTCCAAAATATTCATATACAATTGCTGCAAGTTCTCTATCACTTAATCTTGTCAACTGTTCTTTTATATAATCTGCATTTGTCATGTCCATACCTACTGAATTTCAATTTCTGGAATCTCAATAAATTTCGATAGTAATCCTTCATGATAAAATACTTTATCGTTTTCGGTAATTTCTTCTCCATTAAACTTTCTCAGCACAAATGGCAAAACATAATTGTTTAAACATTTAAATTCATATTCTCTTTCAATAATATTTTTTACAATTTCCTTATAATATCCATTCGTTCCGGTAATTTTGCGTAAATAAAATAGTTCAATTCTAAATGGAATGTTGAAGTATCCTTTAATTTGCCATTTTATTAACTCTCTCTTTCTTATACAGTCTTCATATTTTCCCATATCAATAACAATTTCATCATTAGAGAAAAACACAATATCACTAGCGGAATATCCTAATTCATCAATAAGAACTTCTAATACAAGTCCCATTAAATATTTTTCATAAGTCACTTGCCGTTTTGGGTTACAGTTTCCTAAAATAACTTGTCTAATATATTTGCTATTTACAATATGCTTATTCTCTGTATATCTTTCAATAAATTCTTCCCATGTATCTGCATTGTCAAATATACTTCTATTATAGAATTTCAATGCAGAAAAATTAGCTTTTCTCATATCAATACTGATAAATAGCTTTCCATTATTTGACGTTTTGAAAATATCTTTACCTGGGAGATCTTTGTATTTTACGGTGTATTTATTCATATCTTCTTCGTTGAATCTCTTGTATCCATCAGAAATTTTGATATCATTTATCGCTGCATTTTTTACTCGATTATATTCTTCAAGATAATCTTGCTCACACTTATATTTCTCTAATTCTCTCACGAAAATGTTCCATTTATCCAATGTGTTATAATAACTATCGTATAATTGAAGCCTATCTGTGAAATACGGTTCCTTAAAAAATTTCAATGGGATATTAAAATCCTTGCAAAAGCGTTCTTTTAATTTCTCAGAAACTTCCATTAAATATCTCCTTTCACGATTCTTTCATTTACATACATTTTGAATTCCTCAATTCTCTTGTAGTCCGGCACACTCGGTAATGAAGTATTCTCTTTGGCATAATCAAATCTCTTTTCATATTCATTTAACAAGTCATAAAATCCAGAAATTGGCTGCCTGTTACTATCAAGATACCCTCCGTTTCGTATGCTCATAAGTAAATCATGTTCGTTTTTTCGATAAGTAATGATTTCTTCTTTTTCAAGAATATCAATGCACATCATGTATAACCTGATTAAATGAGCCATATGCTTTCCAAGTTTGTCCTTGTTCATTGCCTTTTCGTTTCGCCTACCGATTTTGTTATAACTACTTACAATAGCTTTCATCTCATTCCACATACCAGCCCAATCTCTTAATGGATAATGTTTTAAATCAATATCCATAAAAATTTCAGTATCATAACCTTCCTGCACTGCTTTATCTGTATAAAGATTGAGTGATCCATCATTCATTGGGAAGTAACGGTTTTTAAAGTCATAGCTTGCATTATTGATTGATTTTAAAATGTACTCTTCGTTTTGTGCCTGTCCAACTAATCTAGCAGCTTTGTTTTCCATACGCCTTAATTGACTTGAAGCGTATCCTGCAAAAGAATTAATACAAATCTTGGATAAGAACATTTTTCTATTATTCAATAATTCTCTTCCAACATCAGACAAATATAAATAATGTTCAGGTTTACATCCTAAAATTTCAATAGTGTTAGGATTATTTGATTTTAATAATTGTAAAATTTTATTGAATGAATAAATTGTTGTATCTGTATCAATCTCTACAACCTGTTCAAAGTCTTTCCCGAGAAGGATTTCTTCTTTGTTGTTTAAAGCAACTCCTCTTACGTCTAAATCACTGTCCTCTTTATCCATTCCATATGCGTGACTGCCGCCAAGCGTAAGTAATATAATATTGTTGCCTAAGTGCTCATTTTCTTTTAAGAAATCATATTCTTGTTTCTTTATCGTTTCTTTAATTTGTTTCAGATTCATACTCTTTACCTATTATTATATTTCTCTACTAATTCTTTTTACAACTATCACAACAACTACAATTACATTGCATAGGTATATACTCCCATTCCTTAGATTGCAACATTATATTATTTATATAAACAGGCTTATGTTTTTGATTTTCATTATAAATAAATGAACCATCTCTATAGTCCGCTTCAACAAATTTTTCACACATATGCGAATATCTAATAGCTCCTTTTCTTCGACCGTCAATCATCCGAATATATCCACCATTTTTGTAAGCTTTATTTAATAATTTTCCTATTTTCATATTATCCCTTCTCTTTTATAATGAAACTAAATTTTCAAGCCTATTCCCATCTAAGCCCAGCCAAATATTCAATGATTTGAAATGCTCTGCATACTACAAATGTCGTAACTGTTAATTCTAAATTGAAATCTATAGAGAAAATCATCATCAATAATTTCATTGCTCCACATACGATTAAACATTGAATTAAATAGATAATGGCTATTGTAACCAATGCCGGAAAGTCCTTAATTTTAAATTCATTTTTCTTATGCATTTCTTTTACTCCGTTTTCTTTTTGCTCTTTAAAATACTTTTCGAATTCAAAAATAAATAGCTTCGATCTTTCAAATTTACAATGTAATTGTCTTCAATAATATATCTATCACAGATTTTTCCCACGTTGCGAGATGTGATATATAAAATATTTTCATCATTCTCATCAATACGCACATCGACATTCTCCTGCACATATAAGTAATTGATTTTGTATTCTTTATTATCTTTATAGATATATGTACATATTTCTTCATTAATAGATATCCATCCATCATCGTCAATTGATATTTGTGGACAAAATACTATTACATCTTCTGTTTTTGTATGTAGTAGCATTTGCTTCAATAAAGCGATTTCTTTCTTTAGTGCGTCGATTCTCTTTTTTAGCTCACTTAGTTCTTTATTCCCATCATCAATTTTTTTCTTACTAATCCACATAATCAATCCTCAATTCCTAAATAATATTTCTTTAAGCGTTCCTCTCCAATATAGTCAATTGCCTGTTTTGCAATCTTTTTGGATGAAAAATAAATACAATGAGTTTTAAGCACGGTATTATATATTATGTCGATTTTTTTCATATCACAATTATAGTACATAAACCATTTTTCTTGATCATCATCTTTCCAATCAATTTCATACTCATTATTTTCTTCTGCGAATCGTCGTAATTCAGCTTCTACTTTTAATTTCTCTAAAGCAAAATCAGCTTCTTCTTCAGTTTTAAAGCAATTACCAATTTCATAATAACCATTATCTATATAAGCATTTATCCATACATTACTCCCGACAATACCGTATCCAGATACATAGAAATACCATTCATCATATTCTGGCTTCCAAATATTTCTTTTTGATCCATTTGACTTCTTGATAATTTTCATCAACTGTTCTCTTTCTTCCTCTGAAAGATTTTCCATATTTACAGTAATATTATTCTCCATAAGCGCCTATTCCTCATCATTCACATCAATTTTTACATTCTGCCATTTTTTATAAGCGTCTAAATACAATTCATTTTTATCACCGTTATATGTAAGTTCGTAATACATACCGTCAGAAATATTTGTGCTTAATAATGCTTTATGATTCTGCAAGGTCTTACAGTACCAAACCACGTATACATCTTCTTGTGTGATAAGTACATTATCTGTTTTATCTGAATGTTCATTAAAATACTCCACTACATTTTCTTTACACAAACTAATAAATTTTTCGCTGCTCATAATTTTATTCTCCTTCTTCTTTTCTAGTTTTTTTACAATTTCTATGGTATCTTCTAATATCTTTTTTAATTCTAAATATGATTGGTTTGGCTTAGATTATTCATCATGGTCTCTTGTAAACGATACGCACTTACCATTGGACTTATCCTCTACAATTAAAAACTCACCTTTATTTTTTATTGCTTCAAACTGCTCGTGCCAAACTCTTATGTGCCTTACATTGCTAAAATCTAATCCAGATGATACTGACATAAATATCTCTCCATATCATATCGTGTTATGTCTTGTAACTTATTAATAAAACCTCACATATTCTTCATTTATCAGTCTTTTCTTTGATAATTTCTTTAATACATTTTCATATATTTCATTCAAAATTAGATCATACTCATTCCCATGATTATAATCCTGATAACGCATTTTAGACAAAGTAGCTTCTGTGTCAATCCACAAAAATTCATCATGACTATCTGCACTATCGAATTGTTGATTACATGCCTTTGTGCTTCTTGTGTTACAATCTAATTCAAATACTGACATATATTTGTCACCTCCTATGAAACGAAAGTTTTATTCTATTATTAAGCCTTTAAATATATGTTTAACTACGGGTAACGTCCATGCATTACCACACATACTACATCTTTTCGTATACGATATTTTTCTTCCATTAACTTCTACATTTGTATAATTATCAGGCAGCCCCTGTAATCTTTCATATTCAAGCTCTGTTAATTTTCTTGGTCTACCATGATCCAAAACTTTCTTTTCATGATAACCGCCATTTATACAAGTCAATGTGGCACATTTAAACTTGGGATTATAGATACGTCTATTCATCTCCATTGAATTGACTTTCAGCTCTGCACATACTTTTTTATCCATATTTAAAATTTCAAAATCTTTCTTATAAAAGTATCTTTCGTCAACACGCTTCTCCATAATATCGCTTAAAACCAATGAATTCATCTCTGGAATTGCAGGAATTGGAATGTTTGTCCAATAATATCTTTCCCTGTCTTGCGCTGAAAATTTATTACTATTGATTAAAACGCCTTCAACTCCCATAATTCTATTTAATTCTTTTAGATCTTTATCGTCAGACGGAACAACATTTTCTGCCATAAACCATTTGGGCTGTATCTCGTCCAATGCTCTACGAAGCTCGTATACAATACCTGATTTCCCAAGCAAGCCATTATTTATATTCTTGTCTTCAATACGAACTCTTGATAAAGATTGGCAACACATGCCTCCAATAACTAAATCAAATCCTTTAAATTTAGAAAAATCTTCTCCAATCAGGTTCCCATGATGTAGTATGAACGGAAAATGATATGAAGAAACTGCAATAGCCTCTGGCAGAATTTCATATGTATGATATTCTTCAATTGGAATATCTAACTGCTGCAATGCTAATAATCCTGTCTCAATACCTCCACACAAACTTAAAACTTTTAACCCTTTGCCTGAATTATATTTTTTATAATCTGTACTCAAATACCTCTATTTTCAGAGGTGCGTACACACATTTTACCTAGGATTACTCCTTTTCCTTTCGTTTATTTATCTATGTATATACATTTTTTATCCGGATGAAAAATATATTTTATCTTGTAGATCTACAATTTATTATTCTCTCTTCTACTCTCCAATTGTAATAACTGTATGTTCAGGAATTACAACTTCTGGAATTACTTTTTTAACAATCTGTTCTGCTCTAAATTCGTTTTCATAATCATATTCAGTAAAATATGAACCACTTATCGTAATACCGTTTACAATGCAAACATCGTATTTCTCAATAACATTGCGATCATTATCTAGTTTACAAAGTAAACCATACTCTTCTTTATACTGATATTTGCCACCATCATCCCAATCAGACTCTAATAATGCTTCAGTGCTATATCTTTCACCATTAAACTCACAACCAACATATTCTAACCATGTGACTTCATCAAATTGTTTCACAATTTCTTTTGCTTCTTCCAAATCCATGTGTTTTAATTCTTCGAAATTTACATTTTCAAATTCAATCATTTTCTTGCTCCTTATCTATAATTTTTATAATACTCGTTAGTAATTCTGTAACTTCATCTAAAGAACCACTTAATGATTCGCCTGTTGTTTTAATTTGATAATTCCATTCATCCTTACGAGCCAATTCAACAGGTCTTCCATAATATAAAACAGTTCCTTGAGACACTGTTACGTCTTCATACTTTGAATAATAATCTTCTTTTAGAATTTTTAATTGTTTCTGACATCCTTTGTTATACGATTTAACTTTTGGATCATACAGCGAAACATACTTGTCTTCCCCATAATCAATCGGTTTAAATTTATTTACAACAAGCAGCACACCATCTGTAATCCTATATAAATCCTGATATTCTGTTTCAGCTAAAATTTCTACCATTTTAATACCTCAAAACCAAAACAATTCTTTACATTGTCTTTGCAAAATCTTCTAATTCTTTTTGTAATAATTTAATTACTAATCTATATTCTGCTAATTTTAGTCCTCTGTCTAAATTGAATTTATCTTCACTATGACAAGATGATTCTGCAATAACAAATGTGCCATCTTCACAAAGATATTTAACTCTAATTTTTTTACCATTATGTCTGTAATAAATAATTGTTGAAATATGATCTCCGTTTAAATTCTCATAAAACAAACTTTTGATTTTCCAAGAACTCCATTCACGTTTTGTCTCCTGAACTAATTCAAAATATTTTTCAAATTCGTTATAAGACATACAACCTAAATGCATTCCATTTTTACCAAATCTAAAACTAATAACTCCATTTTCATCTACATTAATAACTTCACAGATTTCTCCAATGTTATCAAACATTCCCATCTTTTTTACTAGTTTTATCTTATCTCCTTTAATCATGCTGCCATCTCCTCTCTTTTATTTGAAAACTTTTTATTCCACTCTTCTACTACTTTATTCTCTTCTTCTGTTATATCTCTATTAAATTTCCCTTTAGCTTGTACAATAGTTTCTGTATATGCATTCACTTCAATAGTTACCAGGCTCTTATCTAAACTATCTCTTTTCCTTAAAAATAAAATATGACATTTCCCATTGATAACATCATCAATATAAGAAGCAACACAATTATTCTGTTGAACAGCTTCATCTTTAATATCTTGAGTACATTTCGGATATACAAATTGATATCCTTTATATGCAAACTCATAATCTTTTCTAATTCTTTTATTAAATAATTCTTCTGGAAATTCCTGTTTCAAACGACTATAATTTCTACAAGCAATTTTATGAGTTGTCAAAAAATTTTTTGGGTATTTATCAAACTTATTACTGATTACACTCATCATTTTCACATAATCATATAGCTCTCTTATGATATCTCTATTATCTAATGCTTCATAGGTCATCAATGAATCAATATATATAAGAAGTGATTTTGGATTGTAATTATATACATCAATCAAATAGTTAAATATAGATTGATAATTTGGATTTCTGTAATCACCAAAGTTCTTTCCGTATGTAAACACATCAATAAGGTTTTCATTTGTTAATGACATAAAATCCATTTGAAACGCAATATAATGTGCATCAACATTGTGTTTCCAATTTTTAACTAATAACTCTGACAGTTGTATTTCTTTCTCTTTTGCAATTTTAATAAGTGACTTTGGGATATCATTCAATGAATACTTAAAATTTGTTGGTATTTGACTTGCTTTTAAGCCTGATGAAAATAGTTGTTCTAAATGCTTATTTTCATTAATCATAGAAAGAAATGTTCCAGAATTGCGTATATATTTACTATATTTTTTATATATGTATTTTAAAAACTCTGAGTAGTTTTTGTCTTCGCATGATTCAATAATATCTTTAATCTTTATATCTTTAAGTTGTCGCTGCAAACCTTTTACTGGCTTACCATTTAAACCAATACCTGTTTTATTTGCTAAATCATATTTAACATTTTTACCTTCTAATTCAAAAACAAGGTATTGTTTATCTTTGTATACTTTAATTATTCTCACCACCTAATTTATGATTGTTTACTTTTAAAATCCTGTCTGTCTTGTTTCAAAATTGATATTCCCTTTTCCAACAACACTTACTGAATCATCTTCCCACTTTTCACCCTTACTGTGGAACTCTGTATCGTCTTCATAGACACCATCTGTATGGATAATTTCAAAATCAATTTCTCCGTCAAAATCTTTAATCAGTGTTGTTGTCCACGGACATTCAATATGATAATTAAAATCTGGATTATACTTTAAAACTTCATCAAGTAAAAATACTCCTACCATCCCAGCATCCGCGCAGAACTCTCCGATCTTTTCATGCGTATCAGAATTGTAAGTAGTGCAAGACCAATCACCATACAATGTGTCTCTACAAATATAATTTTTGATTCCTAACACTTCCATATCTTCCCCATAATTACATAATTCCCAATCACTGATATTATTGTCTCGATATTCTGATAACGCAGCGAAATATCCTTTCCACTCTTCCCTGTATTGTTTTGATTCACACGAACTCTTTTTATAATCTGGATAATCTTTCTTACTGCTATAAGAAAAATAGTCTTCAGAAACAGGATATTCTCCAACTTCTTTCCTTTCTTTGCAGATATAACATGGATCTGTAATAATAATATCTCCTTTAAATCTCATTTTCTCTCCTTTTCACACCATTCAAAGAAATCATATATGCCATGATTTCTAATACCACCTGATTTTCTTTTCAAAAAACGTATTAACTCATACATAAAACTATTGACTCCACCAATATTCAGTTCATAAATATAGTTTGAGAGCGCATAAAAGATATACTCTGCGACATCTTTTCTACCGGCTGCTCTTGATTCTGATTTTATTTTTTTAAGTTCTTTCTCTGATAATTCGTAAAACACTTCAGAACTAACAATATTTTTTTCTATCTTTTTCAAAACAAAAATTACCTCAACCCACTATTTGAAAATTGTATTTTAATCCACTTTAACACCTATATATTCCAAAACTTCTCTCATACCAAGTCCACCTTCTTCAACAGGTCTCATACAATACTCCCATTGTTTAGGATGTGTCTGTTTTAATCTCTGGAATCTGTTTGGTTCTTTCTCTAAGTGACAACCAAATCCACAGAAAATACATCCTGTTCTGTCACATCCGGTTGTGTAATATTTTCCTTTTTCATTTTGTAAAATCTCGCCATATACTGATGCATATGGAACTTCAAATCTGACTAAATACTCTAAAACATCTTGCTCTGTCCAAAATGAAAGTGGTTTTGACATTGGTTTTTTATAATCGAATGAATTGCATCCGTTTCTGATCCATTGTTGTTTTCTTAATCTGCTTTCAATTGTCATCGTTCCAAGAATAGGCTTTAATCCATTTTCTTTTTCAAACCTATGAGCTGGTTTCTTTTTCATTTCTTTGCAGCACCTATCTGAAATCTTATATGGAGCATTTAACAAAAATTTCCATTTAGAATAATTAAAACTACTCTTCTTCCCGTTATTATCTGTTCTCTGTCCATTCAATTGCTTTATTCTGTAAGAATATTTTCCTGTATCTTTGTCATATTTTCTTGCCTCTTCAATAATTTGAGACACTTCCTTACTAACAACAGGATACCCTTTTGTCAAAATTACATCTTTAAAAGTTATTCTTTTCCCTGTCTTTCTATCTTTTGGATAATCAATTACCGTCTCAACTTCAATTTCATATTTATCCTTCAACCAATCATCAAAAGTTTTCACATGTTCTCTGATTTCTGGATACTCTAATCCAGTGTCAGAAAACCATAAGATTAATTTGTATCCATTCACTTTACAAACTCTAGCAGCGAGATCTGCTAGAACTGTACTATCTTTACCACCTGAAAACGAAACATAAACTTGTCCTTCCCATGCTTTATACCATTCTAAAATTCTGGTTTGTGTTACTTGAATTTTCTTTTGCAAGTTCCATGCCTGCATAATTTTCAAGTCTTCGTTTGTATATTTCTTATCTTCGGAGAGGGTGTCGTTTGTACCCCCTGTTATTTTAACCTCTTCCATTTACATTATTTTCATAATGCGTATACGCTTAATAACCGGTTACTTATGTAATCCTTTCTATTATTTATTGATATTTGCAACTATCAATATTTTATTCTATTTTTAGATATATCTTTATCTCATATGAAACAGACATTTCATTACTAACAATCAAAATCCTTACAATCCGATGTATCATTAATTTCTATTTCTCTGTCATTAATATCATCCCCAAGAATACTCCTTCCTAAATCGCATTTTGTATATGATAAATGTTTGCATTTTTTACATTTTTTATTACGACCATTTAAGATACAAAACTCTTCTTGAAAACATCTATCATACACGGTTCCATGTCGTGTAAAAATTAATCTATTTTCTTCAGCGTCATAATAAACCCCTTCCATCTCTATTTCATAACATTCCCGTTCACTATAACTTTGCAATTGAACGTCATGTGGAATATTATTCTCTTCTATAATTTTCGATAATTTTTTAAACGTCATGTCTATCTATTCTTTTTATCCTTTCTGATTTAATTTTTATTAACTATAATTTTCTTTATCGATATATTTGAACATTTCTGTTTTACCATCAAAAACAATTTTCACTAAATAATTTGTGCCGTCTGCATATATATATTTACGAGAAAGAAGATCATCATTTTCTATTCTATATTCAATCCCAAAAGATTCTACCCATAGTTCCCATTTCCTTAAATCTGTCATATTTTCAATATCCGTCAATGTTTCAAAATTTCTACAAAGTTTCATAACATTCCATCCGTCACTAAACTTTCTTAGTGTGTATTTTTCAGACAAGTCATGGTAGTCGAGCCAATTTGAAACTGATTCTCTTAAGTCTTCTTCATTAATTTCGTATGCACCTCCGCTGTCAGATCCATGTATAATTGCTTCTCGTATAATACTGTTAATTAATTCAATCTCTTTTTCTTCATTAAATTCAACGCTCATTTCTTATTCTCCTTCATATCTATCCGGTAATTCCATCCAAGCAATCACTTTACTAATTACTTTCATTTTTCTTCCGCCTGTTCCATATATAAACCAATAAACTTCATCTTTCCATTTCTTATTCGCGTACATTTCTTTTCTACAATATGCCACAAATCGCTCGCCTCGTTTGGTTTGAATTAAAACTTCTTTGCTTTTATATACAGAACTGAAATTTGTTGTTGAAACTTCTTCTAATTCAGGCAACCCCGTCTTTTTAACTGAATTCCAATCTTTATTCATTTTCTATACCTCGTTCTCCCATATTAACAAAACTCAAGTGCATACCAATCATCTGCAATTTTCACTATTTTTAATTTGTTTTCATATTTATCTTTATACATATCAATTAGTTTCTTTTTAGCTTTAGACAAACTTGTGAACCATTTTTCACCATATAAATCATAATCCCATTCCCAGCTATCTGATTCTTTACAAACCCCATAACTATCAACTATAAAGCTATCTTTTCCTACATAACCAACATAATCAACCATGATTCCTGTTTCATAAATGCAGTATACTTTTCTACCAAGTTTTGGTTTCACTTTTGTTCCTCCAGTCTGTTTGAAATCCAGTTTTCATTTGATAACTTATCCATTATTTGTTTTATCCCTCCTTCAATTTCTTGCCACACATAGGACAATATTTAATTTTCACAGTAGCTATATTTTTGTCATACGCATAAGCAGTTAATTCATTTGGATATTGAATAGAGATTCCTTGAGAGTTTGTTCTTCCATATGCAAAAGGAAGTCCGGTATCGCAATATTCACATCCTCGCACATCAAACATTTTTTGTGTATTTGGACTACATTTTTTGTTTACCTCTTTTTCACAATAAGGTGAACCAAAATCATTATCATGTATATGCATACAATCTTTACACGTTCTTAAATACGGAGCCGGAAAACTAAAATCCCAAAAAGATGTTGTTCCGCACTTCGGACATCCATATTCGAGCACTCCATCTTTATCTTTTATGAACAATCCATTTTTAATTAATTCAGTATTGCATTTTGGACAATAAATAAATGTTTTTTGTTTTTCTTTCTTCTTTGTTTTAAAAAACATATTTCACCCCTACAACACTTCAGTAAGAATCCTGAAGTCTTTAAATGTATTGTCTTCTATGGTTACTTCAACCGGCTTGTTAATAAGTTCTGATACGTAATTCACTTTTGCGTCTTTCAAAATCTGATGCACATTTCTCACCGAGTCTGCAATTATGCTTTTTTGATCTATATTTTCGTCATTTTCATAATCAATAAATACTGTATATTTTCCTCCATCTTCGACCATTTTACATCCGATAGAAAAACCAAGTTGTAACCCAATTTGTTTTGAATAATCCTTTAAAATTCCATATTCTGCAAAAATAATTTTTCCTAGTTGTTTAGTTGTCTTTATAAGACTTTCAAACATTTCATCAGTCCAAAACCAGCCATTATCTTCTTCTATAAGATAACTTTGATCTTTAGCATATATTTCTTTAATTGTTACAACTTGTCCGCATAAAGTACACATTTCGTCAACGACCTGAGTCGTACCATATTTAGTATCTGTTCTTAGGTCTGTACGTATTTTAACTTTATCACCAACTTTATATTTCATTTACCGCACCTCTTTTCATTAATATTTTGTATCCTGGACAACTATTTTTCCCACAATCGTAGTTGTCTTTTTTTAATACCCAGCATTTGCATGTCTTTTTTAGTTTTGCTCCACATGCAATACAAAAATTATCTTCTTCCTTTATTTTCGTATTTCCACATTTATGACATTTCATCTTGTTCTCCTTCTTATTCTTCAAATTCTGTTTCTTCAGTCACTGTCGAATTATCACAAATTGTTACTACTGTATTTTCATTTGGGATGATGAATACTTCTTCATCACCTAGTTTCCAAAATGAAATTTGTTTACCTTTTCCGTGTAATAATTCACCATCCCATTCAAGAACATCTGTCGATAATTTAACTTCTCCAGGAAGAAGAGTAATCAATTTTGCTCTCTTTCCTATATAATCAATATTCTCCACTATCTGTTCAATTTCCGGATAGATTTCACATACTTTTCTATACATATCGGGCATAAATCTTTTAAGTTGATCACAGAACTTTGGGACATATTCTTTCTGATAAGAAGAAATTTCTCCACCCATGAGAGCACATGGTCTATATTTAATAAGTTCCACAATAAATTCAGGTGTAAAATCTTCTTTCTTAATCATGTCATCATCTACAAAGAAATCACTATTTCGAATCGGATTATTATATCCATTAAGATGTGGCAATCCAAGATAAACATAATCTCCAATTTCACATACAAAATTTAATGGTTTTAACTCATATTTAACATATCCGTATTTCCCCTCATATTCACTTAATAAATATCCACATTTGCGTGCTGCTTTTGTAAAACCTTCTTTCTTTTCAATTGTGCCGTAAGGACACTTATGCCGCCATAATAACCTACTCAGCATCACACAACATTTACGCTTATAAGCATCGCAATTTTCGCAATTATTACACTTGTAAACAGAAATACTTTCTCTGTCACTTTTCCCAGATTTAAAAATGCTGGTTCTCGGATCATAATAAGTAAAACAAATCGGTTTATAGTCTCCTATAACAATCACTCCTATCTATATTCGATTTTTAAATTTGGAAATCAATGCTTGACTAAGCACAAAAAGATATGTAATATAGTAGTTGCATTGAATTCCAAATTATTCAATGTATTTGTGTTTACAGACACACATCAAAGTTTGGTCGCGGAGATGTGTGTCTATTTTTATTTACTCTACAAGCAATTTCTGCAATTCTTCTACTGACATATTATGTAACTGTTCGTCCTGCTTCGCAGCAATAATAGACATAATTTTCTGATTACGTTCTCTATCCAAGAATTTCTTTTCTCTTGCTTCTTTTTCTTCCTGTTTTACCGTTACAATATGTTTAACAATTTCAATTTTTAGCTCAAGCACCTCATCGTCCTTACTTTTTGTACTCAAGAGACTTTCTTCTTTTGTTTTCTTCATCTCCGAGTTAAGTGTCTTAAATACATTATCAAGATTCTCCACACTTAAATCCCATAAATCCTCAGTAGAAATCATCCCTTTAAATGGAAATCTAAATTTGTTTCTAGTAGCAATTTCAAACATGTTCGTACTCATATCAATATTCTCCTTCTTGATTAAAACTTAATTTTTAAAATTCTCTCTGTTGCACCTTTTACTTTTACAATCAGCTCTGCTCTTTTTGTCATACTAAAGCCAATTCCAGAAAGTTGATCTTCAGAATCTTCTACATGGCATTTTGATCCAAGAGCTTCAAATACTCTTTTATGCTTTTCTAATTCACTCTTTAAGAATTCATTATAATATCCATTTGGTTCTTCATCATTTTTACATCCGTTCAGCATAAAGAACAAATGTCTGTGACCAATACCATCCTGTTCGTCAAAATAATTTGGACTATAACAAACCACTGATACTGGCGTAAACTCATTTGTTGGAATTCCCCAAACTGTTTTGCTTGAGATTTTAGAGTTGCCGGAAATTTTTTCCTTAATTGTAAATTCCCCATTAGTATCCAAAATCACCTCAGCAACATAAACATTTTGCCTTGCCCTCATCGAATTTCTATAATCAAAAGAATGAATCTCTCCATTGAATTCAATTTCCGCTCTAAATCCATTTCTCGCACTTCCTGAATATTGATTTACAAAAAATTTGTAAACACCAGGTTTCATTTTTGATTTATCCGACCATGTAATATTCTCCACAGCAACCTTACCATTTGGATCAATAATATCTACGTCAAGCTATCCAGTCATGGATGACGAAGATGGCTTTCTACAATTGCTAAAGTAAATTTCATTTCTATTTGGTTCAATACAGTGTGCATCCAAGTCGCAGTTATCTCTTCCGTCTTCATTCCATTGGATAGAAAATCTAAGAACGCCATCCACATTTCCACCTGCAGCTTTTACATTCTGCTTCATGTCAGAATCCGTAATATTGCCTGAATAAGCCCAACTCAATCCATTGTTCCATTTAAACATTGATTTAGAATCTTTGTTACAAGGAGCAATTAGAGAAACGAAATTATTCGAATGCTTATTTTCCACTAGCACTTCTACTTCTTTCGCTGATGGTAAGACATTTTTAATGAAATCATTTGCAGAAATTTCTTCTACTCTTGAAAATTTTCTTGGATTAACTACAACCTGTTTTTCTAATTCTCCAAAGATGTCAGATGAATCTGAAATTCGTTTCGCTGCATCTTTATTTGAGAACAAAATATTATTCACCGTAATATCATCCAAAGTTGCGAATCTTCTATTGAGAGAATCCATATATCCTAATTCAGAAATTGTCTTCTTTGCATCTTCTAACATTTTTTTCGTAAAAATTGCTTTAGGTCTTTTATAATTTGCCGGTGCTACAATCTGTTCATATTTTTTTACCGCTGTATCAAGATCCATGTCATTACTTACATTCACAAGAAGTGTTCCAATGCTGTGATTTCTAATTCGTCCAATTGCAATACCTGCTTTCACAGAATTCTCCCATGCATATAAATCACGGACATCATCAGAACTTAATTTTTCATATTCTTCCTTATATCTCTTAAACTCCATCAGGATGGTTTTCCACTCTTCTCCTTTGTATAGAGTGTTGGAATTGATAAGCTCAAGCACTGTCTCTAACGCATCCATAGAAATTTCATCAAGTGATCTTTTAAATACATTTTTCGTGTCTCTAAATCCACCCTTAATATCGCCAATTGATCGAGCAGTTTTATCCACAAATTTATCGTCTAAAATAATCTGAAAGTGTTCCCACTTTTTCATTGTTCCGTCTTCATACTGCTCATAATTGTACTCTGTTCCAATCTTTTTAAATTTGCTTACATACACGTCTGTTACATAGCGTCTTCTTACAAAATCAGACATAGCTTTTGCAACAGGCTCAAATTTATCATCATGAATATCTAAATCCCAGATTGTCTCTAGTTTATTGTTTTTAATTACAACAGCATTACCGATTTGCTTGATAAACTGTCTACAACAACTGCAATCATATTCTCTTCTTTTTCTAAAAATCTCATTTGTTCCCGCCGGAAAACTATCAAGATATACATTCCACATTTCATCCTTATCCACACCAACTTCAAACAACCATTCAGTGTCTTTTGTCATTGTTTTAAAATGATCAGAAATCATATTTCTAAATTCTTTAAATTCCATATTCTCTTCTCTCCATTTATTTACTTATCTTTTATGCTTCATTATGTATTTTCGTCTAGTTACTTCTCTTAATGCATGTCCACCGTGTAACCTTCTGTAGTTATTTGTAGTTCCATATAATGCCTGAAAGATTTCCTTCCTATTTAAATATGTAAGTTCACATGTAAAATGTGCTGTTTTAGAAATATCCAGCTTACCAGTAGGTTCCTGCTTATTAACATCCTTGCTTTCGCTCAATGTCGATACTTCTGCATTTTCTATATTTATCTTCTTTCCAGTTTTAAGATCTACAAAGCTTACATTTTGAATTCCACGTATTTCAAAACCACTCATGAATTTTACTCCTCGTAGATAATATCTAATCCGTAAGCAACTGCTGCATCATGCTCAATACGACAGCCTCTGGCATTTTCCCAACCCTTGCAAAAATATACCGCATGGCACAAACTCATATTCTCTAAAGATTTTGCGAGAAAACACAATGGAATTTGTACAACTTCTCTCTCCTCCATTTTATCTTTCGAATACCATTCGTCTGTAAACAAAGTATTCACAACTTCATATCCTCTATCTCTTAGATATTCAACTGCCTTTTCTCTTGTATTTACAATTTCTTCGTCTGTTTTCTCTGCCATTGGTTGACTAATCATTGCTCTCATAAAATTATTCTCCTTTACTGTCTAAAATTTCTTTCAATGTTACTGGTGTATAATTCCACAACATACACCCTACATTTTTTGCTACACACTTAATTTCATATTCACTGTTTAGTTTCTTGATATACGCTTGATAATAATCTTCTTCCATAGAATTATGTACGTGTCCATATAAGTGAACAGACCACACTTTATGCTCTTTCCCATCTCTTCTGTAATGGTGCTGATGATTCCAAAAAGCCAATGGAAAGTGAGACATTACGACATGATACTCTTTTCCGTCAATCACATCTTTCGCTTCTTTATAATTTGCTATTTCTACAAATAACTGTTTATACCTTTGATCTGTTGCTTTATCGTGATTGCCAAGAATTAGATGTTTATTACCTCGTAATGTACTCACTAATTCAATCGCATCTTCATTTTCTTTCCATGTCAAATCTCCTAAAATATACACATGATCCGCATTAGTAATTTTCGAATTCCAATTTTCCTTAATCACTTTATGCATTTCTTCCAATGTATCAAATAGTCTATTGTCAAAATTAGAACCTTCATTCGTCACATTCTTATGGAATAAATGTAAATCACTAATATAATAATTCACTTCTATACCTCTATTCTTCTTGAAATTCCAATGTTCTACCAACAAACCGTTTCAGACGTTCATTAATATCTTCAGAAAAACATCTACTCTTAGATATTGCGTCATCATAGATACGACATTCTTTGATTATATTTTCATCACCAAACTTAATACAGCCAATTGTCGATCCAGGCATACGAATCGCAAAACAATCGTTGTGCCAACTTCTACAATCATATATATAACATTTGAAATATGAATTAAACTGACCAAAATTTCTTCTAATATCATTATCTAAGAATTTTGTAATCTCACATAGATACTCATTATCGATAAAATCTGGACACTTTTTTCTTAAAATAATTTCAGTCATCATTCCATTTCCTCATTTGTAAATGTAATCAAATAGTCATTTTTAAATATATCTCTTGCTACAATAACAACATTTACTTCTTGTTTTGATTCACAATATAAAATCCGGCTATCTTTTCTACAAATCTTAGCAGTCTTGTCAATAACATATCTGATCACGTTGTCGACTCTTTCCTGGAATATATCCCAGTTTCCAGCAAAATATGGTTCCTGCCAACAATTTTGATATAATCCACAACAACAATAACTCCACGCAGTCATACACGAATGCTTGTGTTGTTTTAGCAATTTATGTAATGTATTTTTTGATAAATGCTTAAATTCGTAATCTCGATTAAAATCTTTTGAATACTGATCTTTTGCATGTAAAAGTAATTTATACCTATCTTTTTTCTTCATATTATTTCTCCACTTGAAATCTTCGTTTTACTCATTACGAATACCATTTAGGAACTTTTTTGTATGCTTCTACAACATCTTCATATCCTAACTCTAACAACAGTTGACACAGCATATCATCCGCATATTCATGATTTGATTCAAAACCATACCCATCTAATCCATCCACATACTTATCAGAAAGTTCTTGATTAAATGCCAGATTAACATATTTTACAAACTTTTCTTTATCTTGATCAAATACCCATGTTCCACCACTTTTAATATCATAATATCCAGTAAATCCTGTGTAATCTGCTGCATCATATAAATCCGTCAACTCTTCTTCTGAATGAATGATAATTTTTGTAAAATTAAAATATGTTTCATCATCTAAAGGATTGGTTAATTTTTTACCATGTCTATCGTACAACTCAATTGTTTTTAAATGTGGATGTGAAATACCAAATTCATAATTACAACATTCATACTCATTTTCAAATTTTTTTCCATCATCCGCAATATATACTGTTTTCATATGTTACACACTCCATTATTTTATTTCTTGCTTTTATCAAAGCTAAATGATGGCATCATTTGTAATTTAAACAAATTCTTTTCATGCATCTGGTCAATTTTATTCTTTAATTGTATGTCTTCAATTACACCTGTTCTGATATATTTATCAAGAACTTCATATGTAAATCCTAAGTTATCTTCATCTGTTTTATCACAAAGACCATCAGAGGGAATTTTCTCAATGAATTCTTTTGGAATACCAAGTGCATATCCGACTTCTTTAACTTCTGCAACAGTCAGATTGGATAATGGACTGAAATCACCAACACTATCTCCCCATCTTGTACTATATCCAATCCAATCTTCAGATAAATTACATGTGTTCGCCACTCTTCCATTTACTGTTTGAGATACAGCATATAATATAGCCATTCTGATTCTAGCTGGAAGATTAATAGAAGACTGCTTACTCCAATGATCATCTAATTGCGATTTCACTTCATGCTTGATGCACCTTACTGCATTAAAAATATTTACTTCAATGCTTTCAATTTCAAGATAATCAATTACTTTCTTTGCAACATCGATATCTTTTTGTTCTCCATTCGGCATTAAGACTCCTAGAACCTTTTCTTTTCCTAAAGCCTCAATACACAAAGCGGCAACAATCGTAGAATCCTTTCCTCCTGAAATACCAACAACTGCTTTACAACCACACCCGTTCTCTTTAAAGAACTTCTGGATCCATTCAATAATTTCAGTTTTAATTTCATTTGCATTAAACATTAAAATTCTCCTCCATGTAGTCTATCTCTAATTTCTTTTAATGACTGTTCTTTTAATAACTCTCCGTCTTTAAATACCGGAATTAACATATTTCCGTGTTTCCCAGAATTAACAGCCTGTTCCCATGTGAGCTCGTCCTCATAATAAATGCTTCCATCGCATCGGGTATATACTCTACAACATCCTTTCTGGGATTTCTTAAATCCTCCATCTTTTGGATTTTTAAAAATTGGGAATGGCTTGCCGTCAATTTCACAATATGTTGCTTTAATACATGAACTGAAAGTATCTCTTGTAAATGGTTTTAAGAATCCGTCTTCTTCAATACACTGAAACGAAAACGAACCAACCCCCAGTGCCACATTAGAGCATGAAAATCCGTTTTCCATAAGAATTTTGTAAATTTCTTCGCACCTCTGTACTGTAATTGAATCGCCGTAAATTGCTTTTACATGATGATCTAATACTTTGTAGCCTTTGCTATTGATTGTTCCTCCGAATTCATCCCATAATTTAAATACCGTTTTTGTTACAACTTCTACGCAATCTCCAGAATCTCCACGCATTAACATACAACCATTATGATTCATAATCTCAGTTTTTAATTGTGGAAGAATATTATTGATAACATTCCAATAATCATATGAATCAAGAACAGCAGAGAAACTTGTGTTTGGATAAATTTCTGTAAGTAATCTTCTAAGTAATGTAATTTCATCTCCATCAATTGCATAATTACTACACATAACCGAATGTTCTGTACTTGGACTTCCATATGCCACATCTTCTTTTGTACAATCACAAAAATAATTCTTCTCAAGATAAGGAATAGTTGGAACGGTCGCTGTATTTAAAAATGATAAGCACCACCCAGCTCCTGCTTTTACCGCTGATTCTAAACACTCTTCTCCTCTGAAATCAAATGCACCAAGAGCTTTCGATTTTGGAATACTATCATCACATGTTAAATCGTAATAATAATTAACAATGTCACGATATGTCTTTCCGACTGTCGCAGCTAACATTGGATGCCACATTTCTGCTGAAATTAGACTTTCGAGTGCCTGTGGAAGCCATGCAAAATCTTTATGTGTATTAGTAATACCAAACATTGGAACATGCATCGGAACAATTGTACCTTCTGGCAATGCTACAATTTCAATTGGTAAATATCCTAATTTATGTAGGTTCTCAATTTTGTCAATTTTATATGTATCTTTTCCAAGTGATGCATCCATGATTCTTTTATATTCATAAATAATTTCTTCAAAAGGCTTATCAAAGAATTCTTCATTAAAATAATCAATCAGATATGTTTTAATGAAACCCTGCAATCCAAACATTACTACCTTGCCCCACCGCTTTACACGACTCATTCTAGGTGTAAAATAAGAAACTGATTTTGTAATATTTTTAGGTAGCATTTCAGCATGAACTGCTTTATAAAAATCAATTAATAACATAGGATTCGTTTTACTCTTCATATTCAAATACCACTACTTTCTCATGTTTTTTAGTAAAAATACTATTTGTTGTGAACACTCTATCAATTAATCCACTACTTAACAATTCTCCTTCGAGGATTGTATTTTCACAATGAGACACATATAGATAAATCTCCTTTGCACCCAATTTCTTCAACTTAATAGCTGAATGATAAAATGTTCCGCCACGACTTGAAATATCGTCTACAATTAAAATCTTTCTGTCTTTGATTAAGTCTGTCATACCTGAAACATCTAATCCTTTAATTTCACCTGTTTTCCAGTCACGTTTTTTAATACCAAAAGCATATGGAAGATCAAACATTGTAGAATAACGTTTCATAGCTCCTTCATCCGGATAGAACATTGTAAGATTATTTGTACCGCCGATGTATTTGCTTTCAATTGCTTCCCACACATACCTGCCTGGGTGCTTAATTACGATTTTATCAATAAGAGCTTCGCTTACAGATGAATGCGGATCTAATACTGTTACAGAATCAAAATTCAGCCAATTGATAACTTCTGCAAAATACTTTAATGTAAATACATCCTCTGTTGTTTTAACACGATCTTGACGACTGTTTGGAATATAAGGCATGTTCAAGTACAAATTTGTAATACCATGAGAATTAAGATGTTTGACAATATAAATCAATGTCACCAATTCATCATTATTTTCAAACAACCATGTAATAGTTGCTTCTCTGTAATTTTTAAAATCATAAGGAGTATCCTCTTTGAGCAAGAGAGTTCCATCTGGGAATTTCTTTGTATTTACTACTTCTCCATTAATTTTGATCATAAGCTTTCTCTCCAATCACATTAATTTGACAAGATTTCATCACTTCTAATGCAGCTTTGTGTTTTTCAGGAGTGACGCCTGCACAACACGATGCATCAACTGTGATTTTAGTTTCTGGAAATAAAGCCTTGATTAATAACGCATTTGATACCACACAAATATCAGTACACACTCCAATTAATTCTACTTCATCAAAATTAAACTTTCCTAACGTCTTCTTCCATTGATCCCAACCAAATGTATTTTTATCTACATAATGGCAATTAGGAGTTTCTAGTCCTTCTAAAACATTCCATCCCATCGTGCCATGAATACAATGTTCAACTGGTAAATTCTTTCCTTCTTGAGTGTCTAAATAATTAGAATAATGAGTATCTCTTGTAAAAATAATTTCTTCGCCATTATTAAAATACTTTTCAATTTTTTTCTTTACACTCGGAACAATTTCTCTGGCTTCTTTTGTTCCAAGACTTCCAGCAACGAAGTCATTCTGCATATCTACTACAACTAAAACTTTCATATGTTATTTCTCCTTTAAAATTCTTCTTTCATAACATTTACCTCACATCCTCTGTTGATAAGAACTAAGATGTATGTTATAATCATTTATGTAATCAAAAATAATGGTATCTAGGAAGCACCTTTATTTTTGTTCTGCACAGGCTATTGTCTGTGCTTTTTATATGGTTCCGGAAGTGGCTGCCATGCGGTTACATATTTAGTCCAATAATATTTTTCAATATCTTTTAATCCATTAGCTTCATATCTGATATTATCTACAAATTCTTTTATTTCTGGATAATAGTATAGGTTTCTAACTATATCATCGTTCCAAATTTCTTTATCAGAACATGTACATTGATACCATCCTTTTTCTTCTGGCAGTTTGTCTTCTACCGGGATCCAACCGTCATTGTCACTAGCCACTTTAGTTTTTCCACAAAACTCGAAGCATTCGTTAAACCAACTAATGACATTATTTAAATCGTACGATCCGTATCCGACATCATACTCGTCTTTCCCGGTTTCCTTATATTCAATCTCATAATATGACTTTTCATCAATTTTACGTGTTATTATCCTTGCTCTTGATACCTTTTTTCTCTTCTCCATGTGAGAACGTATGGTGTCAACTACATATTCCATTGCTCTTGCATATCCTTTTACTTCATCAAATTGCAAAGGATTTCCTCTTGCACATCTTCGCATTTCTTCATGCGCTAATTGTGATTCATTCTCTAACTCTTCCAAAATCTTCTCTAGTACGTTCATACTTACTCCTCCAATAACTCTCCGCAATACGGACAATATTTGATTCCAAATGCCACAGTTGTCTCTTTACCATAAAACACCAAATACCATCCCTTGTACTCAACTCCGTGTTTCGTATCCAATACCATTTCTTGCACAGCCATTTCTTCATCATTGTAATTTTGGGACGAAAGGCTTTTACATTCATGTTCATTTATAACTCTCATTGCTACTCCTCCACCCTTTCAATTCTTTCGTATCCATTCCATCCATGTTCTGCTCCACATTGTTTGATACAATAATAATCTTCGCCGCAACAATGATCGCATCTATTGCAATCTGGTTCTTCGTCATCTACTGTGTAAATTATTGTTTTCATCACTCCACCTCCAACAGCTCTGGATTGTCAAAAATATTCCCGACAACCTCATATTCATAATCTTCCAACCAATCTTTAAACGGGCGATAATAAGCATCATTTTTGATTCTATGTAGTCCAAATGCTCCATGCTTCATTTCCACATAACCAACCTCTATGCAATAGTCTCCAAAATTTCCACATATATATTTCTTGCACTTTACAATATCATTCTCTCAGATTTTTTTGTCGTACTTGTCGGTAAGTCCTGTGTACTGGCATAGCGTGTCAGGATCAATCAAGTCATTAAATATATTAGTTCCATTACAAATCAGATGTTTTATCGGTTTACCATCTTCTGTTAGCGGATTGGTAATATATGTATACTAACCTTCTACCCATTCTCCATTATCTATTCTCTTTGCTTTAAAAAGGATTTCTCTTTTCATCTTTATTTTTCACCTCATAAAATCAATTTAAAAATTCAATTCCAATCCCATCCGTAATATAATAAGCTGTATCAATATCCATGTGTTCACTATATCCCGTAATTGTTCCGTTATCATACGCTTTTTCTACGATTAAGGTATCTAAATAACGTCCTGCTGGGGTTGTGATCTTAATACGGCATCCGTCTTTAGTCTTGCATTTGCTTGCAATTTTAATTAAAACTTCAACCATCTCCTCTTTCATTCTTCCACTCTCCTATTCCATGTTCCTCTAGCCGTAGATTCTAAAGCACAATTTCGTGTTGCAACTCCGCATTCCTCGCAGTACACGAAAGCTGATATAACTTCTTCTCCGAACCCATGATTAACTTTAAGACTTGCTTCTCCATCGCAAAATGGGCATTTCTTTAATTCTTCCATGTCATTCACTCCAATCTAATCTCTGTCCACAATCCAACAACAGCTTGTGTTCTGTCTTTCATTCATCATTTCTGCCAATAGACAATTGCCACAAGTCGGGCAAGTGTAATGTTTTTGTTTCCCAAGCCAACCACCACGAATTTTATTTTCTCTAGGTTTCTTTGGCAACTGCTTTTCCAGTGCTTCGATTGCAATTTTGCATGGTTCTTCACCTATCCACACTATTCCTTCTATTTTTCCCATCAAATTTATATTTGATTGAATATACCCACTCAAATACTCTATCGCTTCTTTAACTTTCTTCTCTTCCATATTTATAATCACTCCAATAATTCTTCTCCAAATCTATCACCAACAATCCCAATCATTTCATCTAGTGAAATTTCATGGATATCACGGAATATCATATATGCATGCTTATTTGTATGATAATTGCTCAATCTTACCTCAAATTCGTCATTGTATGGATAATATCGTATTGAAGCTATCACTGACGGATTATTTTTTAAAAATTGTTTAACTGTTCCGTCCATCTTTAATTACCAAAATCCCTTCGTCGATTAACATATTTACTGTTCTCAACAACTCTTCCTGTGTTTTAAAATCATTTTCACAATCAATATCTTCTTGATGATAAAATTTATCAAATTTATAAAAACACATTCCTCCATAGCAACTACAACGTACATGAATTCTTCTGTTATAATATGGTTTATCATAAATGCCAATCCAAATATCGTTATCTGTTCCATATTTTACATCATCATCTGTCCCGATAATTCTATTTATACACCATGCATTGATAACATTATTTCTCCAAAACAGTGGTTCCTTAATTTGGGACTCATCACCAACTTTGAGTTTTCTAATTTTCTTCATTGTTAAGTTGTATTTATTTTCTACTTTAGGCTTTCGCATTTCCTATCTCCTTTCAAGTAATTAATCATCAAAATTTGCTGGATTCATAGAGCAATTTTCACATGCATCAATCCACTCTCCATTTTCATCTACGTAATAATCATCACCATAAATTCTACATTCGTCACAATGATCATATAAATCATCTAAATAATCGTAATTACACATTTTTCTCCATTTCGTTTATAAACAAATTTTAACCTTTTTATCTATATGCTTTTTTAATTTCTTCTAAAATTTCTTCATCTGTTTTTCCATTATTAAAAGCATCAATTACAGTATCGGGCAAAGATTTGTCGGCATCATAAAGTTTCATTTGAATACGTTCGTTTGTTTGACAACTGCATATCCCCAGAATAAATTCATTCTTATCAGAATCATAATTTGTGTAATATTTTAGTGATGATGCATTTTTTATAATTCGTTTAGCCTTCTCTCCATCTTTTTCAGACAAGCTTCCTTTATTAACTGATTCATTTATAATTTTAAGTACATTTTCTTTTTCATTTAAGCTCATATTTAACCCCTTTCTACTATTCATACAATTTTCCGTATCCTCCAAAAACGTAAAACTATGTGGGAACTCATGATGTATAATATGTTTCTTATTCCTAAAACACTTCATATTTTTGCAATCTGACATACAAAAAGTAATATCTTCGCTTGCCATAACCAATTACCTCCATAAAATTACTCATTTCTATTTACCGGTTTTCCACTTAACAAGTTTCCATCTTTATCTCTGTCGTATTTCCACATCAAATAACTACACCAATTATCATTATCGAAGTCACTCATGTTGAAAAACGGATCTGGATTATCTATAACATATTGCTTGTCAAATCCTTTGATTTTCACATTCACATCATTTACAAAGACTCTTTTTGATAGTCTACAAAACCACTTCATAAATTCTTGAAATGTATCTTCAAATTCTCTGTCACGTAATGCAGCATCAACAACAAGAATATAATCATCTTGTGTATGTAACCAACCGCGCTTATAACTTCTTCTTCCTCTTGAATCTCTTAAATTATTTGTTCTCTCGAAAAATTCATCACTACCGCTTGAACTATTATGTCCTCTTTTTTGAATCACATATACTTCCATATCTCTTTCTGATCCAGTTACAACCGGAAGATGATCAAGAACAGTCTCAATCTCGTGTTGTGTCCTTCCTGGAGGAGAAGCTACAATTGTTCCATGTACATAAGTCCAGCTACTCATTTTTTACACCTCTTTCATTTATATATTTTGGGATTGTAGATAAAGGATTCGAACCTTTACTTATGTGTCACGCTGCATCGTGCTACCATTTACACTAATCTACAACTTTTAGGATGAAAAATAGGTCATCACCACTTAAGAAACATGTTTACATATTAAAACTTACAAGAAACAATTTTTCATCTTTTTCAAAAATAAAAAGCGAATTAAATTATGTAACCAAAAACAATTTTTTATTTGAAATTTAGGATGAAATAAAAATGAATAAAACAAAAAAGAAAATTACAAATTAATTGCAAGTTATATTTCTCTTAAAGTAGTGATAACCTAAATGGATCATCCGGGACTCGAACCCGAAACCGATCGGTTATGAGCCGATTGCGCTCACCATTGCGCCAATGATCCTTATTTTGTGCTACCATAGCAGCACATTTTTTTAATTGAAACTTCTATAAAAACCTCCAGTTTTATCAATGCTCCTACAAACCATAGATTCAATTTCTCGTTTCATTTCTTCTCCACATTCCTGACACATATGTCCTTCTCCAACGTATTCCTTCATAGACATGGTAATAATTTCTTTGTGTCCGCACTTAGGACAATAAAATGGATAATTCATATTGTTTATTTCTCCTTTTCTAACTTTTTCTTCCCGCTAATCTCTTTTACAAGATTCACCAAATCTAATAATTCATCAAGTTTCTTATCAATCAAACGATTAAGTTCTTCTATTTTATTAACTCGTTCTTCTTCCTCTACCCTATTCATGTACGCATCCATATTTGCAACACCAACCACCTGCGCTGTAGATCTTTTACCGTATTCTTCCAGCAGCAAAATCTCTTTTACTTTTCCCAATATTCGTCTATCTTTACTTCTTGCATTAACAACTACAAGCGCATTGTCCAAGTTTGCGGTTCTAAGTAATTCATATTCTTCCTTATACAATGCAAAACCATAATCTTTATCGTTCCAATCTTCTAACAAGTTTACAATCGCTACTAAATCATATCCTGTCATTGTTTATTTCTCCTTTTAATTTAATAATGCTTTATCAATAATTTGGAAATTAGCTCTATGTATATATAACGCTTTTCCATCAATCATTAACTTTGTCATTTTAGGCAAATCATCTGGGATTTCCCAATATACTTCTTCTCCAGAATATGCTGTAATAGGTTGTCCGAGCTGTGACTTAATAACGACTACTCGCGACTTTCCAAACATATTCTTATATTTATTTACAAATTCAGCTACGATTGTATTATCAGACAATGATCCATCTGTCATACTTTTAATTCTCTCTTCGGTAAAATCAACTTCGCTATTTAGTCCATCCTGTACAAAAATACATGTATCTCCACAACTTTCAATTTCCTTACCGTCAATTGTAATTGTTATAACAGACGATAAATCATAATTTGTAGTTTCTGATCCATCTTCATTGTAACTTTTTGATTTAATTTTATTACCAGAAATATTAATCTTGTCTCCTGACGCTTCTAATACTTTTGAACCGTAATTATCATATGTATTAACTTGCTAACTATTTCCTACCAAAGCACCTTTAATATTGTTGATCTCAGATTGCAACATAGAACAACCTGTACTTACACATAGCACTCCTATTAAAGCCAACATTACAATGGTTTTCTTAATTTTTTTCATGATTCATTTCTCCTTTTAATTTTTATTACTTATACACAAAGCTCTATATATGTTTAGTTATAAATTACATCAACACACAAATTCTTATTTTTATAAAAAATCTAAAACCTTTTTTGTCGGAGTCCAATTATCGAATTCCATTTCTCGCAGTTCTTCCAAAGAAAAAGAAATTATCTCTCCGTTCTTTGCTTGTTCAAAACTCTCATCTAATTTTTCCAAATATTCTTTATTTGCTTCTAATTTCATAATTCTTCCTTTCATTATGTGACATAATTAATTTATCTCGTTCGACAAAATTTCCACCATTTTTTTTATTCTTTTTCTCAAGTTTCTAATCCTTCATACTCATGTAAATTACATCGAAATTGTTTTTGATGAGGTATCTCGTATGAGCAATTTCAATCCTCATACTCATGTAAATTACATCAGCAAAAATACACAAATATGACGCATCTCTTTTATGTAACTTACATAATTTTAAGGTTATAAAAGCAATATCTGTTTTCATATATGTAAATAAATAATTACTACTCACTGATTTCTTTTATCTACTTTAGTACGAATACTCCATATAATTTATGTTCACTTCCTATTCGCACTCGGCGGCGTTGAACCTGCAACCATTAAATATATGTATTTAAGCTATCTGCTTTTTATATTCTTTTTCTTTAGCCATATTCAAAATATTAATCGCTGCATTAACATCTCTATCATGAATTGCTCCACATTCGGGACAAACCCAGCCTCTAATTTTTGTGTCCTTTGTTTTTACATTTACAAAACCACACTTACTACATGTCTGTGTAGATTTCTGATATTTTCCAATTGCAACGACCGACACACCATATTCTTCCCCTTTTCTTTTTAATAAAGTAAGAATTTCTCCCATTGCTGCATCAGATAAATTATCATTTCTTATTCTTGCTTTTTTTGACATACATATCCTTTACCGACAATGTTTCTATTCCAATAAAATTCGATCTTCTTATAACTTCCAATACCATATTCTCCATATGATATTTTCTTTGCCGGGTTACCTTTCTTTCTAATTTTGCTTTCTTAATTTTTGTTTCTATGTATCTTTTAGACGGCTCTAAATTAATATCCTCTTTTCTTAATTCTCTCAATTTTTCTCGAAATTCTATATTGCTATACCCTTGCCGTCTGGATAACTGTCTATTCAAAATTTCTCGATGTTGTCGAACACTTCCATCTTTACCATTTTTAAATCTAGGATTATCATATTTTGTACCATCTGATAAAGTCATTAACGTTGAAATACCAACGTCAATTCCTATTTCTTTTTTCTCTTCTTCAACTTTTACAATTTTATAAACATCCTTTAAACACAACTGTAAAAAATAATCTCCGCAATTATCCTTTTTAACAGTTGTTAATACTTGTTGTGTTTTATGTAAATTTGCATATTCTTCAAAATCCATTCCGCATGAACAATCAAATCTGATATTTTTTAAATACCCTTTAACTCCTCTAATTTTTACCTTACCAATTTTAGCCAAATTAAAATATGCTACATTTTTATTCTCTTCGCTGAAACTCATTTTTCTCATAGTTTCTTGATATGTATAACTTGTTCTTGGATGTTTCTTTGAATAATATGGAGGTTTACTATTTTCGATCGGTCTTTTAACGCCATTACCGTTTGTCTTTTTATTAGAATTTTCTCCACTTACCTGAGCATCTAATCTCTTCGATAAATCACACAAAAATACGCCATTCTTACCCGCCAAAGCACCCGCCGGGATCAATTTAATATCTTCATTTCTACTTCTTAGTACATCAAGATATTGTTTCTTTGCCATAGAATTAACATCCGGGAAATGTACGGTTTGTCCTTCGTTATTTTGGTCTGGTTTTTCAATTGTGTTAATTTTATTTTCAAACATATCGTAAACAGCCATATTACACGCCTTATGTAAAGCCAAAATTATTCTATCTATTAATTCACTCTGTTCTTTATTCGGATACATTCTAAAATTGAAAGTATATATCGGGATTTTTATGACTTTTTCAACTAACATTTAACCAAACCGTTACTGAAAACTTATAAAAAGTTATAAACTTTTATGTTTCATTCCTACTTCAGCGAGTATGCTTTCGTGTTGACAAGTCAATCACTACTTACAAGTTCTTGTACTCTCCATAGGCGTAAATTCCTGACTAACGAATCAGTACATATCTGTATTAACTTGAAAGTGTTATGCTACAGATTGTTGTTTTAAAACATTTTCTCCATACATTTTAAGATTCAAACTGGCTTGATAGTCTCTATCTATAACATTTCCACATTCACATTTATAGATTCTGTCTGACAGTTTTAAGTCTTTTTTAATACTTCCACAACAACTACATAATTTAGAACTAGGAAAGAATCTATCAGCTATAATTACTGGAATGTTATTCCATGCTGACTTATATTCAATTTGCTTCCTAAATTCGTAAAAGCATTGTTGCTGTACTGCTTTGGATAAATGTTTATTCTTCATCATTCCACTTACGTTCAAATCTTCAATACATATAAAACTTGGTTTTCGTTTTATGATTTCAGATGTTGTTTGATGTAAGTAATTTTGACGAATATTCGTTAATCGTTTTGTTACTTTTAAAAGTTCTTTTTCTTTTTTTATAATGTTACATGTTTTACAGTAAATTACTCCTTTCTTATTTTTCTCATATCTTCTTGATATGAAACGCTGTAACCTACGTTTTCTTTTTTCTAATTTATTTACTGTAGTTGTTTTATTTATGTTCTTATAAATATTCCCGTCGGAACAAACTGCTAAATCCTTAATTCCTAAATCTATTCCAATTCCATCATTTAATGGAATAGTAGTAGAGTCTTCTACTTCAATTCCAACAGAAATATACCAATGCAATCCATCATAAGTAAAACGTGGATTCATGTATTTACAGTTGGTTGGTATTCTTCCTTTTTCACAAAGCCTAATCCAATTCAACTTCTGCTTATTTTTCTTTTTGCTCATGGAAAATCCTTCGACTTTCACATGTGTATCGCTAAACTGAATCTTAATATTATCCTGATAAAAAGACGGGCTGGAATGTTTTCTACTCTTAAATTTAGGATACTTACATTGTCCTTTGAAAAACTTCTTATAAGTATTACAAGCGTCCTTAATTGCCTGTTTCGTTACGTTATTGCTAACTTCACTTAGCCATTGATACTCTGATTGTTTCTTTAGCTGTGTAAATTCTTTTCGTAATTCATTGTCTGATAAGAATTTATTCCCTTGCTTGTAATTTTCTTGTTCTCTTGCTATAGCCCAATTATAGGCAAATCTTGCGCATCCGGCATACTGAAATAGTTTAGTCAGTTGCTTGTTATTTGGACACAGCCTCACTTTTATTGATTTTATTATTTGTTTCACTTCCTTCCTAAATTAGTTCTTTTACTAACTTTCTAGCTTTATTTGCACGTTTGCCTTGTAATTTACAGCTAAAAACTGTAATAATCTGAACCAAGTCTTCTACAAGTTCTTGTTGCTCTGCTTTTCTGTATTATCAATTATTTCTATGTCACAGTTATATAAACTTGCTATATATTCAACTAATATAAGTTATAAAAACCAACACTTATTTATAACTTTTTACAACTTATTTTCAACTGATCATTTCCTCCATTTCTATTTGTGCTAATTTTAATTTTGTTGTATACTACTTTTATGACAACCGTCACTTATATAGAAAAATCACTCTAATTAAAATTCATGCGATATATTTTCGTCTGCATGAAACCAGGAGGTGATTTTATGCTGAATCATAATATGGTTCATGTCGATGCTTATTGGCGGTTCCGGCTGCACAAGTGGGAATACGTCCATGAGCATTATCGCCATTATCCTAAGAGATAATTGACGAAGTGGCGGTTGTCGCATTACAATTCATTTCTTGTAATGATTGTCCGCGAAGGACTTCCATCTCAGGAATTTTTACACACAATATATAGTATTTGCATTCATTAAAAACCACTATATATTGTGTTTATTTCCGAATGAAATCGACATTTTAACCCAACTACAAAAACGTTATCGACAAGATGCACAGATTTAAGATTCCGTGATAAAAAACGGACGAACCCCACGACCACGCCAGCGGCAATCGTAGCAATACACGTCCCCATTGCTGCAGACAATCTGAACATAGGAAGAATCTTTTCTTGATGGAGTCTGAGTTGGGGTTGATAACCAATATGGACAATCGATCAGCGGCAATCTATTCCCGCATTTCCTAAATAAATCAAAGTTTAGAATAGATAATACATCATCTTTAACAACGCCATAATCATCAAATCCATCCATACTAAGTAAGTTGTTTTCAAATGGAACAATCTTTTTCTTGTACTTACTTTCAATATCTTTTGCAAGTTTGCACTCCTTAAGATACCTTCTTATAGAAGATTCTGTGTAGTTATTATTGCTGCCAAAACTCATCTTCGTAAGAACACCATACATAAAATGATATATCTTTCCATCTATTCGAATGTTTGTCCAATAATATCCGAATTCTTTAACAAAGTTTTTCTCCATAAAATCTTTAACTGATTCTTTAAATTCTTCTTCATATCTCTCTGGATCGTTACTATACCATTCTGGTACAATATCCTGATCGACTTTATAAGTCCACTTTGAAATATCAGAAATGATAACATATTTCTCTGGCGGAATTAATTCTGCTCTCACAAATTTCTTAGAAGCATTAAATTCATTATCTTCTACACCCAAATTTTCAAGTAAACTTGAATGACTTTCATTCCCTAATGGTGCAAGTTCCACCCTGTTTTTAAAAATAATCCCACTTTTAAATTCACACATAATTTATTTCTCCTTTATTTATTTCTCTTCTTTCATATGTACCTGCACATCAATTTCTTCACCATTTCTACCGTCATTAATCATTTCAATTTCACCTTTATACTCAAAAATACACCGTCCGTTTTTTGTGACGAGTATTCTACCTTCTGTACGAGGTTCCGGCATTTCAACAATAATCGGTTTTGGATCAATATGCTCTTTCTTCTCATATCCACATGATGCCAATACACATATAGAAACAGCTCCACCGATTAATAAAGCACCTTCTATTCCAATACCATGTTTCTCTCTTTTGTATTTATGTTCTTTCTTACTCACACATATCACCTCCTAACTTGCCAGTTGGTATTTATTTCTGATAAATTCATTAAGATCATTAATCATATATGTATAATTCTTTTTTTGATTTTCAATATATGTAGAATTTCTATCAAAGAAGCTTACCATCCATGCAGGAACTTCTTCATCAAGCTCATTTTCAACACTATATGCAATTGCAGCAAGTAATGAATTTATGTTGCCTTCATCAAGAAGTTTTGATGAATTATCTACTTCTACAGACCAATCTTCTAGTAGTGATTTATAAAACTCAATATCATCTTCGATAACGTCTTCTTTTACATTCTCTTTGATAAAATCAATGATAGTTTGTTTTGGATCATACTCATCCAACACATCAAATATTTTTTCATTTGTATTATGTAAAAACTCATCCATAAGAGAAACTAATATGTCTATTTTCCCTTTTAGTGTTGCTCTGTCTTTAGTATTTCGATGTTCGTTTAATTCATCAAAACAAATATTGTTTATCTTTTTTGAATGTAATACTTTTTTAAACTCCTTAATAAACTCTAAAAAATCACTATCATCTAATCCATATTCCGTAAACTTTTTAAATACAGAAACCCAAACGGCTACATTTTTAGGAACAAACACATCCGTAAAATTATCTTTGCAAATATTTTCAATCCTACTTAAATACTGGTCAATTGCTTCAAAATGTTCTTCTGTTGCTTTTTCATTTAAAAATTTACTCATGTCTTTTGCAGCCTTTTTCCAGTTTTCAAAGAAAAATGTTGTCATTACTGATTCACATACTAACCGCTCATAAGTTCCTTTAGATCGCTCGCTACCAGAGCAGCTTATACAATTTTTAAAGAATTTATTCTCAGAAATAGTCCTGATTTTCCGTGCATATAAATCAATATAAGTAAATGCCTTCTGAGACTGATTCATCCCTCTATGGTTATTATACCTTCTTACTAGGCGACTAATTTGTGCCATCGTACAATGCTGGTGTATAGTAATATCAATTTGGTAATCATCAAACATTTTCTTTAGTTCAGGTGGCAACATCTCGTATGTTTTCCTTCTTAGGTCGTATTCAATTGACTCCCAAATAACCTTTCCATTTTCATCTTTACAAATATTATTATTTTCATCCTTCATTTTTCTTTGATATTGAATAAAAGGTTCTTCCAAAGAAGGTGTTATTTTATAATTTCCATATCTGAATTTAATCAGAGCAGAACTTCTTTGCATTCCATCTACAATATATTGCTGAACGACATCTTCTTCTAAATCTTCTTCGCCTAAGATAATTGGCGGAATATAATCATCTGTTAGCACAGTTTTAATGAGTTCGTTCACCATCACATTTTCCCAGCAAAACATCCTTTGTACATCTTGATTATCGCTAATATCCTCTTCTACGATTTTTTCTAAATATGATTCTAAAGACAACGTTCTCTTTCTGATTTTCTTTGCCATGATTACATTCCTCCATTAAATTATTCTCGTAATAATACTTTTACATTTTCATATAGTTTCATCGTGTCTAAAATTTTATCTTTGTACTCCTCCCTAGAAATATGTAATTCTGATAAAATTTCATTTTCTGTATATCCGGCACACATAAGGTCTACAACCAATTGTTGACTATAAGATAATTTACTTTTATAAAGTTCTACTCTATCTGTGGTTGGATATAATTTATTCATTATTTCTCTCTCTAAATTATAATTAGAGGAAATAATCTCTTCCAAAATACAATCCTCTTCCGGATCAACTTTCATATGTATAGAAACATTCGGAATAATCGTAGGGTTTCCCTTTTCATCTTTTATGATATTCCCACTAAAATCTCTTTTTAAATTGCATCTCTTAAATCGAAAATTATCTCTAAACCATGTCCCAGTTCTCCGTCTTAGATTTCCATAAAAATAAGTATTAAACTTACATTCTTTGGAATCATTATAGGAGTTGATACTCTCAAGAAAAATATCAACAGCACGATCATAAAAGCTCTCCCAATGTTCTTTTGGAATATTTCTGGCTTTTAAAATCTTGTCACATATCTTTCTAAGTTTCCTCATATTGTTACCACAGTATTCATTTGCGATTTGATTTTTCCATTCTTCTTTACCCATTTCTCATCCCTTCTTTTCTTAATCTTCTATTCCATCAAACGGATTATCTTCTTCTATGATTCTCATAGTAAAATGTCTCGTACTTAACATCTCAAAAGTTTTTTCAATATTTTTTAGATTAATTGATCCTTTTGTGTTTGTTATGATTGACTGGACTACAAGAAGCTCGTCTTTAATTTTTCGCCGTTTTTGTAAGACCTCTTTGACCTTTTTATATTCTTTATATCCATCAGATCCACTCTTCCACTTTTCAAGTTCTATTTCGTGCATAGCGTTAGACAATTCTTTGTCTACGTTAGATAATTTTTTATGTAATTCACTTCTTCTTTTCCTGGATTCACTAAATAGAACATCGCATGATTTTGATAATTCCATCCATTTGGTTACTTCTTTACACGGTTCATAATCTTCACCATATAATACTGTTTTTTCACCTTTACAATTATCAGTTTTGTGATTGTTACATTCATTTTTTTTAACTTTTTTACTTCCTCCCGGAGAAACACATCTAATTTTAAAATGGAAGTTTTTTAGAACGCTTGGAAGGTTGTTTAATATATTTTCTGCCTTCTCTTTGCTAAAAGAATGTGCCTCTTTTTTACCACATGTGACAGGTCTTCCTTTTTCGTCTAAACATATGGAGATTTTGCCATTTGTAATTATGTATTCCACTCTTTCACCACCTTTAACATAATTCTAAAAGCAATATTCCCTCATTTTTATTCTTTTCACATAAAAAAGAGTGCAAAAATAACACCTTTCGACTAAACGTCAAAAGAATAAAATATTAACTTTTCCTTATTTAATTGTAAAATTTGGAAATTAATGGCAGAAATGCTTGACACTAAAAATTAAATATGTAAGAATACAAGTGTATAGCACTTATGCTATCGTTTGTGTTAAGAGGATTTACTTAGGAGGTGCGCCAACACCTATGATCAAGTAGATCCTCTTTTTTATTGGTAAATTTTACAATATGAATAATATCACAAACATATGTTCTTGTCAACCTATTTCAGAACAAATGTTCGATTTTCTTTCTGAATCATGTACTAATATCGTGCTCATAGTTCCTTTTGGTTTTATGTTTATTAAATCAATTTGCTTTGCTGAAAACACTCTCAACTGGTTTATAAAATCATCGTAGATTTTTGCAATTGTTTCTGCATGTTCAATTAATTCCTTGCATTCTTGAAATGTTTTTCTCTCAAAGTTTACAACTTCATTTTCATTTTTTTCAAGATCCTGTTCTGCCACTAAAACCTTTTTGCCTTTACAGTATTTAACTGCTTCCTCAATAGTCATTTCTACATATCTCATGCTACATCTTCTCCCCACATTAAATTCGCATTATATACTCTCTTAATTTCTCTTTTGTCATCAATAGAATCTAATTTTCCGAGGTATTTTATAATCCTAAGTTCAGATACTTGTCTTAAACATTCTCCTAAAACTATAGAATCTTTTACCAAACCCGTACCTCTTCCTCTTTTAATCAGAGTATGCGTAGGCTGGTTTGGATTTTTTAATTTTGTGCTACATGGCATAACTAATGTAGTTGCTGCAAAGTTATTCCCTATATCATTCTGAATTACAATAGCTGGTCGCTTTCCACCTTGCTCATGCCCAATTGGGTTATCACCGAAATCGACCATAACAATATCAAATTGTTTTACATTCATTACGCATCCTCCTTTCTTTGAATCTATGTAGTTCTCTCTTCCTTTGATGTTTTTATTATATCAGATATAAATTCATAATGCAAGATATATCTTGTTTTATTCACTTAAAATTGTTCACAAAATCATCACTTATATATTGTTAAATTTATACAAAACTGATATAATCCAGTTATAACTTATAAAAGTGAGGTGTTTACATGCTATATTCAAATACACAGGATCTACTTACAGAGATTAGAAAAAAAATGTTAGACGAAAAAATAAATATCAAAGAACTTGCTAACAGAATGAATAAATCCCCTAGTGCCGTAAGTATGGCTTTAAAACAAAAAAATATTTCAATCGAATCACTAAATGACATCTGTCAAGCTATGAACTTGAATATAGATATAAACTTTATCAAAAAAGACGATACCAATTAAGTATCGTCTTACATATTTTGCACTATTATATTTTATATGGTATAATCTCTACCAGATTTATTATCGACTAGATTACCACGTTCTAGTCCATTGACACGGGAATAAATCTGGTAAAATATACCACGTGGTAGTGACAGCCGTAAATCTGTCACTATGGAATTTAACAATCTCGGCGTTTCTGCCGGACAATTCCCAAATTGTAAAAAATACTTTACAGAAGGGAGGGTAGTTTTGTTTACTGTTTTGACTAATCTTATTGGTATTTTAGGAACATCGGCATTTATATATGTTATTCAATTGATCTCAAAATTGGTTGTTACATTTGTAATTGTAAAACATCCAGAAATGTCTGACGAGAAAGTAAAGTCTATTACTCGTATGTTTTCCAAAAATATCCGCATCTAACAAAAATACATTGTCTAATAATTTTAAATTCCTTCTTCCATATATACTCCATAGGGATATTCTATGGAGTATATGTATAATAATTCTCCATAGAGAAGTATTAGCTTTTCATTGTCTTTTGAGCTTTTCTTACAGCTATTCCTTTGTCAACTTCTATTCCTGATCCAATACAGTACCATCTATCTTGTTGTTCACTGTATTCCATAACTTTCCAACACCATAAATTGTTTTTCTCATAATGTGGATTCAGAATTATCCTTCTTTTGTTATTCATCTAAACCACTCTCGTTCCATTGTTTATATTCACCTAGTCTTCGTATATAATTATCAAATTCAGGAACAGTAAAATCCAATTCTGAATGCCTTATTGGGAATATAATGCCTTTGTTAATTAACTGCGCTCTTGTAGGTGAAATTGTTTTTACTTTTTTGCCTAAGTTTTTTGCTACATTTGAAATTGTACATGGAAGTTCACCACATTTTACCATTGCAAATATAAATCTTTTTTCTCCATCAGAACATCTTTCATATCTTACTTTGAAAAATCCAACATCCAATATTTTTAAAAAATCATTCATACAATTTTCAATATGTGATTTTTGAATCGTTTTTTCATTTGTATTATTATATACAACCTGACAAAGCTGCTGTATAAAAAACGGGTATCCTTTTGTTACATCGACAATCTTGTCAATCGCATCTTTAGAATATTCAACAGAAAATTTTTTCGCTGGTTCTTCAATCGCCTTACATGACTGTTCATATGTTAATGAACCTATTTCTTTATATACAAATAGTCTTTCCGAATATGATTTTTCTTCAGATAACATTTTGTATATTTTAGGTAAACCTGCACCAACAATCATTACTGGATAACCAAGTTGATTTGTACGATGCAACGCTGCAATCAGCGATCCTAATTCTTTCTGTTTCATGTATTGAATCTCATCAATAAAAAAACATATAGGTATTTCTGTTTTATATGCTATTTCTCCGATATTTACAAACACTTCTGTCAAACTTTGTGTCAAACTATTTGATTTATACAGTTCTTTTTCTTGTAATGATAATGAAAATGTATTATCGTTTGCATCAAACGATACAACTAAAGATTTTATCGCATCTAATGGCTTTTGTATAAGATGCTTAAATTTTTCTTTTGCACTAACTTTTCTCAGAAATGCTTGTGAACAAGTAGCTATTTGAGAAATAAAATCATTTCTCTCTTCAACCTCAATATGTCTGCAAAATATATCTTTTTCTTCCGCAATACCTTGTAACTTATTAATAAGAACAGTTTTCCCAACTCCACGCAAACCGCTAAAAACAATAGATGGCGTTGGTATATTCATAGATAATGCATTAAACATTTCTTCTACACTCTCTATGTCTTCATCTCTTCCAGCAATATACATTGGCATCAATCCAGCTCCAGGTCTATATGGATTTATTTTGAACATAAAATCACCTCCCACCATATTATCACATGTATTTACGTCATAGTCAATATAATTACGTTAAATTACGTTCTCAAAAAAGCTAGACTTTGTGCCGAAAAAATGAAAGTTAAAATTCATCTAATTATCAAGACCACATGCAGCATTATAATCATATTTTTGCTCACATAATCTTACACTCTTGCCTAAATCAGAAAACCGATTATAATAAACAGGACAGTTATAATCTTGATGAAAAAAACCATCATTTCCATATGAAATTATTTTTTCTCTAAACCATCTCATTTTCCCATGATTTTTATCGTACATCCGATATTCGATGAATTTAATATTTTATTTACGCATCAAATATTTTTCCAAAACAAATACTTTGCGTTTTTGTTCCATCTGTCATTTCCATTATAGTTAATTGTGCTATCTGTCCAAAATTACTAACTTCTTCATCTGGAAAAGTTTTATTGATTAATTCAATCATGTCCTTTTTAGTAAGACTAATATGTTTTACACTATCAATTACATTTCTATTTTTCATATTTTACACCTCTATTTTTAATAAAATTAATCTTTTATTCAATCTCGCTTTCAAGGAATTCTATCATCCCATATATGGTTATATCTTTAATTCTCCCATTTTCTAAGATCACTTCATCTGGACAATTCTCTTTGCAAAACAGCGACGCAGCAATGCGAAATCCGTCTAAAAAGCCTGCCAGTTCTGACGAATCACTTATATTATTTACAATAGTTTTAAATTTTTCAATTTGTTTCATTGTTATTACCTGCCTATTTTGTTTATGATTATATATCTAAATTACCTTTTAATTATAACTTATAGACAGTGTATATTGCACCTATACGATACTACTGTTTCTGAGTTTAATGTTAAAAAAGGACGAACTCCATTATTACTCGTATTGAAATCAATTCCTATACCTCCCTTAACATTTACAATTGTAACACCATTAGAATGCCATTCTTCACTTTCATCTCTAACATTAGCAGTAGCTGGCGTGTCTAACCAAAATGAATTGTCATCCGTTCCTGTTGCAATTAAAAACATACCGTTCTTTTTAGCATTTCTATAATCATCAAAAGTCCCTAAATGTACTTTGCATTTACATTTTCCATAAGTACCATTCCCATTTAAAGACCATAAATCCACCTCGTCAACAAGTACATTCTCTTTTCCGAAGCCTTTATAAATATCTCTTAAGACTTCTCCGTTTTCATCATTTAACCATTCTTTTATTTTCGACTTACTAAAATCATTAGTTTTCCTATCAAATACACATCGTCTGTTATAAGAAATATTTTTCATCCATACTTTCGTTCTATTATTCTCAAAGTCCTGTTCTACTACATACCATTTTTTACCAGAATCATCGATAATTTCATCACCAACGTTAAACTCGCAAAGTGGTTTTGATTGAATTCTTAAGCTGTTCTTTATAGTTTCTGTTAATTCAATAATTAAATTATTACCTTCAATCTTTGCATTCTTTTCATTAAATTCGACTTTCATTACTTTCCCTTCCTCAATCACCTAAACTCATTTAATATTTTTAGATATTTATCAATGATGTATTACTTTTTTATTCATAGCATTTATCTCCTTTCAAAATTTCAGTGACCTGCTGCACTGTAATGTCATACACTTTTGCAACTTTCTTCTTATCATTGCATTTATCAAATTCTTCTATAATATCATTCTCCGTCCAATTATACTCAATAGGCGTATTCATAAAGTTTTCCATCATAGTTTTCCCAACTCCCAATTTTCCAATATACTCTCCACAGAATCATATGGACAAAACAATTTCCCACTACGCACCATAATCACATCAACCTTTTTCTTATCTCTGTAGATTTTCATAAGTTCTGTGCTTATCTCATATGTTTGTCCTGTACGAAACCCCATACTTCCGTCTCTTCCAATATATTTTCCTCTCAATTTTATTCCTCCATTACATATTATTTTAACACATATTACAAATCAAGTACAGCATTTGCAATTGTAGACTCATCCATGTGTACATAATATCTTGCTGCCGTTTCAAGATTTTTATGTCTTAACTGCCTTTGCACAAGTACAATATCTTTTGTTTCCTGATACAACTTACTTCCAACCCAATGTCTAAGCATATGAGGATAAATTGTTTCATCAGAATACTTTCGAAAAAAACCTGTGATAGCACCTTTACTTAATCTATTATTCTCATTTGATAGAAACAGCGCTTCATTTTTGATTTCTCTTTCATTTACAAATAGACTTCTGATTTTTAAGTATTCTTCCATATTTATTCTTGCTTGTTCTGACATATAAACCTTATCATACTCCTGGATATTTCCCTTTCCTAAAACCATCATATATGGTCTATCTTCTTCATATAAACGTAAATCTGAAATATCCATATTAATTAATTCTTCTGATCGAATCCCACTTCCTTTTATAAGCTGCACGATAGCAATATTTCTAATAATATTAAACTCATTCTTATTGCCAGTTGTGATGCTTATTAGAAACTTTTCCACTTCTTCATCTGTTGGAATTTCTACTTCTTTGAATTTTTTCTCTGACTTATACAAATTACTTGGTATATGAGCAATAACATTCTCATCTACACATTTGTTCTGTCTTAAATAATTCCAAAATGCACTAAATACATTTTTCTTAGTATTAATTGAATCCAACGAATTGGCTCTGCCTAATATACCATTCTTCAACTCATTAAGATATTTAATCACATTATTACTCGTGATGTCGTTCATATCTTTTACTGTTATGCCTGAAATACTGTCCTTCTTGATACATCCATTTGATAACATCCAATTAAGCATGTCTCTAATATAGATCCAATTAATTTTTTTTGTTGCTGATGACTTGTATCTATCAAAAAAATCTGCGATAAAGTTCGGAACATTTTTTAATTCCTCAGCTAATTTTTGTTCAATCTTTCTTTGCTTTTCAACTTTGTAACACATACCTATTATCTCCTCTATAATACACCAAATGCTTCTGCCAGATCCAATTTGTTACTCAAATACTCTAATGCATCCATTCTTTTGCCAAATTCTTCTGATTTTTCATTTTCAAAATGACTGATTTCCCATACTTCCCCATCATCAGTTCTGTAATATTCTTGTCTTGTCGGTTTATTGTTCCTCGTCAAGTAAGTAAAAACACTTGGATAAATCAGTCTTTCATGTTCTCCAATGGTCAAATCTTCTCTTTTTATTTTTTTCATAACTATTACCCCCGTTTCTGCATAAAAAATGACCAGGATATTATTCTCTGGTCTCTCAACTATAAACACTACAAAAGTCGCTATGAAGCCTCACACGACTAAAGTCGCGTACCTCCCATAAGTGTATCAAAAGATACACGTAGTTGCTTTAGGCGACAGGAGCTGCGTTTCTAATGTATGGCTTAAACTCAGATATCTTATTCTACGAGAGAATAAGCTCCGCATTTAAGTTAAATAAACTAGATAACGTGCAGGTGCTTCTCTTAGCTAACTGAGGAACTTTTGCCTCAATCGCCAACCTTACCTTCACAGGCAAGGATTTTAAAATCTCACGGATATAGTACCGTGCTCCAATATTGTATGATGCGTTTAAGTCACAGTTGTAGATTTTGCTGTTCTGGAATTTACAAACACTATAGGAAGAAAGATTTGCATTCTTTCCTCTAAGTGTAATGCCACTACCATCGAAGGCAAATTTACTGGTTCCGCAAGCACAGATGTGACTGACTCTCATTCCTAAACGGTGGGCTTTCTCTGTCACAATAGACTGCACATACTGACTTTTCCATAGATGGAGTTTCTGTTTTTTAGAGCCTCTCTTCTTGCCAGAAGTGTCTAGGTGCTCGAATACGATAACATCTGCATTATAAAGAACAGAAATATCCATAATAAAGATTGCTGTCTTTGTTACAATATGATCATTAATACCATTAACTCTTGCCCATAAGCGTGGCATTCTTCGATTTCCATGCTGCTGTGCTTTTTTGATTCGATTGATTGCATGAGTCAGAGAGTCGTATTCCTTTGTCAGGCGTAAGAAATGTCTGCCAAGGATCGCGCCATCTGATTTCATGACTACAATAGTTGCACTGGAATTAATACCTAAATCTACAGCAAGGATTGTCTGCTCGTAAGGGGAAGTATTTTTTAAGGTAATGGATTCTTCAAATGGAAAATCCAAAAACCACTGACGTCCTCGCTTCTGTAACGTAGGAGCACACTGCTTGCGATTACTACAATGACGAGTGATATAATCCACATCCGATTTTCGAAGCTGAATATCGATCCAATCCCATGTATTGCGTACGTACACTTTAATCTTTGCAGTATACTCGCCGGTCTGCTCGTACATATTCTCTCGATACAGACATGGGTAAATAAGCCCAGCTTTAGGGAGGGATGATTTTCTTCCGCGAGTAGCTGGATTTTCATTGTCCCAATTTTCCAGGTTACTTTTGTAGGAAGAAACTTTACCAATTGCTTCGCTAATTACAGCTCTTCGCAAGTAACTAGGAAATTTATAAAACTTCTGATCGAAATTATAAATCGCAGTGTGATTTTTTGTTGAATGAATCATTCGTTCCACGAATTGCTGCTTCTGGTTATTTGTTTTTTCAAGGGATATCTCATCCCAATGCTGAAGGCATACTTGAATACAGTAATCTACAGCACTACGGTATATTACAACAGTCTGTTTTAATATGTGGTTATAATGTTTAATCTTGCAACTATAAGTGCTGTAAAGATTCATTAATCTGCCTCCTTTTTTAGATATATTTATTATAACAAATGGAACTCATATTTCTGTTTTTACAACTGAAATATGGAATAACCGCCTGACTCACGACTAAAGTCACGAGTGTGCGGCGGGAAATTATCAAGAAATCATGGCAATTCGATTCATCACCGGGACAGCATTAAACAAATGACATTCTTTTAGATAATACTGTACGACACCTTTCTGAAACACATAGAAATTTCCTTTTCTTCCCACATAACTAACATAGTCCTTCATGTGACTTGTTACTTGGACAAAATACATGTTCCCAACAATAAAATTCTTCATATAAATTCCTTCTTTCTGATATATTTTCATCTATATATTCTCTCTTGTAATATAAAAGAGACTAAGCAAATTAATACTTAGTCTCCAAAACACATTCTTTATAAAATTATTTTTTGTATTTATTCAGATTTTTTCTAAAAACATAATCTGATCTTTGCTCCGGTGTAAGTGTGTTCTTGTAATGTTCCTCCGGTAAATTAGCTACCCAATTAAGTCCTTTGCAAAGTAAAAAAATTGCTGCAATAAATAAAGCTGCTCCCATGATATAATACCTCCTCTTTTTCTTTTCATATTATCATACTTCTACAATTTTCTCAATTAACTTTTCCATATACTACACCACTCCTCATTAAATGAAGAATGCCGTAATATGTCCTTCCCAACTCTTTTGCGACTTCCTTATAGGTTTTATCCGCTTTTAAAAGTAATTTAACCTTTCTCAAATCTTCATCTGTCCACTTTTCTCTTGTGTTACTATATTCATAAGATATTTTTTCTTGACGCACCCATTCAGGTTCTAATGCCAAGGTTCCACATTCATATTTAGACCAGTTTATTATATCTTTATGATTTTCTGTCCATTTCCAAAATTTCTTCAAGTCAATATCATAATGAATGACTCCATTTAGATCTATACTATCATGTGGCATATCAAATTTCTCAATCCATCTTAAAACCACAGATATATCAGTATTAAAGCATTTCGCTAACTGTTTTGCTGAAAATATGTCATAGAATTTGTTAAGTCCTAATTTCGCCGCCTTTTTCTTTACAGAACACACTGATCTTTTTAATCGTTTTGCTGTAATTTCCACCGGTTGATATAAGTACCTTGATTCCATGTATTTCTCTTCTCGTTCTGTCCACTTTCTTCTATTTGTAGTAATATTTCTATTGGAATTTATGCCAATCCTACCTGCCTTTGCTTGAACAGATTCATAACTTCTTTTGAGTTTTTCTGCAATATCTTTTACAGGATATTGTCCATAATGTTCTTTTAAATACTCTACTTCCTTTTCTGTCCATTCTCTTCTCAAAATTTCACCACCTTACACAATCTCTCTAGGGATATAATCCGCAAGATAATCCTTCTGTCTATCACCAAAACGAATTTTTAAATCTCCAACGCAATGAAATTTAATATTATTTTCTTCAAGAAAACCTTCAAAAATATCTCCAATAGATTCGCAGACGTCTTCACCTTCATTAAATTCTTTGGAAGCTTTCTTCGCAAACATTTCAACCTCTTGCTGTTTATCCAATGGAATCTGATATACTGAAGGTCTTACACCGTAGTATTCTTCATGTTTACAACTGTACGTTCCATCATAGTCTAATACAAATAATGTCCAAATCATAATAATACATAACTCCTTCCTTTTGAAAAAAGATCCTGGATTTTTATTCTCCAGAATCTTCTTATTTATATGTAATATTTTATTGTTCTTTATATTCCCAATGTTTAATGTATTCCATTGCTTCATCAAAATACATCGGGTTCAAATCTTTATAACTACTACCGCAGTTATACAAAGACTTCATGCTATTCCAAAGGTTAACAAAATAACTCTTTGACTTCTTTTTGTATTCGATGGAATGCGCTCCATTCAATAGATAATTAATTCTGTCTTTTGCTGCTTTATACATTTGCTGTTGTTGTTTAGTAGAAAGAGTCATGTTATCAACAACTCGCTCCAACATAGAATTTTGCTCTCCAATCATTTCCTCCATGTTATTGATCTGTGCATATACAATCTTCATATTACAGTTCATATCAGACAACATAGCTTCCATCTTATTTTCTGATGGGGCAATATACCTTCCTGTCTTTCTGATTGACGGAAGAACTTCTGATGTCACCCAAATTCTAAATGGCTTTGCAATAGATTTTCTACTGCGTAATACCAAAGTATAAAATCCACTTTCGCTGATGATATTAGTATTACCACCCTGTAAGCCTAAGTTCAACTTAGTCTTTTCAAAATCTCCAGACCATTCATAGCAATAGTTGGATTACTATGTTCTAAAATTTTGCAAACATCCGCAGCCACAAACCACGGTTCTCCATCAAGAATAACTGTTCTAATAGTTCCAAAGTCATCATTTTGAAATAATTTCAATTCCGGTTTCTTTTCCATTACTTGATCCATAAATAATCATTTCCTTTCTTTAATTTCACACACCTCTACACAAAACAGCTTTTAGCGTGAGTCAGCTTGTCCTAGCATCGTTTCACCGTACCTATTCTGTAAAGGCTATTCAGTTTTCAATGTGCTTTACATAAGGAAATTTTTGATTGACTAAATCTAAAGAATTGGTATAATAGAAATTAGTCAAACACTATGTTTGGCGGTGCTGAGTAGCGGTTTTCATTGTTTGGTAGACGTTGGAGCCGCTATTCTTTTTTACTTATCCCGTTGAACAATTTTAAAACTTATCTTCTTTTCTATTTTGATTTCTCCATTTACAAAACCAGACATTAAAGCCTCTATTACTTCATTTTGCTTATATCCCTGATTTTTACATTCAATTTTAAAATCATTCTGAATTGATTCCTCAACAGGAGTTGCAAAAGTTTTTCTTGCCATTTGTTTATCTCCTTTACAATTACTATTATACCGTATTTTACTAATTTGTCAATTAGTTTTAAACTATTTTTTAAAAATTTATGAGCTATTTTCTATCTTTCCACAACTCTATCAGCATAACGATCAAAGAAGTCCTTTATGACATATCTATCAAGCTGCCAAAATTTCTTTTTTACTCTGTTGAATGTTTCTTCCTTCATTAGATACAACTTGTCCGTTATTCTTTGATATTTTAAAGCAGCCAGACAATTTCCATATTTTCCTAAGTATCTCGGGTATCCGTTATCGTCTAATTCTTCTTTGTTGCCAACACTGCAAGTACATAATTTACCGCTCTTACTGTTTATGTAAAAAATATATGATATGTCTTTCAATTCGTCATACATATCATCACACCTCCTTTCTCACATTAAAATAGCACCCAAAGATATGTTCTCTGAATGCTTTTAGATCATTTTATTTTCTTATCTCTTGAAATGCGACTTTTATCTGTTATTTATCAATTCCATTCTTCTCCTATACATTTCCAAACTGATATTTCCGGCGCATCTTTCGCACAGATCTATCCCTAAATTCTGACAGTTAATGTCTGTAAATGGTTCTCCATAATTTAATTTGCCCATGCGATAATATTCTCTCTCGATACCAAACACGTCTTTCTTCTTTGCTTTTGGAATTTCTTCTCCACAGCAATCACAAATTATTTTTTCTACTTTCACGCTTAATCTCCTTTCTTGAAATGTAACTTTCTTCTATCAAAACTATCATATAGCTATTCCATATTCTTATACCTCTTCCGGATAATAATCATACCAATCAAAAGTATTGTTTACTTCATCTGGTATATCATCCATAGAAGAATGGCTTCCTACAAGTTCAACTGTATATCCCTGTTCTTCTATCAAACCATACGCTTCGTCAATTTCTTCTCCATCTACTTCTTTCCGACAATTCAAACGCAACTGCTCTTCAATCAATCCATCCGTAGCATTTGTTTTAATAATTTCAAATTCGCCTAGCATTCCTGATGTGAGACAAATCAGCCTATTGTTAGTCTTCTTCATAGTGATTATCCTTTCTTCCTAAGAAATACGAGTTTCAAAGAAAATCCATCAACTGATTTTCTAACATTTCTTCCAATTCATCATCTACACTACAATTATGGTCACATTCTGGATTGCAGCAAACACACCGTACTTCTGGATAATGTTTGCATTGTCCTGTTTTATTAATATTCTTTCTATAACTTTTTCCATCTTTTTCGATTATTTGAAAAGCCATATTAAAAACCCCCTTAGATAAATTTCCGATTTTATTTTAATTATTATAAAACAGTAAATACCTTGTTCCATATTCATCTGTGAAATCTCTTACCGATGAGAAGCTATAGCAGACAGAAGTTATTTTTTCTTTAATAAGCTGCTCTGGATTATCGCTATTTAGCAAGTCATTATATCTAATTGTAAAACAGATGCCTTTTGTTAAGTTAGATGAATTTGTTACAAGGTATTTTTCTGCAATCTGTATGTATTTTTTCATATCACAATCTCCATTTTCCTAATAAAATCCTGATTTTATATTATTCCAATTCTTCCACTTCACACCACGAATTTATACAATTATATGGTGCTTCTCTACGTCCTTCAAAAATATCATTCTTCACAATTTCTTCTGCTTCTTCTTTGCTACTCGCTTCCACTTCGTATGATCTACTATATGTTTCATAACAATCTACAATATATTTTGCCATATTACTCTTCTCCTGTAACAAAACTGCATTAACCAGTTCTTTATTCTCTTCCAAATAATCTTGTAAACATTCATATTCACTTTTATCTAAAAAATATTCTTTGCTAGAAAGAAATGAATTATAAATCTTTTTGCATTTTTCATATGCCACATCACAAGGAAAATCTAATTTATTTAGTTTTTTTTGTAACAAATCATATCCCAAAACAAATATTCCATAACTAATATTTTCGTTTATACCATTCCCCTCTTCTTCATATTCTTTTAAAATATCGTCTGCCATAGCTGCATTATCACATCTATAGTATCTCGTACATTGTTTTTCACATTCACTAATCTTCTTGTTGCAAGAACAGACCTTGCTCATGTCAAAATCTCTTCCATTGTTTAATACACCATCTAATCTATTCATAACTCTTCCTCCACTTATTAAACAATTTCTCTTGGAATATAATCTGCTAAATAATCTACCTGACGTTCTCCAAAAGTTAGATCAATCTTTCCAACAACTTTAAAATCACAATTGTTATTTTCCATCCATTCTTCAAAACAATCCGCAATAGCCCATTCTTCAACATTCTTATTTGTATGAAAATCATTGTGTGCCATTCTTGCATAGTGTTCTACGTCTCTTTGTCTGTCCAATGGAATCAAATATACAAGTGGCTGTACTCCGTTTGAAAAATCATCTTCCATATCATATGTTCTATCAAGATCTAATACAAATAATGTCCATACCATTTAGAACACCTCCATACAAAAAATTTTCTATTCAACTTCAATGACTAACCAGCCCTCTCCATCTTCTTCGACAGAGTATATAAATTTAATTTCCATATCCATAAAATCTCCATAATGTTCTTGACTAAAATAGGTAGTACTGTGCAATGTTTTGTATATATCTAATTTGTAGTCGTATTGTCTAACTGTAACTTTTCCTTCAATTTCAATACCATTTTCTAATAATTGTTTAATTGTCATATTTCCCTCCTATGAAAGCGTTCTTTCATCTTACTAAATCTGTTTCTATTGCTTTCGCTAAGTCTTCAATATTATTATATTTTCCGTACCTACTGCATTCTTTTAACATATTATCTTTTGTCAACAAATAATCTACAATTTGATAATAAGCAAATTTTCCATTAACATTTACTTTACTAGGAATAATAATATGATAATATCCTTTAGTATTTATATAGAAGTAGAATTTTCCTTCTGCTGGCTTATAATATTTGTTTGGGATATATGATTTTCTATCTCCCAAAATCTTTTTTCTTGTTTCTTCCGTCCTATAATCATAAGGCGATACCATAATATTTCCTCCATACAAAATCGTGCTTTTATTAACATAATTCCCATATTCCAAATCCATGATTTTTAGTATGTTGCATTTCTTCCAAAATCCAACATTGCATCATTGTAAGTTTCCAACTATTTATTGTTTCAACATATTTAAAAACCGTCTGTTTATCTCCATTGTTTTTTAATCCCTCTATAACGGTTTTTATATCGCTCTTCATAAATCCATCTAACAAAACATCATTCATTTTATTTCCCTCCTCCATTGAAATTATCTTTTTATTCCTACAATCTGATAAATGTTTCTTCTGTTATGTTTCCAGTTAAGTCCAAACCAAATGAGACACTATCAATAATTTTCTTCTTTATACAATCATCTGTAATAATGTGCATTGCGTTTTTCTGTCCTTTTGTCATCTTGTAATACGGCAGCGTAAATTTAAACTTTTTAGGATAACTTTTGATTTTTTCTACTGCATCTTTATACTCTTTCGATTCTTTAAATTCTATTCTATTCATCTTCAATCCTCCCAACAAAATCATTCTTTAATCCACTTGTTTCTGTGGTAGTTTCCCCATACTTTCCTGTATTCCCATTCTGTAAGTATAGAAACTCCGCCTTTTGTTCTTATAATAAAAAAATATTTTCCTTCTGATTCAAATTTACTAATAAATTTAAACATCTTCTCTTTCTCCTGTTCTTGACATTATTATTGCTTCTCTATTTCATCCAAACGTCAGCTATTCTTTCTTCATTAAGATCAAAATAAAATTCTGTTGCACCCACCGTATTAATGTAAGCAATCTTGTCATATCCAGTATTATCACTATCAGATACAACAATATTAGTTTCGCCATCCTCTTCAAAATCCTCAAAAGCACAAATTACCTCATTTTGATCAAACTTTCTTCCTATCAAAGTACGGAGATTTTTCAATACGATTTCTTTTGTCATTTCTCTATCCTTCTCTTCATTTTCAAACTGTTTCTAAATCAGCTGATACCCTTTGACAAGTATCAGCCGTAAAATATGTAATATAGGTTATGCTGTTCTTGACGTTCTTCTAGTAGTGCGCTTCTTTCCAATAGTTGGGATATTAATATTCTTTTCAATCACACCAGAAAGAAAATCAAACAATGTATCTTGCCATTTATCAGAAATATTAGTGTTGAAATATGTACTTCCTTTGCAGTTATTAAGCAATATTTCCTCCAGTCTATCTTCTTTCCCTGCGTAGTAAGCATATAATTTGTTGAATACTCTAATTACTTTTGCGCTGTATGCTTTCCCTTCATGGATAGATTTTCCTGCATTCCATTGTAATTTTCCTAAAATCTGAAGGATTCTGTCTAATAATTCCGGATTGCTTCTTGCAAGTCTTAAACCGTCTGAAATGGATGTCAAAAGTCCTACTGGATTCTTAATTGATTTCTGATCGCCCTTAATAGCAATATGATTCTTGTCGCAAATTTCTTTTAATCTGATATATTCTGGTCTGCCCGCTTCAATAGCTGCGCCGTAGGAATCTTGCAACGTCATTCTTCCCCTGTCTTTTCCTTGGTCAAGAAATAAGTTGATCGCTCTTTCTTCCGTAATTCCGACCAAAACCTCAACTTGAATCATTCTCATATCTGCCATAGCAGCACCATACAATCTATGCATTCCGTCAATCACGATGAATAGACCATCTTTATATACCACTTTTGGCAGTTCCCACTTATAAGGATCATAATTCTTTCCGATGTCTTCGGCTCTTCTTACGTTCAACATTCTTTGCCACTCTGGGACATGTACTAAAATAGGATTGACTGAAATGATTGTTTTATCTCCATTTCCACGCTTTGCTTTTGCTTCTTCCACTTTGTCTTCGTTGATCTTAATTTCCGTAACAGTTTCATAGCCTCTCAATGTTCTGAGTGCTGTCAATTTTTCTTCTACTTCCTTCGCTGTCAAATATGCTCTTTTCATCTTTTATTCTCCTTTACTTTCTTTTTAATGCCTATTTGTAAGCACTACAAAAGGCATCAGTATAACAACTAATGCCTTCTAACTGTTTACAAATATTCAAATAAATAACTGTGGAAATCTTGCGAGTAAGATTCCGGTTACACCTAAAACAATTTGTCCTCCCACATCTACTGGGTCATTAGAAAATAATTCTCCAACAAAAAACATGCTAAAGATCACAATGATTCCGCATAATCTGATTATCAGTTCTTTGATTTTCTGTTTTGCTTTCTGCCGTTTCCTCTCTTCTCTTTTCTTGAGCTGTCGAGAGATAATTTCTCTAGTTTGTTCTGTGCTGTAATATTCTTCTTTATATAATATCTTTCCGTTGTACATTGTTGTTACTTCCATTCTTTGATTCTCCTTTTATAAATGCTTAATATTTCCTACTATTTCCCAACTAGATATTGCTTCTGTCGTATTCAATTTATTCAGTTGTAGCCGTTCAATGTTTCCATTTCCGGTATTATATGTATATCTGTATTTCCGTGTATCAACGATTGATTCACTGACAACACGTCTTAAAAATCTGTTTGTCATAGTTTAGAACACTCCTTATTCAAACGCTTCTTCTTTGCAATTTAATTTAACGTCTGTTAAAACATAACCCCAAGCTGTTCCATAGTGTGTAATTCCCCAAACATACATGTCAAGAGTTTCATTATAAAACAAAGGATCTTCTGTATACTGTTTAATCATTTCCGCGCCCTGGTCTGATACGATATAATATTGAAAAATTTCTTGATTATATGATCTCTCCTGCTCTTCTTCAAGCTCTTCAATTTGTTCTTGAATAGAATTAATTTCTTCTTGCAGCTTTTGAGCTTCTTCTATTTCTTCATCTGTCAAAAATTCCAAACGATTTTCAATATCAGTGATTTCTTCTTTTAGTGCGTCAACTTCTTCAGAATTATCAATAATTCCATTTTCTTGCTCCCAAAATCCAATTTCACAAGTATTTTCCATGATGCTATTATTCAGCACAGCATCAAATGCTTTTGCAAATGTTGCATAGTCAAGATACCCTTGCTCTTTTGCGTAGTCGCTTGCTTCATTTCCACAAAATGTTGTTCCGTATAATTTGCTTCTCTTCATAATTTCCACCTTTTTTAACCTTTCTTAAAATACAAGTCCTGTTAAATCTTCAACTGTTTCTCTACAGTCATTAACCATTTCATCAAATAACATTTTTCCAACTTTTACTTTTAAATCAGCAATTTCTCCTTCTAATTCATATAATTCATTTTTATAAAAATCAATCAATGATTCTGCCGTTTTAAGTGCGTTAATAGCTTGAACATAGTTATTTTTTGTTGTGTCAATAAATGTTAAATCATTTACAAATTCAATCAGATTTTCCACTGTATGTTTTAAGTATTTTTCATTCATAGTTTTTAACCTTTCTTTTATATATCTGCTTTGTTATTCTCTTCTAGTTTCGCTCTTGCTCGTCAGTATCGGACTTTTACCGATAGACTAGAACATCATACAGCACAGCCTGTTTACGGTTTATTCCCTTAATTCACTTGCTGATTTTCCGCTTATAAAAGTTCTGTACTTAAACAGTGTTATCTGCTCGTATAAGTGCGCTGTATTTGATTTACAATGTAAAATTTTCAAGGTACTCATAACTTAAAACTATTTTATATAAGTTTTTCGTTACGCTTAATGTATCATAATTTTTTCGTTATGTCAATACTTTTATATTATTTTCATAATTATTTCATTATGTTTAATTATAAAAAAAAGACACTATGCTTTTAACATAATGCCTAATACTTATGACCATCTGAAAATCTAAATTCTGAAATATATTCACATCCTAATATATTAGCTATCTTTTGAAGCTCTTCTTTTGTGAATTTTCCTCTTTTTAATCGTTGTGTCATATTCGGTTGAGATATACCGAATCTGTCTGCAAGCTCTGTTATATTAATACCAACATGCAACATTGCTGATCTGATCTGCTCGTCTAGTGTTATTATTTTCCCGTACCTCCTAGTCTATATTAAATAATTCGTCAAAAGTGATCTTAACATGCGGAAAATGTACAATATATAATTCGCTCTTGTTCTCTTCCGTCACTGTATTAAGTAAGTAATATTCTGGATTTCCTTCGCTGTCATAGTCAAGCGTATATATTTCTACTTGTCTTTTTCTCCAGTCTACAATCCAGTATTCATCAATTTCCTGTTGTCTGTATAACTCCATCTTTTCCGTACGGTCATATTTTTCCGTAGATGAAGAAAGAACCTCCATGACAAAACGTGGAATATCGAAAAACGAATTCCCTTTTTTAGCATGTACACGACAATTTATAGAGGCATCAGGAATAACAATTTTTTCCTCGTCCCCTATAGTCCATTTATATTGAACATTGTCCGGATATACACGACAAATATTTCCTTTTAACTGACTGTATACAGTAGCAACAAAATTTGTGATAATTTCCGAGTGCTCAATATATGCACCTGACATATCTGTTATAATTGCGTTACTCATAAGATCACTTCCTTCCTTTCCTTATTATACTATTTTCCTGCACACAAGGCAAGAAAAACTATTCGGCTGCATCACAGCGTCGGAACGTGTCCGGTTTATTATTCTTTTCCAAAATGTGCTTTCCCCATCTCATTTGATTTATTGATTTCATTTATTATTTTCTCAGCTTCCTTTTTTGTCTTGTATGTGCCAAAAACATACTTGTGGCAACCTTTTGTTCCTTCTATTGTTTTAGGTGCAATATCAACTACTACTTTCCACATATTTTCCTCTTCCTCCCCGTCGTGCCGATAGGTCAAGCTTCATGTTTTATAAATTTTCCAAAAAAGAAAAATATTCTTTTATTTCTTTTCTGATAGAAAGAAGTTTTTCTTCTTCCTTTTCCAGTTTTTTCTCGTATTCTTTGGCGATTCTGAAACAAGATTGAACATTTGATTCCTCTGTTTCAGATTTCGCCATTTCCAAAATACCATCTTTTGAGTATTTAAAATTTTCTACATTTCTTAAAGCACGCTTTTCTTCTTCTAAAATCTCTAATAATGATTTGTTCATTTTCTTTTCCTCCTTATATATATAATATCAATCCGCTTCTCAGTATATCAAAGAACCATTCCTGGAAGTCATGATATTCTGTTTTGTCGATGATGTCTCTATAGACTTCTTTGAGCTGATTCTCTGTAAATGATCTGTCCATTACTTCCGGAAGTGATTCCCGGTTATCTTCAGAAAAATAATATTTGTTTACCATCGTCTTAATCTCCTTTGCTTATTTGATTATTTATTCGCTTTAATAGTAAAATTTCCAGCATATCAATACATAAACCTTTTTATATACTCATATACTGGAAATTAAATTTACATATACATTTTTTGATGTACGACGGTTTTCTTTGCTATTTTGATATAGTTTTTCTTTTTCTGTTTTCAGCGCTTCCACCTCTTGACACTTAGATTATCAGAAACAAGATTCTTTCTATATTATAGGTTCAGACTCTCGTCACGGTTTGCAACTACCACTTGCACCGTGTCCAGCTAATTATAAGGATATGCTTTAGGGATAAAAATCAATTTTTCTATCCGTTTAGGTAGTTTACTACCTCTATGAAGTTTTTCCGTTTTTGGAATGGTCTTTCCACTACATCTGTTAGTATTTCCCGCTAAAATCACAGCTTACACCATAAAGAAAGTCGGATACTGTCCTGGATATAGCCAGCGTGTACGGTAACACGAATAGCATTTTTACGCTACTATCTCTCACGTTTTCCTACACAGGATTTTCTTAATTTTTCAACTATATTTTCTTTTCTCCGTTTGCGACCTCAAATATTATCGCCTTGTAGCAATGTATAAAAACACACCATTTTTACACATGTTAAAAAGTTAAATAATTTTTAAAAGGAATTTTTCACAAGAATTTGTGAAACACGACTTGAAAAGCGAATACTAAAATGTTAGAATATAGATAATCACTTTTCAGGAAGTGTGTTTTCATTGAGCAGTTGTGTTGATTGGTAGTCGTTGCAACTGCTCTTTTGTTTTCCTTTTGTGATTATATAATATCATATGTTTTTATGTTTGTCAATCGTTTTTTGATTATTTTTTTAATCTTTTTCGATTATTATTTTTGCTTTATATCCTAATGGGTTTATGATGTCGTTTGTTTCGTCTAAAGATAAATTTTTTTTATTTATTTTTCGATTCAAATTTTGATTTACAATACCCATTTTTTCAGCAAGCACTATTTTTTTTATGCCTGACTCTTTTATTAAGTCATTGATTTTATTGGATAACTCAGCATTATTATTTATATCCACTATATCACCTCCTGTTAGGCTATATTATACAATATACTATGATAAAAAACAAATGTTCTGAATGGTATATTTTGTCAATTTATGTTACCATAAAAGAAAAAGGATTTTATATCATGGGCAATTATAGAATACAGACACAAGATTTTTATTTCGGCGCTTGTATGTTTTCTTTTTTTAAACATAATTCTGATACAACACCTTCTATAATAGAAAGTACCGATGAAATTCAGGTTATCAAAATGACAACTAATACAAGCGAAGACTTTTATATTATAATGAAATACACGAAAAACTGTCAAAATAGGAAAACCATTTATAAAAGTTGGACTTTCCCAATCACAGACAAAGACAGAGAAATGATAAAAAAATATCATGATATTTGTGAAAATATATATTTCTTTTTTGTCTGTGGTGAATCGTCAATTTCAGGCAAACCTAAAAAATTAGAAAACGGCGATTTTTATGTTGAAGAAATAAAATCCGGTGAAATTGCTATATATCGCTATTGCGACTACTTAAAAGTAAAAAATAAAACAAATATAACAATAAACATATATAAAAGCCGAGAACATTATTTTAGTTTACACACTGAAAAATCTCGTGACAACATTATAAAATCAAAACGTAATAACATCGAAAAGAAAATCTCAGACATTGTTATTATATGATCTAACATTTCACTATTCACTTTTCAATGTGCAAATTCCTTTTGTAATTGGGTATTCACTCAGCCAGATTTGACTTTGCTTTTCAGATATGCTACACTTTAGTTGTTTAGATTATGTATCGTGCAGTAAATCTGTACACCCTATACAAGTTTTACGACTGACACCTTGTTTGCAATCTCGGTTGTTATCTGTATGCCTGTCGTTTAACTTGTATTTATAATAGCATAGGTTTAACCTATAGTCAATAGGTAAAACCTATTTTATTGTTTTAATTTAGTATAATATTATTTTATTAATTATTGTTATGTGTTTTTTGAAAGAAAGTGGGATATTATGTCATATAATGCAAAAGCTGACGAAAATTATAGAAAAAAGTGTAAAACAATCGGACTCAAATTTACTTTGAATGAATTAGATTTTTATGAAAATATTGTTAAACATTGTGAAAATAACAATTTATCTCTACAGGGATATATAAAAAATCTAATACGCAAAGATTTAGACAAGTAAGAAAATACTGCTATTGCTTCATATTTTAAAAATAAAAGATTTAGATAAAGAGGTATTACAATGAATAAACATGATTTTTATACAATTATTACATCTATTTTAAGTGCAAAAAATTTAACTTTTGCCGATCTGGCAAAATATTTAGAAATAAGTGAATTGAGTTTAGCAAGAAATATAACTAAAAACAAAACAATTAATATTGACTTATTGTTAAAAATATTTGATTTTTTAGATATATCTTTTGTGGATAATAAAACTGGTAATATAATTACGCTCAAAACCAATGAAGACATTTTATCAGACGCACTAAATGATATTAACTCGTAACAAAACAATAATTTACATATAAAATAAGAAGCAATAGTGTATTGTATAAAGTGTTAAAATCTTTTTTATATGTATTATTATGCTATGACTCTTTAGACGGCAACGCATTACTACTATTATATAGACAGTATGTCATTTACTTTTATTATAATGCAACTTATGATATAATTACTTATATAATGATAGTAAAGGAATAATATAATAATGTTTTTATATAAAATAGATATATTAGACACACTCAAAGAAAAAGGATATAATACAAATAGGTTGAGAAAAGAAAAGCTACTAGGAGAGAATGCAATACAATCAATACGGAATAATAAAATAGTCGGAATGAGTGCGCTTGAAAAGATATGCAGTTTATTAGACTGTCAGCCAGGTGATTTGATTGAGTATAGGAAAGAATAGAATTACTTTAGAAATAATGTAATTTGTATTGACTTTACATTATAGATAATGTAATATGATTATAGTTAGTAATTGACAAGTGCTAACAGAAAGAAATGGAGGAAAATTATATGAGTGAAAAGGAACAGGCAAAACAGATCATTGACAAATTACCTGAATACAAAATAAAAAATATTTTGTTGTTTTTGCAAGGGATTGCATTTGATGACGAGATGGAAGACGATTTATTTTGTGAAAGAATGATTGAAAATTACGAAAATGCACTAGAAGAAGACAAAGAAGATATACCTTTTGAAGAGTGTTTAAAAGAATGGGGACTTGATCAAAATGTATAGAATTATTATCAAAAAGAAAGCGAAGAAATTTATTGACAAGTTACCCAAAAACGAGAGAAAAAGAATTGCATTGGAAATTGAACAACTGCCAAACGGCGAAGACATTAAGAGATTAAAAGGCGAAAATAATAAAGGGTTGTTTCGTTTGCGTGTAGGTGACTATAGAATTATTTATAGTGTAGATAATGGAGAGCTGATTGTATATGTAATTGACGCAGGTAATCGAGGGGAAATATATAAAAGATATTAAGGGCGGATTTGTTACCGCTCTTTTTATTTTTATAGTATAGTTAGTAATATATTACTTATGTTAGTTGTGTATATGGTATATAGGTATGATATACTGGTATATAGATAGTGATCGTGTATTGTGTTATATGTTATAGTGCGTGTATAACTATACAAGTAGTATGTATATTGTGTGCGCTGTATATGTATGATACTATTGTATAATTATAGATAATGTATGTATATTAATAGGTCATTAATGACAGTCAGTGTGAGTTGTAGGTTTTAATACGATTGTATTAGATGGCGATTTATATAATTTGTTTGGTTGCCAGTGCGGATTTTTAAAAATAGGAATGATTACTAATATTGGATGCGGTGGAATTTACTGGAGGAAATGGTGCAGGAAGAAGACCAGAGCAGAAAGATCTAATGTAAATAATTTTAATTAAATTGCAAATAATTTCGCATGTAGTTTTTAAAACTACGTATTGCAGTGTGTGATATTATATTTTATAGTATTGGAATATACTTATCGTGATATATATGTATGTGTATACTAGTTTAGTTATCTATATAGTGTGGGTAACTTTTTTTGCTATAGCGAACAGGACATTTAGAATAAAACAACATAAGATCAGCATAATAAAAATACATTCATAATACCGCCAAAACCCCGCCTCAGTCCTAAAACTCCTATATCAATAATTTTAGCCATTTTAATGATACGCAAAAAGTCCCTAAAATAGCATAATACTATACTATTACACTATTACGCAGACCGGGGGTGTTAAACATTTATTGGATATATCAGTGCTGCCAAATACTGGGTATGGGTTCCATCCACACGCCACGACCAAAATTTCGACCCACAAATCCCTTTTTGCACTCGGTAGCGACTTCGGTAGAGCCTTTATTTATCGCATTTTTCACACCTTGCCCTTACCAAAATTATCAATTTCGCACGAATTTCTTCCATAATAGCCCATAAATACAACCTTTTACCGAACACACCGTAAAATCCAAAATTCTACTACTATCTCACCCACAAATTCAACATCTTAAATCACCAAAAACATCCTTACATACAACACATTTTATATCTGTAAATCCCTTTTCTACCGAAGTCCATCTTATTACATCCAAAAATTCTTTGATAAATCTTTCGAAAATCACCATATCTACAACACCTCCACTTCCCACCTAAACTTTTTACATAAAATTTCGCATCAAAAAAGACCAATCCTGAGACTGATCTTTAAAAATTCATACTTAATTTCTTAAAAATAATTTTCATATCTACCTACAAAAATATTTCTTCTTGGAATAAGCCACACTCAATTTCGCAAATATTGCATATCGGAATAATTACACCATCTTCAAATATAACACAACCTTTAAACTCATCTATTTTCTTAATAATACCTTGCTTTTCTAAATACCTTCCTCCAGACTTCTTTAAATCTTCCTGGAAATAAGTAATCTTAACTTCCACTCTCTCACTCAGATTCTTTTTCAGAAAACACAGCTTTTCATTCAACTCATCCAAAACGTATTCATCCAAATCTATTTTCTGATAAGTTATCCGCGCCGTTTCCTTAACTAAATCATCATATCCTGTCAATGCAGCAAACGGAGAGAATTGCGCAGCTCTATCATGTATGCTCATTTGTGGATATTTCTTAGAAACAAAATGTGGTAAATTTATAATATCATCATACTTACTATCCAAAACTATCACTTCCTTACGCCTTATGTCCACCTATTTGATTATTTCTATTTCTTGTAGTAGCACCTTCTTGAAGGCTCATTCCTTTAAGAATGGCATTCTTCCCAAATTTGCTTTTTATATCCAAAATAGCCTTTTGAATATCTTGCTCTTTTTTATAAAATTCATCATCTTCTTTATCATTCTTATCACTCACCAAATCAAATAAATTTAACTGCTCATAAGTATTCTTCATGGCAGAATTTTTATTTATTACATGATTAGCCGACATATTAATCCTTCTCACAAGTAAGTTTTCATCCACAATTCTTTCAAACAGATCTAAAACGTCTTTTACAATCATGCTCGTAGAAGAGGTATATTCATGTAAATTAATCGTTCCATGTGCATGTTTAGGTATTTTTCTACCATATTGATCGACAGAAAACTCACCTTGATATGCACTCATCCTCGCAGAATCTAATAAATTTTCTCTATCATATCCTATTGTTAGCACAATCTGATCTGTAACAAGATTTTTACTTACTAGATCCAAAACTAAGCTCTCTGTCATTTCACGGACAATTAATTTTGTAGTTTTATAATCTGTTCCATTTTGAAGTACCTGTCCACTCCCAATACTATTGCTCTCAGGCTTATATTTCTTAATATCTGCAATGGTACATGGTTCATATCCCCATGCATGGTCGATTAATAATTCCGCATTTTTACCAAACATTTTATGCAACAAGTGTTCATTGTAGAATTCAGTTTCATCGCCCAAAGAACATCTTGCAACATCTCCCATCGTATATAAACCAACGGACTCTAATTGTTTTACATATCCTTTTCCTACTCGCCAAAAATCTATGAGAGGTTTATGATTCCAAAGTTGCTTACGGTAAGACATCTCATCCAATTCGGCAATTCTGACTCCGTGTTCATCTGCCGGAATATGCTTTGCAACAATGTCCATAGCAACTTTTGCCAAATACAAATTTGTTCCGATTCCGGCTGTTGCGGTAATGCCAGTAGTATTCAGTACATCTAAAATCATCTTCTGTGTTAATTCTTTTGCAGACAATCCGTATACATTTAAATAAGAAGTTGCATCTATAAATACTTCATCAATAGAATATACATGGATATCTTCTGGTGAAACATATTTCAGATAAATATTATAAATTTCTGCACTGTATTTCATGTAAAAAGCCATTCGCGGAGGAGCAACTATATAATCAACTTTTAGATTCAAATTTTTATCTAAATCTTTTTTGTCATAAGAATTTCCAGTAAACCCCTTATTTTTTAGTTGAAACAATCTACTTGCATTTATCTTATCTACTTGTTGAACAACCTCAAATAATCTTGGTCTGCCTGAAATGCCATATGATTTTAAGGAAGGAGTTACTGCCAAGCAAATGGTCTTTTCTGTACGACTATTGTCCGCAACAACTAAATTCGTTGTTAGTGGGTCTAGTCCTCGTTCTATACACTCCACTGATGCATAGAAACTTTTTAAATCTATCGCTATATATGATTTGTTACTCAAACAATCACTCTCCATGTTTCGTATATTCTTACTTATATCATAACAAAATATTTTTTAAATATCCAGAAAAATCGAAAGTATGTTTGCATGCTCTTATAAAAGATGGCATAAAGAAATTGTTCTTCCTAAAACCATGTTTTATTGAACCTATATACAATAAGGAAAGAACTATGTAAAATTTTTAAATCTCAGACTTAAATTTCGATTTTATGTCTGTACCCTAAGAAGTATTCATATGGATATATAAAATCTATTCTACGCTCTATACGATCAAAATATTCCATAAATAGCCCCTAAAGAATTTCACTAACCACACCAACCAATAAACTTAAAATGTAATTTCGCATTTTCCTAAGATAGAAAAATTATATTTCGATACAGCGGAATCAAAAACAACTCCATCTGTCGGAACAAACTCGACATTATGAATCGAATTAGGTTTATCATAAAATCCTATTATTTCAACATGAATACGATCTCCTTCTATCAATTTAGTGAAGGTATCCATAAATCCATTATAATAATCAATATCAAAAATATTGTAATATACTTTTACACGATAATCTCCAAGTTTGTTAAAAAAACTTTTATTTACACGGAAATCACGTATTACAGGATGTCCATATAATCCAAAAGGAAAAGTATCTTTATCTGTATAAAATTTTACATGTTTCTTCCCATCTACAATTTTATACTCACCATTTTTAACCCTTTTACGAATTTCATCTTTAATGTAGCTATGTACATAGGTGGCACGTTCCGCCCCTTCTTTATATTCCTTGCTACTTTTCTCTGCGGCAACCTCTTCAGGCGTTCTACATATTTCATTTAACTCATCTCGAAAATTCATATCCAAACCTCCTCTTTATATTCATCTACATAATATCATAACAAAAGAAATTTTTACACATATTTCCAAATCAAGAGAGAATCACTGATTATATCAAATATTAATTTGTCGACTTAAGAAAGGGAGAAATATATGAGTAATTTAAAATTGGTAACAACAGAGAACTTTGGAAATTTAGAATGTAACTTTTATAGAAATATGAACGATGACATCCTTCTTACTCGTGAACAAATTGGTCAAGCTTTGGAATATTCTAATCCATCTACTGCGATAAAAAATTTACACAGAAAACATAAAGACAGGTTAGATTTATTTTCTGTACAAATAAAATTAGGGGGACTCCAGAACGAGCCAACCTCAAAAAGTGAAGAGCAAGAACGTATCTATTATACCCAACGAGGAATTATGGAAATTTGTAGGTGGTCAAGACAACCATTAGCAAATAAATTCATGGACTGGGTATGGGATATTGTAGAAAAATACCGTAGTAATGAGATTATGGACATGTCACGTATGACAACTATATTAAATAAATTTGTGGACGTTATAGAAAAGCAAGAAAGACGACTATCTAAAATTGAAAAGCAATTATCTGTGCAACAAGAACAGTTAAATAAGCTGGCTACATACAAGAAACCTAATAATCCTTGGTTTGTGAAAATGCATCCTAAATATAAGCTATTAGAAGAATACTTCAATATAACAAGAACAGAATTGTATAAAAATATATTAGAGAAATTAAAAAGTGTATATGGATTAGACACAAATCAAATTCAGGCAGATTACTGTTATAGAAATAGAATTGAATCCTGTTATCCATTAGATCCATATGAGTTCAATCCAAAATATAGAGAAATGATTGAGAAAATTGTTGATGATAATTTATTAAAGTACGGAATTATTACAGAAAAATGATTCTGTTACCTATGAAAAGTATGAAATTATTTTTGATCTACCTGAAATAACTAATGTAGGAAAATCTCTGAACATAGTTTTGACTACCTTTTTTGGATGTGTCCTCTATTATAAGCCTTACACCCAAATAGGGCAGTCAACTTTGAAGACAAATAGTAACTTGTAAAAATATTTATTATCCGGATTTATCTTTGCGGTAGCAAAGTAAAGACGGAAGACACGAGGAAAATACGTTTACGGATTTTCTGAAGTGCTATTACTCTCCTGTTTAAATATGTAAAAGAAATAGAAACTATGGATTTGGAGCCAATAAGGGGAGCGGGGATATCCCCGAATTAATACATTAATAATTATAGTAAAAATTTATTTGGAACAGTGAATTACTAATAGTGGGGGAAAGAAGACCAAATCCATAAGTCTTACATACGCATATTGCTCGCTAAAGCTCACAAAATGCTAGTGCGACTAAATGAATTATGATCTTTTTTGCATTTCCCCCACACCCCCTTTGCGTACTATTTTTTTCTAAAAAAGGGAGAAAATTTTCAAGTAAAAATCACGGAATACATTATAACTACGGGCTTTTTCAGCAAAACGGCATCCTTTAAAGTCTCCCTATATATTATATATATATATTAGGGAGGAATGAAAGGATGCGAAAATCGTGAAAAACGCTTATTTTACAAGGAAAACTGGCATTTTTACTTTGCAAAAAATAATAAAACACTTATTTTAGGAGGAAAATTCATGGAAAAACCAACTATCAAAAAAGGAAAACTTACAGAAAAGAAATTAGTAGAGTTATATGGAAGCGAAGCTCAGAAAAAATCTTACAAAGAAAATGGACGCTTCGTAAGTAATTATAAAAAAACTCTACTAACTAAAATGTCTCGTTATTGTACCATTAAGGATTTAGGAGATCGTACTTATAAAATCACTAACGTATACGATTACCCCCTTCCTGCAAATTTCAATAAAATGACCAAGTCTTTGTATCAATATATTGTACCACTATTACTTACTAATCTAATTAATGGTCATGATGAAAATAATAAAATTGATATTACTGTTGGGAAATGGGCGAGAGAAATAAATATGGTAAATAAAAATTATAATCTCGTTAAATATAACAAAGAAGATACCAGCAAAGAAACACAATGTTCTCTTGATACTATTAATGAATTTTACGATAAAGCAGATGACATGATTGAATGGTATATTACCAATGCTCTCGATTATTTAAAATCAGCTGGATTAATTATTTGGAGAGAAGTATACAGAGTAAGTGAAGAAATATCTAGTGGTGAAAGTGTTATTGATGAACACGGTAATATTCATGTTGATATTTCTATTGAAAGTCATCAAGCTTCTGAAGATGAGATGAACTATTACTCTCATTGTGTATCAATTGCTGATAAAGCAGCTAGAATCGAAAATGCCGGAGAAAGATATTACAGTAAAAAATCAAAACTATTTGGAGAAGTATTAAAGAGAGAACTTTACAAAAAGAAAATCAAGTGTGTTTTCAAAACTTATGAGGCTTATTATGTCAACCTGGATAAATGCAACTTTGTATTAGATCAATTTGGAAATTTCCAAACAGATAATTTAATAGGTGAATTCAACGAAGAGTTTACTAAGATGTTGATTGAAAATGCAGGAAAAAGATTTGATAAGAATCCAAATAAGTATATTTCTTATTCAGAAAAAGACGATTATACTTTATGTTTTCAAAATTTATGTGAAATCACTATTGATAAAAATACTGAGTATCTTGGTCATAGAATAAGAGAAAAAACTATTGACGATGATTATTCTCTGAAAATTACACCATCAAAGAAAGGATAATAAGATAATGAATTTTAATAAACAACAAGAGGAAGTTATAAATACAATAAGCGGAAACATTTCTGTTATTGCTGCGGCAGGATCCGGGAAAACAACTGTATTAACTCATAGAATTGAAAACATGGTTGTAAACCATAATATTCCACAGTCTTCTATTTTAGCGATAACTTTTAGTAAAAAAGCGAAAGATAATATTGTGTCAAAAATGCAAGAATTAAACATATTAAATGTCTCAATAGAAACCTTCCATTCATTTGCACTGAAAATTATTTCTACTGCATATGGAATAAACAAATATAAAGTATGGACGGCTCAATGGGAGAAAGAAAAGATAATCAAAGATATATGCACAGAATTATCGCTATGTTTTCCTGATGCTGTTCCACATAACGAAATTTTATCTTTTATTGCATTACAAAAAACGAATATGAAAAATCCAGATGATGTTTTAATTTACAATAAAGAGATTCCATTTCCTGAATTAATTATGCAGCAAATATATAAGTTATATGAAAATTACAAGCAAGTAAATTATTATATTGAATTTGATGATTTTATGAATATGGCTAATGAGGTGTTTGATAAAAATAACTCTGTTTTAGAAATATACAAAAATAAATTTAAGTATGTTTTAGTTGATGAGTTTCAAGACATTTCAATATCACAGGCTCTTCTTTTGAAAAAATTAAATACAGAAAATACTATGATTGTAGGAGATCCATTACAGGCAATTTATTCATTTAGAGGTGGAGACAGTAAATTTATTTTAAATTTTGATTCAGATTATTCAGATGTGAAGATTATAAATCTGAATACGAATTATAGATGTAGTAAAAACATTGTTTCAACGGCGAATAAACTAGCATTAAATATTCCTGATTCTAAGCACAAGAATTATGTAGAAAGCATAGCGTATAAAGATGATATCAAAACACCTGAATTAAGACATTTTATAAGTGATCATAAAGAAAGCAAATGGATTGCGACAAAAATAAGCGAATTAAAATTCAAAGGATATAATTACAACGATATTGCTATTCTCGCAAGAACAAATGCTCAGTTACAAAAATTAGAAACAATATTACACGATGAAGATATTGCATTTGATATTGTTGACGGAAAAAGTTTTACTGAGTTATCAGAAATCAAATTAATTATTTCTTATTTGAAATTAGCAGCGAATACTGGTGATAATGATGCATTTTCATATTTATATAACAAACCAAACCGATGGTTAGATAGAAAGTTCCTCAAAGAAGTAAAAGACAATAGTTTTAGGAGAAATACATCTTTATATGAATCGATGTTTACGATTGATAGGCGAAATTGGCGATTTAAAAACGGTATAGATGAAATTATTGAGGTTATAACTCATTTAAAAAACAACAAAAATTCTGATGTTTCTGAATTAGTGAAATACTTAAGAGACAGATTAAATATTGATAAATTTGTTACAAAAGGGAAACAGTCAGATGATGGAAGTTATGTTGAACAAATTGACAACCTTAACAGTTTTGAAAATATCTGTTCAAGGTATTCTTCCATTGACGAATTCATTTCATACATAAATGACCTAGACAACGAATTAGAAATAAAAAGCAAATATGATGATAAAGTCAAATTACTTACAATTCATAAATCAAAAGGCATGGAATATCCTGTCGTGTTTATAATCGGATGTAACGATGAACTATTACCACATTATAAAAGTGAAAATATAAATGACGAGCGTCGATTATTTTATGTTGCGATCACAAGAGCAGAGAAAGAATTATATATGTCCTATGTTGATTTCTATAACGATGATAGGAAAATAGTAAGTCCATTTATTAATGATATCAAAGACACCATAAAGATTGTTGAGAAAATTGATAAATAAAATTATGATTCAAATTTCATAAACAAACAGTGAATAAAAATATATCCATAATACACCACACCAATTAGTAACATGAAAACCAGATTTCAATGAAAAAGAAACGGAGGTGAATGTGAGTGAAAACATAAAATTTTCTATCACATTTGATATGCAGCAAAGGTATCCCTAGAAAATACCTTACACTGCATAATAAGTTTTTTGTGAACAATATTTGTCCACACATTTTGGATTATTGCGGAGAATTAGAATTTAGCGTACCTAATTCTTGCTTTGATCCAAAAGCAATGTAGTCATTTGTGACTACGGCATTGTCTACTCCTGAGTCGAGCAATAATTTCAATTCTTTTAGTTCATAACGTTTTTTAATCAAAAATGTGACAAATGAGCCAATTTGATTAATTACATATTTACTTAAAGCAAAAATTATTGCTAGGACAACAGGAGAACCGACTGTTAGTAATTCTGTCATTAACTCTCCTTTCGTGAATAAAGCATACCACTAGGGAGAATTTACCTAAGATGTCAAAAATGATGATGCCACTCCTTTCCGTACCTGAACAATCAGTTGTGGTATTGGTTGACGGGTTACAGTGATGCATCAATTGTATTGTATCAGATATGGAAAGGTTTGTTAAGAAGAATTTTGTAAAGAGAATTATATAAATGTAACTATTAAACACTTCAATCAAAAGGAGCGAGTTATATGAATAAAAAATATTTTAAAACAGAGGAGATAAAACATGATCAATACAAGTTATACAGAAACAGCAAATATGAACCTTAGAATTCCAACAAGATCAGAATTCCATAAATATGCTATGGAAACATTGAATGTTGGTGACTTTTTTACAAACGGGTGCCAAGAAGGTGGTAAAAAAGTCCAAAAGATTGCCAGATCAATTACATGGTCTGAAAATACTTGGAAGAACTTTAGAAATTAATGCAGTGAATAAAGTATCGAATAGCTAAATATTATTTTCAAAAACAAAGGAGGTTATTATTATTTTAACTTGTAGATTAGGAAACGAAATCATAAATTGTTATGATGGAACACATAGTAAAGAACGGTTAAAAAAATGGGCTGAAAAAAAAATCTTACGTTGTCCGATTTGTAATGAACCATATGAATACTGTCATGGTGAGGTAAAGGTTCCATATTTTAGACATATGAACAAAACTTCATGTGGATTTTTATATAGTGAGTCTGAGACTGAAGAACATCTGAGTGGCAAAAGAGATTTATTTGAGTGGATAAGGAAACAACCAGATGTTACGAATGCAATTTTAGAGGGTTGGATTCCAGAAACAAAGCAAAGACCAGATATTATGTTTAAATATAAAGGTATCCAATACATAATTGAATATCAGTGCTCTCCTATCGCTACAGAATATATTGAGAGACATGAATTATATAAATCTGCTGGTATAAATGACATATGGATTTGTGGAACACAGAAATATTTACAGGGTAATATGCGGAAAAAATTTTTACAAGATGTATCCTATGCTTTTTATTCATCTAAAAATCATATGATTTTTCCGATAGAACATAAATACTTTTTTTGGAATACTGGATTAATAAAAACCGAATTAAAAATAAAAAATAATTATTTTTACGGTCTTTCATTGGATGAGTTTTCGTTTGATTATGAAATATATAATAAAAAGTTTGGTAAACCTGAAGAAGTAATTAAAAAAAGAGATTATAGAAAAAATATAAAGAAACACCCACCATTGAGAAGAAAGAAAAATCACTATTTATTTTTACAAGATGAAAAATTGAATAAGAACCTAGAAACAAAGTTATCTCATTTATCTAATGACAATTGGAAATTTTATATTATGACAAACTATAGTAAATACAAGGCTTTTAGATATATACTTGCAGAACCTATTGTATCATATAATATAAACGAATACAGTTTCCATACAGAGTTCAGGAACAAGAAATATATGAAAATCATGATCGAAAAAATGGATTACAACGAATATAAGAAATGTTGTCGAGATATTAAGTATTTAAAACAAGTCTTATATACGATGATGATTGAAAATAAAAAGCAGTTGATAAAATATACAAATGAAAATATGAGATTTTTGGAGGTATTAAGTAATTGAGTAAACATTTAACATCACAGAGATACGTCTTTAAGATACATTCTTCTCGTCTTCGTAGATCAAAATGGAATCTACAACTTTCTGTTAAACAGGCTAGAGAAAACAAAGAATTAATCGCATTAAGCGAAAGTCAACTAATGAGATTTATAGACGAACTAAATGGAATTACAAATCCAGAACTACACATTGCAGATATTAAATCCAAAATTAGAAATTTAAAATATGAAAAAAACTTATCCATATCAAGACCTAAAATTAAGAAATTATATGATGAACTGGATAGATACCAATTCAAAAAGGATTATGTATGCGTCGTTATAGATAATAATAAAGATTATTATAAAATATACAAACACGGATTTAAGATAAATAATATTACTTACAGAAGATTACTTGGGACAACTGGCGGAGTAAAAAACAACACTATTGTTTTCGTAAATGAAAAACTGATTTCAGAATTAAAAAGAAGAATTGATAACGGGCGTGATAAAAATAAACAATTCTCTCCGGCAAAATTAGAAGCATATAACGCATTGGTTTGTAGCTCTTCTACCCCCGTATCGTATCCTAACGGAGTTGTTGTCGTTCATGATTGTATTACACATTTTAAATCCAATGTAATTGAATTAGACGATACAAATCTTGAAGAACCAAGTATGAAATATATTCGAGACAAAGATATGGAATTAAATGACAGTGATGGATACGGACTTGTTATGCCATGCCTCATGAAAAGATGGGGAAATGAAATTGGTGAAGATTTTTTGCTTCCTGGATGTGTAATAAGAAACTCATTCTGCAAAGGAGCCGTTTTCCCTATCGATTTTCAGAAATTTGCTAATGATAATAATATAGATTATATTACAGATGTATGGGGAAATACATATGATATAAACAATGTAGAATTAATATTGACAGAATCTATGTTAAAATTATGGGATTCATATTCATCGATTGAAGATTATTTGGAAAATTGTAAGAATAATAATTACAGTTTTGCTATTACAAAAAGCTCAGAAAAAGAATTGGAAAACATAAGAACTATGAATTACCAGTTTCTTCAAAGTTATGATTTTAGTGATGAAGAAATTGAAGAACTTATTAATCCCACTGTTTCTGAGATCCGTGATATATTGTCGGATGATTATAGAAAAACAATCCTATATACAAAAGGTGTTGAATTAAACAGCAATACAGTACAATGTTTAGATAATTCATTTTCTACCGCCTTAATGATTGAACCTGAAATGAAAAATGATCCTTTTGTAAAATCGCAAATTTATTCTATGATCAAGAAAAGAATTGATGATGCGAAGGTTGGCGTTTTAAATGTTCCTGCAAACTATTCATTAGTTTCAGGAGATCCGTATTCATTATGTCAATCAATGTTTGGGTTAGAAGTTACTGGATTACTTAAATCAGGAGAAGTTTATTCTAAATATTGGGCTGATAAAGATGTAAAAGAAATCGTTAGTTTTAGAGCACCTATGACTTCACATAACAATATACGAAAATTAAAGGTCGTTCATAATAAGGAAATGGACGAGTTCTATAAGTACATGACTACACCGACAATATTTAACAGTTGGGACACTTGTGCAGATGCTATGAATGGCTTCGATAAGGATTTGATACAGTTTCTGTCCTTGTAAAACTTGGTGAACCTATAAATATAGGGTGTGCAGTTTACGATTAGTAATTGTAGGAAATGACAACTAAAAACTGTGCTAACGGGGAAGGGTTTAAACTCCTAATCGCCGTGCTAAAAACAAATTTGAATTAAATCGTAGAAAGGACGGTTTTGAAAGAAGTTATTAAAGAATTATACGGGATTGAATATTTTATAAGAAGTGACGGAAGGATTTTTAGTACTAAAAATATTGGAAGAGGTAAGTTTCATAAAGAAATAACACAACATTTAAGATATGACGGTTATCCTATCGTTACATTAGGAACAAATGATCACAGAGTGCAAAAAACAGTACATAGGATTATGGCAGAAACTTTCATACCTAATCCAAAAAATCTTCCAGAAGTTGATCATATTGATAATAACAAAGAAAATAATGATATTAGCAATTTAAGATGGATTAGTAGCTTTGATAACAAATCAAGGATTCCGTTTGAAACGAGAAGCAAATGCAGAATCGGTTCAAAAAATGGTAATGCAAAATTAACAGAAAAAGATGTATTAAAAATAAGAGAATTATATAACACACAAGGCTATTCTATCAGCAAGTCATCAAAATTATATGGATGTGGTTGGACAACTATTAGTCATATAATTAAAGGAGATACTTGGAAAAATATATAAATCGATTTTAATTCAAATTTGTTTATGTGGAACGACTATCGAAAGTGTAAGTAATAAAGAAATTTATTATTGAGTAAATGAGTAGAGTACTGTTATTACGAAATTTAATAACAGGAAGTGCCAAGGCTTTATATTTTGGTAAAAGAAATATAAGGTATGATATAGTCTAATCCCCTAATAAATATCGGGAAACCGAGGGTATTGCAGTTTGGGAGACTGCGTAATCAACACTTCTTTTCCGCTGCTTGTTAGAAAAACACAAGAATTACCAGCAGTTGTATGTGTACAGCGAAAGGCGCCAAAATGTGTTCCTACGGAAGATGATATCATGAAATCAAATATCAATAGTTTTGGAAATGCTGTTGGTGCGGTTACAAATAAAATAACATCGATGTTTGAAGTCCAAGCAAATTTCCCAAAGGATAGTCGCGAATATAGAATTCTTGATTATCGCATTAAATGTGGACAACTATACCAACAAAACTCGATCGATTAACTTTAGTCGCTTTACACAGTGATGTGTATCGAATAACAAGGTGAACTTATAAATATAAGGTGTGCATTACACGATTAAGGAATCGTAGGAAATGACGATTAGGTAATGTGCTAACTGGAAAAGTCTAAGTATATAACAATATAAAATGCGTAAAAAATTTAAAAAAAGAAAGAATGTGATTGTATAAGTTTATATAACAATTATGGAATTTATGGAATAAGAAATAAAATCAATAACAAGATTTACGTTGGAAAAACAGAAATGAATTTTGGTGATAGAAAAGATTGTCATTTTGCAAGTCTTCGTGGTGGATATCATATTAATCCGCATTTACAAAAATCATTCAATAAATATGGGGAAGATAATTTTGAATTTATTGTATTGTATGAATGTAAAAATAATGAAGATAGTGATATAGTCAATGAATTAGAGAAGAAATATATCAAGTTATACAAGGACAAAGAACTTGCTTATAATATTGGAGATGGTGGTGACGGTGGACACAATTTAGGAAAGCATTTGTCAGAAGAAACCAAAAGAAAAATTGGAGATAAAAATAGAATTAACATGACAGGTCGTAAAGCCACTATTGAAACCAAGAAAAAAATGTCTGAATCTCAAAAAGCACGTTTTAGTAAAATGTCTGATGAGGAACGTAGGGAGTATGGAAAACAAATCTCCCAATATTCTTCAGGATATAAATGGTCGGAAGAATCAAAAGAAAATTTCTCAAAAATTCAACAATCTAAACCTAACGGTGCAAAATATGATGTGGAAACAGTTAAAAAGATAAGACATTTGCACGAAGACAAGAATTTGACTTATACAGAAATTGCAAAATTATTAAATATGCACAGACATACTGTGTATTTAATCGCTACATATAGAAGATGGAAATACGCATAACCCATCACACTGTTATATATATGATGATCCAGTGCCAAACTAAAGCAGCAATGTTTTAGAAGGTCAAACGAGCAAGACATACAATCTCTACGAGATTATGAAGTCTGTATGATTAAGGTGAAACTCCCTGATCAGAAGTGCCTTGCCCTCATTATAAATGAGGTGATGATGTGCTCTACTCCCCTAATAAATATCGGGAAACCGAGGGTATTAAGGAAAACTAAAGGCATCGAATCAAAACCAATGCCAAACGAATGGTATAATTGGGTTTCAAATAAAATTTCAAACGGAACTACTTCTTCTGATAAGAAAAAGTATTGGATGAATAGAAAATTAGTTGCAGATAAGAAACCATATTTTATGCAATATATTTACCCCTCAGAGAAAGTAAAAATGTCAGAGTATTTAAAGCGTAATAATGAAAAATGTATTATGAAGTTTAGAATTTCCCTTGATGATCTTTTAAAAAAAGAAAATTTAACATTGGATGAAAAAAAGTTTTTATATTGTTATCATAAAAGAATGCCATTAGGTATGTCCTCTTGCACTATAAATAAAATATGTTGGGCTATCGAAGATAAGTTTTCAAACTTTAAGATCAATGACGATTGTGAATTTGATTATTCTATTATGAAATGCAATGTAAATTATTCAAAACAGTTGTTTAATAAAATCAAAAAAATATATGAATCTTACAAGAAAGAGCTTTCTAACTATATGCAGTTAGCAAAATCTGAAAGAATTAAATCAGAAGATAGACAATTACAAAAATACTTATTGAAAGAAGACTTTAAACGCCGCTGCTTAATCCAATGCCCAAACGAAGAATATTTATGTGATATTGTTTTAGATTTATGTTACTCCAAAAGTAAGTCTAGTAAACAATTCGCATGGGATATTTGTGGCGATATGATTATTTCAAATCTTCTTAAAAGAAATAATTATAAAATTATATACCCTACAAAGAATGAAGATGGTGATATAAATTTTGCAGGGGAAAGTTTTTCATTAGAGACAACAGATATCAAAATAGATATTACTATTGAAGATATGGAGGACAATGAATGGTAGTATTAAATGAGACTAAAGAAGCTGAGAGAATAATTTTAAAAGGGGAAGTTGGTAAAAAACCAACTTCTACCCTATTCCTATTATCTAGGTATTATAGACAGAAAGAAAATTTAAGCAAACAGGAAATTGTTCATAAATTGAATGATTTTATGTATGAAAATTACAAAAATTATAATCCTGCATTATGGGAAGATATTATAGAAAACGTTGTAAATAAATCTCGCAAATATCCACTAAGAGAAATAAATAGTATTGAAATATTTCAGTCTGAATTAGATATAATTTCAGAAATTAAATCTATAAAATACAAAAAACTTTTGTTTGTAATGTTATGTTTTGCAAAATTATACAATATGTTATCAGAAACAAATAATGGATGGGTTAATACAGATATAAAAGATATATATAAAATTGCAAGGGTCAATGTAAAGCATAAAAATGATAAGTTTTTATACTTAAATGATTTAGAGAGATTAGGTTTGATTTCATTTTCAAGTAAAAATGATAACTTAAATTTAAAAGTAAATTTTATAGGTGAACCTGACAATACAATCTTAAAAATAACTGACTTTCGTGAGCTAGGATATGAATATTTAAATTTTATAGGCGAAGGGAGATTCGAGAAATGTAAATCTTGTAAAAAATTGTTCAAAAAAAATAGTAATAATATGAACTATTGTAACGACTGTCAAAGAGAAATTACTAAAACAAAAACAAGAATTAGAGTGAAAAAATACAGAGAAAACAATATGTAACGATTCAGAAAACCTCGGAAACCATTGTAAACAGTGGGTTTCCGAGTGGTATGCCTGTTTTTCTTTATATGTAGAGTAATATAAGTATTTGCTTATGGATATAAAGAAAAAGAATATAAAAAGCAGATAGCTTAAATACATATATTTAACGGTTGCAGGTTCAACGCCGCCAAAAGTAGATAAAAGGAATCCGTGAGTAGTATGTTTTATATACGAAAGCAGATATTGCTTTTATAACCTCAGAATGAGGATTGAAATAGCCTTTTGTAAGTAGTGACAGAATATTATGACGGTATGTTAATGTAGGATGAAGATCCATCTATATTCATAGACAAATACTTATTTTTCATTTTGTATGAGTTCTTCATGCACTCCTTTCTTAACTGGTAGTGATACCGTAAATCTTATGGTATTGTTGCCAGTCTCTCTCACTAGGTCGGTGGTGTAATGGTAGCATGATAGTCTCCAAAACTAACGATGCAGGTTCAAATCCTGCCCGACCTGTTACTATCCCTTACGGGGAAATAAATATGGAAGAAGGTTTTTAAAATAATTAAAATTTCAAAAAACGATGCATTTTATATGCGAAAAAATGGATTTGAAGAATTTGTCAAAAAATCAAGGTCCAAACATCCGACTTATTATCTTGTAGAAGAACATGATGTATGTCGGTATGATAAGAAACTGCATAAACGAGTTGTGATCAAAGAAGGCGCATTATCGTTCTATCGCAGGCATCTAAAAAACATCACAGTAAAATAATTGCAAAATATCATCGGAGAGTACACTACTACTCTTCTATTTTTTAGTTTAAAGTGATTGGTCAGAAATCCCATTAGATTTAGCTCATGGGATGAATGGCAAAAATAGAATAACTATATATGAGTAATAATTGGAAATCGAAAAACAGACATAAATCCTTGCTGCAATACCATCTTATATTTGTTTGTAAATATAGAAAGAAATTATTAGCAAGCAAATCAACATCAGATGATATAAAACAGTTTTCTTATGATATATGTCAGAAACATAATGTGAAAATTCATAAAATGGAAACAGATAAAGATCATATCCATTATATGATTGAAACTGAACCAAATATAAATTTATCAAATTTAGTTAGGACTATAAAATCATACACAACTTATCATATATGGAAATTATATGGTAAATATTTGTCAAGACATTTTGGGAGAGAAAATATATTTTGGACAGATGGGTACTTCATTTGCAGCATTGGTAATGTAAGTGAGAAACAATTGAGAAAATACATAGAAAACCAAGGTTGATTTAGAGAATATATAACTGAAAGGAAGTGATTATAGATGTTAAAAGCGTATAAATACAGATTATATCCTAATAAAGAACAACAAGAATATTTTTCAAAATGTTTTGGATGTGTACGATTCATCTATAATCGTATGCTTTCAGATAAAATTGAGTATTATAAAGAAACAAAACAGAAACTTAATAATACACCTGCTCAGTATAAAAAAGAATTTCCTTGGTTAAAAGAAGTAGATTCTCTTGCTTTAGCAAATGCACAGATTAATTTACAAGCTGCATATAATAATTTCTTTAAAAGACCGGGAGTTGGGTTTCCTAAATTTAAGAATAAAAAGAATCATTACTACTCTTATACAACTAACAATCAAAGAGGAAATATTTATGTATCTGATAGACATATCAAACTTCCTAAGATTGGATTAGTCAAAGTGAAGAGACATAGAGATTTTGAAGGGATTATTAAATCTGTTACGGTTTCTAAAATCCCAAGTGGTAAATATTATGTTTCAGTTTTAGTGAATTGTAAAGAACAAGAAAAATTACCACAATCTAATAATGAAATTGGTATTGATCTTGGAATTAAAGAATTTGCTATTACTTCTGATGGTGAAATGATTGAAAATCCAAAGCACCTTAGAAAGTCTGAAAAAAGATTAAGAAAATTACAAAAGGATTTATCACGTTGTAAACAAGGAAGTAAGAATAGAGAAAAATGCAGAATTAAAGTTGCAAAACAGCATGAAAAGATTGCAAATCAAAGAAAAGATTTTTTACATAAGTTGTCTAAGAAAATTATTGACGAAAATCAAGTCATAGCTTTAGAAAGTCTTAAAGTAAAAAATATGATGAGTAATCATAAATTGGCAAAATCAATAGCTGATGTTTCTTGGAGTGAATTTGTAAGACAGTTAGAATATAAGGCTAATTGGTATGGAAGAAAAATCATTAAAATTGACACTTGGTTTCCATCCAGTCAGATATGTTCTAGCTGTGGTCACAAAGATGGAAAAAAAACATTATCAATCAGAGAATGGACTTGCCCTGTTTGTGGAACACATCATGAAAGAGATATAAATGCAGCAATAAATATTCTCAATGAAGGTTTGAGAATATATAACGAAAATAAAATCGTAGGAACTACGAGGATAGTCTAGGTAAACTTGTATCATTAGATATATTGATTAGAAAGCCAATCGAGCTTTAGCTCGTGGGCGGTTCATGGGAGAATTTGAATATGATTAAAATTACAAAAACAGAAGAAAAATTAACACCAGCAAAACAGAATATTAAATTAGATGGAATCTTTGTAAAAGATTTAAAATTTGTAGACGAAACAGGCGATATTACGCAACAGGTTCTTGATGCACTTCCGGAAGGAACAGAACAGGTTGGGTTTAAAATCACTGTGGAATTACCACTGGAATCTGAAGAAATGTAAGGCGGTGTGTTGTTATAGTACATAATTATAAAAAGTTTGACGGAGAAAGCGATGATGAACTTATCCTAAGAATTTGTAATGATAAAGAAAATATCGGAACTTGGAATGATGTAGCTACAGTGCTAAATTCTCTTCTCGGTCATAATTATACAGAATCAGCCTACAGAAAACGAGTTCAGTATTTTCAGCAAGTTCTTGATGCAAATCAATCTAAGTTTGCAAATAGTACTGCACAACTTCAAGAGTTAAAAGAAGAGCGTATTCTTTTAGAAAAGGAGCGTATTAAAACACGCGATGAGCGTAATGAATATCGTAAGTTGATTCGTGAAGAAGCTAGAAAAGAATCTTATAAAGAACAAATTCTAAGATCAATTTCTGAATATCACGGACAGCCACTGGATTACGACAAGAGAAAGCAGTTTAAAGGAATTTTGAAATCCAACAATGATTTAGTCGTTTCAGTAACAGATATTCATGGAGGAATTGAAATCGATAACTGGTTTAATAAATACAACACAAATGTTATGTATGATAGATTTAGACAATATCTGGATAAAATTTTTGAAGTATATTTACGACATGGATCAGAGAACATTCATGTAATTATAAGCGAGATGATTTCTGGGTTGATCCATAACTCTCTTCGTATTGAAAGCAATCAGAATCTGATTGAACAATTCTTATCCGTATCGGATTGTATTTCACAATTTTTAGCAGAACTTAGTTATAAATTTAATGAAGTTCACGTTTATGTTTGTCCCGGAAATCATTCCAGATTACATGCAAAAAAGGAAGAGTCTTTGAAAGGCGAAAATATGGACTGTCTTGCTATTCCATTTTTACAGGCTAAGTTACAGAACTTTAAGAACATTGAATTCCATGAAAATGAAATTGATGAATCTATAGTGATGTTTTCTGTTAGAGGTACAAAAATTTTTGGTGTCCACGGAGATAAAGATGATCCAAAAACAGTTGTACAAAAACTGTCCCTTATGACACAAATACGACCGGATATTGTATATATGAGCCATCGTCATGTAAATGCAATGTCTACTGTTTATAATGTGAAAATTTTACAATCAGGCTGCATTTCTGGCGTTGATAATTATTGCTTAGACAATAGATTACAAAACAGACCTGAGCAATTAATTTCAGTTATAACAGACGACGGATTAGATTGTGTATATGATGTTAAATTCACTTAGATGAATGAAAGAAAAATTATATTACTAGAAAAATTAGTTGATAAAAAGGAGATAATATTTATGAATAAATTAGAATTAATTAAAGAAGTTTCAGGAAGAACAGCACTCACACAGGCTGCAACAAAAGATGTCGTTGAGGCTGTTTTAGATGTAATTACAGAAGAATTAATTAAAGGAGAAAAGGTAGCGATTGCAGGTTTCGGAACTTTTGAAGTAAGAGAAAGAGCTGAAAGAATGGGTAGAAACCCACAGTCTGGAGAAACAATGTTGATCGGAGCTTCTAAAAATGTAAAATTCAAGGCAGGTAAAGCATTAAAAGATAAAGTAAATGTATAAGATAGGTGGTGATTCTATTGAATACAAATAAAATTAGAAATAAAACATATGATTCCATTTTGGAATTATGTGAAGATGTTGTTGATACATACGAATCCTTAAATAGATTCCCATCTGATGAAGATACATCGGATATTAGTTTTATCGCAAAGTATGATGAGGCAAAAGAAATTATTTCATATCTTTGTAAATTAGAATATGACATTGCTTTTTGTCAACTCGCAGATCCAGAATATGATGGATATATTGACGAATATATTATTACTATTTATGATGGGGAAATTTGGTGTGAACCATTAAAACGAGAAGACGAATATATTTATTGTGAATCACATTTTTCATACATTTTAGATAATTGCAACTCTAAAGTATTAGAAAAATGTGAAGCAAATTATATTTGTGAAGTTCACATTAATGATGAAGAATTCGATGATTTTTGTGATGACGGATGTATTTTCTGTAAAGGTTACGAAGAAGACAATGATATGCATGGTTTTACAGCTTCGCGTAACGATGATAACGGATTCACAACATTATCATTCTATTCAACAGAAAAACTTGATTCTGATGAAATGAGAGATTTATTGGAAATTTTTGGTTTATAATTTAATACTCATATACTTTTGGGATCCGTAGGTGTCACAGCTTATGGATCTATTTTTGTGTTCTCAATTAGGAGAATAAGAAATTAAGACATCAGCGAAAGGAATGTGTCAGGTAAGTTCCGATCGCGCTGCCGGTAATTGGTCAGATGGATAATCTGATAAAGAGTTAAAGTAGGACGGTTAATACGCTCCTATCTCTACCTTCAATTAAAAATATTGGAGGAATTTTATATGGAAGAATTAAAAATTTTTGAAAACGAAGAGTTTGGACAAGTAAGAACAATTGTAATTAATAACGAGCCGTGGTTTGTTGGGAAAGACGTGGCAGAGGCGTTAGGGTATGCAAATTCTAAAAATGCAGTCCCTAAACATGTATTAGACGAAGATAAGCTGGGTACCCAAATCGAGTACGCAGGTCAGAGAAGGACAGTAACGGTAATTAATGAATCTGGTCTTTATGCTCTTATCTTTGGAAGCAAATTAGAATCAGCAAAAAGATTTAAGCATTGGGTTACTTCAGAAGTATTACCTTCTATTAGGAAAACAGGTAATTATATCAGTAATGAAGATCAACTACGATTAGGATTATTTGACAAAGATCCACTTGTTGTTGTTCAATCTCATCAAAAATTAGTTGCTATTGAGGTAGATAGAGCTACAGCACCACTCATTGCAGAGAACACAGTAATGAAACCAAAAGCGGATTACCATGACGAAGTATTGAATAAAGATGATCTTATTAATACTACTGTTATCGCAAAAGATTTGGGATTACGCAGTGCAGCAAAATTAAACAACATAATGCATTCAAATAATATTATCTATAAAAATAGCTCTGGAACATGGTGTCCTTATGCAGACTATGAATGGCTTATTACTGAAAACTATGCAGATTACAAAAGCTATAATGTTGAAAATTCTAACCTGTGTTTGAAGTGGACAGAAAAAGGAAGAAAATGGATTATTGAAAATTATGGTGCATGGATCTGTAACTCAAAAATTTAGTTAAATACATATGGTTTGTCAGTCTGACAAGTAAAGAGAATTGTGAACAGATTGTTTATCTCTACCAAAGACAAATGAAAATCCAATGCAGTTTAGCTGTATTCTTCAATGAGAAATTGGATCTCAAGGAGAGATACGGCGGAAGTCATGAGCCGCCGGACAAGTGTAACCTCATTCGCATTTCTCTCCTATTTCTATGGAGTGAGGAGAAATGAGGGAGGGAAAAGATGGGATTGATATTGCCACAACAAATAGAAATAAAATGGCATCCTAATACAAAACGACATTATATTGACTTGGGATATGAATTCACTAGAAATGGTGATTTTTTTTGTGTTAATGTGCAAGATTTAACAAAAGGCAGTACATATAAAATAAAAATACAATGCGACTATTGCGGAAAAACTAAGGAAATTCCATGGAAAAAATTTTTAAAATTAAGCGGAAATACATACTGTTGTCAAGAGTGTTTAAAGCATAAGAAAATTGAAAAAGATGATAACGGTAATTTATATTACGTTGAAATTCCATATCGTAATAGGTCGTGGCTGTATAATGAATATGTTATAAAAAACAGATTTGCAGAAGATATAGCGAAAGAATGTAATATTAATGTTAGAACATTAAGAGAATGGATTTCTATGTTGGAAATAGAAAAACAAAGTGCTAAAACAAAACATATTACAAAAGAAATATTAACAAATCTTTATACTGTGCAACATAAATCCGCAGTTGAAATAGGTAAAATGTATGGCGTTTCTGATGGTACAGTTCTGAATTTAATGAAAAAATACAATATACCATCATTTTCAAATTCAGAGGCTTATAAAATTTATTTATATGAAAAAGGTGGATTGGAAAAGGCTCGAAAATCACAATCTACAATGGAAAATAGAATTAAATCATCATGTAGGCAACGTGGAATAAATATAGAAGATTTTGAAGGATTTTCAACTACAGAACAACACATGGCACGAAATAATACATATTACAAAGAATGGAAAAGAAAAATTTTTGAAAGAGATAATTATACTTGCCAATGTTGCGGAATACGCGGTGGAAATTTAAATGCACATCACCTATATAACTTCTCAGAATATAAAGATTTACGATATGATATAAACAATGGTATAACATTATGTGAAAAATGTCATCTTATTAACTACCCAGGAAGTTTTCATGCAATATATGGTGAACGTAATAATACACCGGAACAGATTTATGAGTTTATAAATAACAATAAAGAAAAAATATCATAAAAGGAAGTGAGAAATAGTTGGCAGAACGAAGTAAGAGAATTTGTTTATATAATGAAGAAACAATTAAAAATATAAATCAAGAAACATTAAAATTATTTCAAAAATATCAAATCGACATGTCTATTAGAGATCTATCTGAAAATACAGTAAAGCAATATAATGCTGATTTAATGCAATGGTTTATTTACATGCATGATAACCAGTTTAATTTATCAGTCCTAGATGCTACAGAAGAAGATCTTGAAGAATATTATTATTTCAGAAAACAGCAAGGTAATAATGTAAACCGTCAGAAACGTATCATGTCTTCTATTTCAGCTTTTTATAAATTCTTGCGTAAAAAACGTCTTATAAAAGAATCCCCAGTTGAATTTATCGACAGACCTAAACAGGGGCAAGCAATTATTAAACAAACATTTTTAACATTAGATCAAGTAAATATGTTAAGAGAAAAACTGACAGAGTATGGTGACATGCAATTGCAAACTTTCATATTTTTTGGTTTATCTACAATGGCTCGTGTTAATGCAATATCTCATTTAAGATGGGAACAAGTTGATTTGGAAGAGCGCATGTGTAATGATGTTATTGAAAAAGAAGGGAAAATAGTAGATTTATATTTTTCAGAAGAAGTAAAAGATTTATTAATAAAGTTAAAAACTTGTAGAGAAAATAATAAAATTGATGATTATGGCTGGGTATTTATTACACCGTATGTTACAAAAGATAGATGTATTACAAATGGTACATTAAACGAATGGTGTAAAAAAGCAGGATTGATGATTGGAGTACCAACATTGCATGACCATGATCTTCGTCATAGTGGAAGTAATATTTTGAAAGATTTAGGTATGGAAATTCAGGATATAGCAGAATTATTACATCACGAATCGACCGAAACCACTGTAAAACATTACTTGACCGTGAACAAGAAAAAAGTCAAAGAAAATAAAGATAAATTTGTATTCTAACATTACCATTATTTACCAGCACACTACTCTTCCATTCTATGTTATACTATCTCTGAGAATCACAACACCGGAGGTATACATAGCTATGGAAAGACTAGTTAAAACAGGATATGTAAAAATGATTGCAATCGATGTTAGCGATTTGGAATCAAAAATTGTAGATGAAAGGAATACTAATTTTCTGTGTGATATAGAAAAATTTCAAGAAAAGTATTCTAAAACACTTACAATAAAATGTGTGTATATACATATGGATGATAACTATGATATTACTTTTTTTGATTATAAAAAGGTAATTCCACATATTCATCCATTTGACTATATGAGGGATATCGTGAAAAAACATGATGGAAAATTAATTCAAGGAAGTGATTATTTGCGGATCACACATGAAGATGATTATGTGGAATTGACAGAAATCGATTTAAGAGATTAATGGAGGGCAATACTGCTCTCCTATTTTATTATTCAAGGCTCCTTGGTCAAGCGGTTAAGACATCGCCCTTTCAAGGTGATAATATGGGTTCGATTCCCGTAGGAGTTATTTGTAAATTCCGGATTTCTAAAAATCTAAAAGAAATGCTGAATTCATATTAAAAGAAAGTGAGGGAGAATAATGGTAACATTACAGAAGGCAAGTGGACTAATAAATCGTAATATATTAGAAATTATAGGATTATCAACCGATGTTAAACCTATTGATTATATTAATTCTACATATATTACAAACGGAAGCAAATTTGAAGAAATTGACACGGGCATTGTATATAAATATGACGCAGGTAACAAGAAATGGGTTAAAAAAGAGATATCTGACGAATCGGGGGAACATATTACATTAGATTATTTGTCAGCAATAAACAAACCACAAATTAACGGCATTGAATTGAACGGGAATAAAACTTTGGATGACCTCGGTATTCAGAAAAAAGGGGCTTATATTGTAAAAGAAACTGATCCAACTGTACCGGCATGGGCAAAAGCAGAGACTAAGCCTACTTATACGGCTGCGGAAGTGGGTGCATTGCCAGACACAATTAATGTTATGCGCAACCCTAAAAAAGTAATTTTTACAGGAGCTGTTGTTGGTGAATACGATGGTTCTGTTGAGAAGACATTTAATATTCCTACATATACTCTTCCACAAGCTAAGGAATCTACGTTGGGTGGAATTAAGGCAAAAGCAAAGACGAATGAAACCGTAGAAGTTGCAATTGATGCCGCAACAGGTAAATTATTTGTTCCAACTTATCCAACTCAAGCAAGAGTTGAAATTGACAAAACTCTTACGGCTGAAGGAAAAGCAGCAGATGCAAAATCTGTTGGAGATGCGCTGAAATCAAAAGTTGGGGCAGACTCTCTCACTCCTTACCTAAAGGTAGCTGATGCAGAGAAAAAATATGCAATGAAGACTGAATTACCTAAAAAGGGTGTCGCTGTTGCAAATGCTGGAGACACAGATGTAAAGGATAAACTTAATGCTTTATTGGAAAGCCTTAGAACAGCTGGCGTCATTGCTCAGTAATATAAATTTCAAAACACTTATTCTTTAGGACGGCATTGCTGTCCTATTATTATGCTCAGATAGTTCAATGGCAAAACGTCTGACTTGTAATCAGTTGTTCCCAGTTCAAATCTGGGTCTGAGCTTTAGAGTCGCTAAAAATCCCATAAGCTTTGGACAATTAGTAGTTTATGAGACATAAAGAAATTGAAAGGAAGTGATAAATTTTGGCAGAAGAAAAGTCAACAAGAACTTTAACAGTAACAAATCCGAAAGATGCTACTTCTGTTAAAAAAATACGATATTCCAAAACAGACGAACCTAATTTCTATAAATGCACAGTCTGTGGAACACCGTATAAAAATTTAGATGGAAATTTTCCTGCTTCTCAAAGTGAATTGTATTCTGGATGGGATTATCATATTTCAACGTGCAGAAAATGTTTGGACAGATTGTTTGAACATTACACCGAAGCATATGGTGGAGACGAAGATATGGCGATAAAAATAATTTGCCAAAAATATGATATCTATTATGATGTAAGTTTATTGAATACTAGCAGAAAAATCACAAAGACAAGATCAAGAATACATAATTACATTTCGAAATCAAATTTGCGACAGTATTCTGGAAAAACATATGACACTACATTGGACGAGGAGAGAAAAGGTAATGTCATTGAAAACTTTCATGATACAAAAGAAAATAAATCAAAAACAAGAATCAAAACTATTAAATTTTGGGGAGCTGGCTTTACAGACGATGATTATGATTATTTGCAAGAACAATATGATGATTGGACAAGTCGTCATGAATGTAAAACCAAAACGCAAGAAGAAGTATTTAAAAGAATATGTTTCAAACAATTAGAGATATTAAAAACAACACGTGCAGGAAAAGATACGAAAGAACTTGATAGAACTTTTCAAAATTATCTTGATACAGCAAATCTAAAACCATGTCAAAATACAAACGCGTTGTCAGATGCTCAGACTCTTGGGACACTAATCCAAAAATGGGAAAATGAAAAGCCTCTTCCAGATATTGATCCCGAATTGCAAGATGTAGATAGAATCGGATTGTATATAGATGTGTTTTTTAAAGGTCATCTAGCAAAAATGATGGGGTTAAAAAACGGACTATCTAATTTATATAATAAATTTATGAAAAAATACACCGTTGAAAAACCAGAATATAAAGACGATGAAAATAACGAAGCTCTTTTTGATGCTATTTTCGGGAATGATGAAAAAATCGAGGATTTTTAGATGGCAACCTCAAAGAAAATGACAGAACAAGAAGTCGCAAATGAAAAAGCAGGAAGACTGATGAACGGTGTAGCTTACTGGGCTGCTTTTTACAGAAAAAATCCACAACGTTTTTGTAAAGATTATTTAAATATAACTCTCAAATTATTTCAAAAGATATTATTATATGCAATGATGTGTAACAATTACTTTATGTATATTGCCTCTCGTGGGCAGGGCAAAACCTGGCTGACTGCATTATTTTGTGTTGTTCGTTGCATATTATTTCCCGGAAGCAAAATATGTATCGCCTCTTCAACAAGACCACAGGCGAATCAAGTTCTTTTAAAAATAACCGATGATTTCTGTAAAAATTATGGATGGGGATCAGATAATTTAAACAATGAAATACAATACAAATCAGTTGGTGCAAATAATGCAGTAATTGAGTTTAAAAACGGTTCATGGATAAGAGTTGTAACTGCTTCTGACAGTGGGCGAGGTGCTCGTGCAAATATTTTAATTGTTGACGAATTTCGAATGGTTGACTTAAATGTTATCAATACCGTTCTTAGAAAATTCTTAACAGCTCCGCGTACTCCAGGATATTTGAATATAAAAAAATATTCTCATTTAACCGAGCGTAATAAAGAAATATTTATGTCTAGTGCATGGTATAAATCCCATTGGTCGTTTGAAAAGGCAAAAGCATATGTTGTAAATTTTTTAGATAATAATAAAAAATACTTTATTTGTGGTTTACCATATCAAATAGCAATCAAAGAAAATTTATTATCAAAAGAACAAGTTGAAGATGAATTTTCTGAGCAAGACTTTGATCAAACATCTTTCGATATGGAAATGGGTTGTTTATGGTTTGGTGATACAGACGGTTCGTTTTTTACATTTGATGATTTGGCTAAGTGTAGAAAAATAAAAACACCAATGGAGACTCATTTTTTCAAAAATAAAAAAATACCGGACTTAGCACTTAACGAAAAAAGAATTATGTCTGTAGATATTGCATTAATGGGTTCTAGTAAATCAAAGAATAATGATGCAAGTTCTATTTTAATTAACAGTGCTCTTCCAACAGAAAGCAATGAATATATTTCAAATATTGTATTTTTAGAAAATCATGAAGGGCTTACAACTGATGAATTAGGAATTATTGTTATGCGATTGTTTTATAGGTATAAATGCACAGATTTAGTAATCGATACAAATGGTGCAGGTCTAGGTGTATACGATTTTCTTATAAAGAATCAGTTAGATCAGGAAACAGGTGATATGTATAAAGCTCTTACTTGTTGTAATGATAAAGATATGGCAGAAAGATGTAAAATCGAATCGGCAAATCCATGTATATGGTCAATAAAAGCTACTGCTGCTTTTAATAATGAGATGTGTGTTATGCTCCGTGCAGGAATACAAAATGGAAAGATTAATCTTCTCGTATCAGAATTTGAAGCAGAAGAAATATTAAGAGATAAGATAAAGCAATATTCAAAGATGCAGTCTTTTGAACAACTAAAATATAAAACACCATATATTCAGACAACATTGTTGATATATGAACTTATAAATTTGCAGCATAAAATAGAAGGAACAAACATTAAAATAAAGGAAAAATCTGGGATGAGAAAAGATAGATACAGTTCTTTGGGATATAATTATCATATATTAAGAACACTAGAAAAAAATCTTAATGCTGATTCCTCTTCTTCTGATTTTTCGAATTTTTCCCCATGTATTTCTTCTATATCATTTTAGAAAGGACGGTGAATAATGTCAGATAATATTAACGTTTCACAAGTTGATGACATTAAAAACTATAAAATATCTTTTGCATCAGATATTAAAGACAATAACAATTCTGGCGATGAAACCGTCATTGTATCAGGATTTGATGTTCAGTTATCAGAACAAGAGACAAATTGGATGCGTAATGCATTACAGAGATTTGATAAAGGTGGGAGTCAATATTCTGTTGTACTAAATGAAGAATCATCATCTGGAACAGTAAAAAGCACAACATTAGACGATATTGACGATTTAGCTTTTAATGCACAGAGTGATATTTCAAAAATACAAAAAATAAACGCATTGGTGCGTCAAGCTTCTAATGAAGACGATATAATTGGAAAAGTTCATGAAACTGTTGAATCAAATCTGAATTCTAATGTGAGAATATCTTTTGACACTCTTCCAACAGATTATGACGAAGAAATAAAGCTTAAAGCTGAGGCAGAAATTGAACGCTTCCACAAAGAGATAAATGTAAATGATACTGTAACGACTGCAATTACCACAACATATGATGAGGGCAATTGTATACAATACTTAAGATCTAAAAGATCTAAAGGAATTTATCATCATGTTGTTGACAGATATCCATTGGGGGTTGCTATAATAAGTGATTATTCTATGAATACAATTCCTTATGTGCTGATAGACACATCTGAACTCACAAACAGATTGCAAAAAACAATGTTAAAAAGTAAAAAAAATAAACCTCTGTTTTTTAAAAATACAGCAGAGGAAGTTAAAAATAATTATCCGAAAGAAGTTATGAAAGCTTACGCATCGAAGGAGAAATATGCCATTCTTGATGTTCAAAGGACGGGGGTAAATCGATTCGGTAATATGAACCGTAAATATGGGATTTCACCTGTCTTTAAAGCGTTAAAACCTAAAATCATGCTTGATACATTTGATAAAACAGATAATGTTAATGCCAAAGCAAAGGCGAAAAAAATAATTGCTCAATATCTAAAAAAGGAAGTTTTAGGACAGCGCGGTGAAAAAAAAGGGTTTGAAGATATGGCATACGCACATGACTGTCTTGTTCAGGCTTTTAAAAATAAAACTGTACTCTATACACCACCAGGAAGTGTTGAAAAGATTGAATATGTAGAACCAAAAGTAGAAATGACAAATACAGAGACAATCACACAATATAGGTCTAGGGTTACATCTGCATTGGGAATATCATTTTTGAATACTGACGGAAAGCAAACTGTAAGTACAGCAAACATTTCTATCAAACAACTCATGAAGATAATTAACAAAATTGCAGAAAGGCAAGAAAAGATTCTGCAACGTTGGTATGAGATTGTCTTATCTGAAGCCGGCATACCAATAGAGTATTGCCCTACTCCACATATTTTAGACTCGGAAATGTTAGAGTTTGAAATCAAAAAAGATCTCGTAGAATTCCTATTCTCAAAACTCAATTGTTCATATCAAACAGCGTATGAATTCCTTGGCATGGATTTTGATAATGAGGTTGTTCGTAGAAAATCTGAAAAAGAAAATGGTTATGATTCAATATTGACCCCTCACCCAACTTCTTACAATACATCGGGTTCAGATGAAATCGGTGCTGGACGACCAATTGGCGGGACTAACGGGAATAATACTGTGAATGAACAAAAACAGGAGTATGATATAAACTATCGAGAATCTAAATAGTCGAATCTGACTTATATTTAAACATATAAAGGTGATAAAAATGATTAATAAAACAGAAATATTTTCTAGCTCACCTATTTCTATTGCAAGTCATGACAATTATAAAGAAGCAATTTTTTTAATTAGTATCTTAGACCAACCAGACAGAATGAATCGTATTATACCTGTCGAATCTGGCGAAAAATATCACAAAACTATAATCGGATATCCGCTTGTTGCAAAACTAAAAAAGGCAACTTCTGATTTTGGCGGTCATGAAATGAAAATTACAAAAACAAAAAAAGGCAAAAAATTTTCTTTTGATACATTTCCTATTGGAAGCATTATAGATTCGTGGATTGAAGATCGCGAAGTTGATGGATATGACGGGGAACAAAAGTGTATCTTGGCAAAAACAAAATTATGGACAAGTAGATTTCCTGAGTATTTTAAAGTATTTGATAAATTATGGAACGATGGCGAACTATCTTCTTCCTGGGAGATGACAGTAACCGACTCCGAGGAGGATGGAGACTGTACAATTCTGAAAGTGTTCGAATTTATTGGAAATGCATGTTTGGGTAGATTTAAAACCCCATGCGTCCCTGGAGCTGGTGTCATAGAATATGCTGAACTAGAAAAAGATATTGATACTGAATTAGCTGAGGCTTTAGCAAGAGATTTGGTTAATTTAGATATAGAAGAAAATGATGTAAAGGAGGATATATACTTGGCAGAAAATACAAAAAAGAAAACAGAAAGCGAAGAAACAGAGAATACAAAAACTTCTGTTGAAGAGACGGATGATAAGGAAAATAAGACAGAAGAAAACGCATCTTGTAGATCAAATTCTAAAAAAAAAGAGACAAAAGTAGCAGAAGAAACAAAACCAATGTCAGATGAAAGCAAAGAAGAAACGGTAATTGCATCTCTAACTCAATGGGATCTTGAATGTAAAATCCGAAAAGCTTGTGACGATAAAATTGGGAAAAGAATTTATGGATATGTTGCATTTTGGTTCCCAGAAGATAGAACTGTTTGGTATAAAACTGATGACTCTGAAAGTCAGCTTGATTACAAACTTTTTACATATGAAATTTCCGGAGATGAGGTTATTATTTCTGAACCAACGGATGTCAAACTTACAGTTGCAGTAAAAGACGTGAATATGCAAATTGCAAGTAAAGACGAAGAGATTGGAAACTTAAAGGCTGAATTAGACATCAAAAACGATGCAGTAATCAGTGCAGGAAAGACAATCAATACTCTAAAAACGAAGATTGCAGAATTGGAACCTTTTAAAGATAAAGTGGAAAAGGCAGAAAAGGAAAAAATTGAGGCTGAAATTGCAGAAGAAAAAGGCGCGCTTAGATGCAAGATGTTAAAAGGTAATTTGTTTACAGAATCTGAAATCGCTGAAACAGAAATTGCTGAACTAATTGAGTCAAGAAATGTTTCAGAAATTAATAATTTAATTGCTGAAAGATATATTGAACGCATTGATAACGCTGCCACAGAAGTAGCAGAATTTGAAAAAAACACAAATGAAGAATTTATCGCAACAGCTAGTCTGGAAGCCGATGATATTGCAGATGACTCTGTTTCATTTATGAGTAAATTTTTAAATAGTAGAAAACACAATTAAGGAGGATTACCTACATGTTAAGAGATATTCGTAGAAATGGCGCACAGCCAAAAGACACAATGCACAAAGCAAAGGTTGCGATGGTAACTGGTATGGGTGTTGTAAAAGAAGATACAAAAAATACGAAAGAGGTCAAATTGCCGACAGCTGAGACGACAACAAACATTTGTCTTGTAACAAAAGAAAGAATTCCTACAGGAGTCAATGCAGCAAGACAAGAAATGTCTGATTACGATGATGATTTTACATCCGTGAAAATTGGAGAGTTTGTTGGTCTTGAAATCTATACAGATGGAGAAAAATTTGGAACAGATCAGTTTAAGATCGCTGATTTTGGAGACGAAGTAGCTCCGGGATTTGCGCTATCTGTTGGAACAGATGGAAAATGGCAAAAGGCAACAAAAGGAAGTTCAAGATTTGTATTTGCAGGGACAATGAATGATAACGGTCATAAGCTCGTACTCGTAGAAGTTGTTGCTGATGCAGTATCTGTTGCGTAAATAAAATAAGGAGGACTTGATAAGATGGCTATTAGAACAGAAATCGCAGAACTCATGGATAAAGATGGTGTTCTGTTTGAAGTTGCTGAAAAGGTAAATTATAAAAGAGAACTCAACTCTGAAGAAAAAGAAATCGCTGAAATTTCCGATGCTTGGGCAAGAGAAATTGGGAAAACTGGGAAGGATCCTAATTGTGAAATTGCAGAATTTGTAACAAGAACTGTGCAGGAAGAAGTATATAATGCCCCAGACGAACTTCTTGATCAGATTTTTGAAAGAGGTTCTGTTGGAGAATTTGATGATTTAGAAGGAGTAAAGGATCCGAAAAATACACTTGTTGCTCATGAGGCTGCAAAAGGTGGTAATGTTGATCGTTCTTACATCGATATTGAAACCGTAAAACCTACATGGAAAAATAGACAGATTGAGACTGATATCTCATATGTAGATTTAAGAAAAAATGGGTTTAAATCTATTGCTACATTAACTACGTTTATGAAAGAGGCTTGTCAGAATGCGTTATTTTATGATGCACTTTCTATGGCAGATAATGCGGTTACAGGTGGAGAGGCTCTTATTGAAGTTCAAGGAGCAACACCTACTCTTGAAGCTATGGATAAATTATCTCTCTATCTGAATGACAGAGGCGATGACAATGTTATTATTACTCTGAATAAATATGCTCAGGCAATCAGACGTATGCCTAATTTTGCTCAGTATTTATCCGGGGCTATGAAAGATGATTTTAACAGATATGGCTTGGTAAAAACATATGATGGAATTGGTATTGCAGGTATTTCAGGTGCAAAGAAAACTGGAACTGGACAACTCCTTTTACCGGACAAACGTATTTATGGTATTTCAGATAAGATCGGAACACTTGATATGAAAGGCGAAATTCATGTATATCAGGATATGAACAATCAGGGTGAAAAAGTTCATCTGATGTTAAAAGATTTTACATATGGATTTATGCTTACACATATCGAAAACTTTGCTAAGGTTACTTTGAAATAAGGTAGTCTTTTTTATTGTTTAAATTTCTATCGAAGGATCTCCTTCGATAGAAATTATGAAGAGGAGGAGATTTTATTAACAGTAAATTTGGAGTTACAAAACATTTACAGGTTTTAAATTATAATGAACATTCTGTGTGTCTCACAATCGCACCGGGAAAGACATGTGTTGTAGAAGCTGCTATTGATGGCAATCCTACTACCCTGCCACTTACATGGGATGAAATTGTATATGCGAATAATAGTAACGTGTTTAAAAGCGGTTCTCTTGAATTTCAAAGTAATATCGAAAATGACATATATAACGAACTTGGGATTGTAAAAGAAAATGTTTTGAAATACAAAGAAATAAAAGAAATTTTACTTCATCCTGATAAAAATGGACTGCAAAAAATTTTAAAAATAAAAACTCTGTCAGACTTTGATAGAGTTCGCGAAATTTTTCAAAAACTAAAATTTGAAGGCTATTCAATTACTCTTGATGTAAACAATCTTGTAAAGAAAAGAACCGAAGAATTGTTTTTAGGTAAATCAACCTCTTCCATTCTTGTTGATGATACGCAAAATGAATCTTCAGATTCCAAAAAAGTTCAAGAGTTAGAAAAACAACTTGAGGAAATGAAGGCAATGATGGAAACATTATTAAAATCAAATAATGAAATTGAAAATCTTCCTATTACAGAAGATATGAAGAATACTCAAGTTAAAAAAGCGGGTAGACCTAAAAAGATTGATTAGGAGGTAATTTGGCATGAAGTCAAATTCTTATACTCCATTTAGTGAAATTTGTGATCGATTCTATGATCGATTAGAAAAGGATGATAAATTTTTTAATTATTATAACGTAGATGAATTAGAAGCAGTTCAAATTGCACATGAAAGGTCTAAAAGATATCTTATTGAATCATTGGATGATTTAACATCTCTTGGGAATATGCAAGTAGATTTTTCTGATTATGAGACAGAAATTGAACGTATAAACTTCGAACTTCTACCGAAAGAAATTAAAATTATTGTTGATATGATGTTTATTAAATACATGGAAAGAGATTTAGCATTGTTGCACGCTATGGAAATAAATTTCACACCATCTGATTTGACTGTGTTTTCTCCTGCAAATGAAAGAACAAGTTATCGAAATTTTATTGAAACACTAAAATTAAATTTGCAAGATGAATTGGCTAATTATCAAGATAGGGATAGAAAAACAGGCAAGTTAAAAGCGGTACTTGATTATTCTTTATATGACGAGTGAGGTGGTAAAAATGAATTTGAATTACTACAGAAAAATTCAGAATAGTTATCGTGTGTCATCAAAGAAAGAACAGCAGCTTAATATAATTAACAAGGAATCTGAGAAGCATTGGAATAATATTGATTGTGAAGATGTTGTTATAAATGGTGAAAATAGAAAGCTAATGGTAGTAAAAGACACTGATAACAATGCCTCAAAAAAGAAAATAAAATCAATACATAGTGAACCATTTAATCTTGGAGATTATGTTTATTGGAACAATCAAGTATGGATTGTTACAGTATTAGATCCTAATGAAAAGGCGTGGCATTCTGGATATATGTATTTATGTACACTATTGCTAAATACAATAGACAAAAATGGAAGACTTGTTCAAAAATGGTGCTATTCAGAAGACTTTACTAAGTATTCTTCTGGTGAAACAGGAAATATAAGTATTAAAGTCGGAGATTTTCAATATGGACTGACATTACCTGTTGATAGAGATACAAAATTTTGGAAACGCGATAAAAGGTTTTGTATTGATTTTGATGATGTAGTTGAACCTGATACTTATCGACTCACAAACAGAAAATTGTTCTTATCAGATAATTCATATTTTGACAGAGGCGGTATTATCCAGTTTACATTTTCGCTCTCCTCATTCAATAAGGAAACGGATGCACTTGTTGATTTCAACGGTAAGAAATACTGGATCGCAGATTATATTAAATCAGATATTTCTCAAGAAAAAAACAGCTCGTGTAAAATTTCTTACTCGGGGAAGAATCAGATTGGTGTTGGCGATATTGAGAAAAAATTTTTAGGTTCTTTTTATTCAGAAAATGGAGAACCGGAGAATAGAATTGGCAAATGGTATTTGAGCGATAATGTAAAAGAAAAAATACATTTGAAAACGAATGGCAATGAATCATTTATATGGATAGATACAGAATGTTTTGATCTAATTGGTGAGAAATTTAATTTAACTTTCGGTGACGATGAGATTACAACAAATATAGAAATAGAAATAGTCTATATATAGCGAGGTGTTATTTTGTGGGATAAAAACATTAAAGATCTCGGAACGATTTTATCAAAAGTGATTTCAGCATTTAAGCATTCCGAAGAAATAAGAGATGTATTGTTTGGCAGCCAAGTTGATGAAAGTGACTTTGATCTACAAAGAGCATATGAGGATTGTATATGGGATTGTCTTTATGTAAAAGGAATTCAAACAGAGGCAAAGACATATATTTGCGCTGATACTGTAGCATTTAGTATAGGTTCTAATATAAAAACAATAAAACTTGTAATCCAAGTGTTTTGTGAAAAATCATTACTTAAGTATTCTAAAAAAGGATATGTTGGAAACAGACCTACTATACTTGCAGAAATAATTGAAGAGATACTAATTAGTGATGAAAATTTTTCAAGGAATTTTGGCATAGGTAAATTAGAATTAAATAGCGTTGATATTTTTACAAATGGCGAAAATCATTACGGGAAAACGATGGAATTTATAATTAAGAATTTTAGATAAGGATATTTCTTATGAAGTTAGATTATTTTGATTTAATCTCTCCTCTCCCACTTGAATTATATAAAATAGGTCATATCAAATCTCCAAAACTAAAAGAAATTGCGGAGATATCATATTTTACATATGCACAATATGTATCATTTCTGAAAATGAAACCCATTGATTATTATGACAATTTAAATGAAAACAGTACTGATGAAATTAAAGAAATGATAGCTACTACGAAATATGATTTGCTTCTTTTGGATCCAAATTTTCGTGATATTATTTGTGCTGCTTTGAATTTTTTCTTTGAGGAAAATTTTAAATGGTACGAAGAATATGAAGCATTCATTTCAATGTCTACTTTACAGGTAGAACCTGGGAAAGAACCCGAATATTTCGTAACAGGAATGATTAGTAAAGATAATTATTCAGAAATCGTAGACATCATTTTGCAGCGTGTACACATAACAAAAGATGAAAATGAAGTTAATGATTTAAGCAAGGTAAAAAACAAACGCGGACTGAGGAACTATTTAAAAATCCATAAAGGTCGAAAAAAATTCAATAAGAAGACTGGCGGAAATTCTTCATTAACACTCCCTAACATTATTTCATCCGTTGCTTCTAAAAGTAACAATTTAAATTGGGATACTATATGGAATATTACAGTCTTTCAATTATTTGATACTTTTGAACGGCTGCAAATTATAGATCAATATGATGTATTTTCTACACAAGTGGCTGTGTGGGGAGATAAAGAAAAGAAATTCAAGTTTGGTACTTGGAGTTCAAATATATATGAAAAAGATTAAAACACTGAACAGTCAGTGTTTTTTTTATTACAAAGAAAAAGGAGGTCATTGATAATGGCTAATAATTTTGGAAAACAGATGGCTAACCGCGAGGTATGCGATTTAGTCTTTGTAGATTACAAAACAAAAAAACCTTTCCTTTTCTGTGATTATGCTAATACATCAAGTCAGGAATTGACTGGAGAAAACGCATTTGCTTATGGAGGTAAAGGTCATCCAAAGAAAATTACTTTCTCTGGAGAAAGAGCTGGTACGCTTACAATTGAGACACAGATTCAGACACCTAAACTTTGGGAACTGATGACAGGTGGTAAGAGTTCTAAAACAGCAAACGTAATGCAGAGAGAAAAGTGCAAGATCGGAGCTTCTAACAAGGTAACAATTAGCAATAAAAAAGCGGTTCTCAAAAAGGAAGATGTTTGGGTATATGCTAATGATGCAAATTTAGAGACTGAAATGAAGGTAACAGCCGTATCTGCACAGGAGATTACATTGGAGTCTGGCGAAGAAGGTGCAGAGGTTATGGTATTCTACCTTACAGAAAGAACCGATGTATACAATATCAATATCAAATCTACTGACTTCCCTAAAGCGTTTACTGTTTATGGAGATACATATATGAAAACAACAGATGAAGACGTTCTTCCATATCTGTTTAAGGCGTATAAAGTAGTTCCACAGGCAAATATGTCTTTATCTTTTGCAAACAGCGGAGATCCAGGTACTGTTACTCTTACTTGTGACATGATGGTTGACGATGATGGAAACATGCTTGATCTTACTCTGTTACCAGACGAGGACGAACAGGGGGAATAGCACCCCCTGAAGACCTAGCCTTGGTAGGCAGGGGGAAAATTGGAAAGGCAAAAATCGGAAAATCAGAATAAGGGGTGAGTAAAAATGGCATATACACCAACAACATGGAGTGATGGAGATGTGATCACAGCTGAAAAAATGAATAAGCTGGAACAAGGTGTGAAAAACGAACAGGTCGGTGCTCCTGGAGCAGCTGCAGGTTTTGGGACGCCTACTGCCACTGTGGATGCGAATACTGGAGTTCCGTCTGTAACTGTAACAGCAAGTGGAGCAAACACAGCAAAAGTATTTAATTTTGCTTTTAAAAATTTAAAAGGAGCTAAGGGAGATCCTGGTGCAACCTATACTCTTCCGGCTGCAAATAAAACAACGCTTGGCGGCGTAAAACAAGCTGCACGCGTCAATGAAGCTGCAGGAGAAAACGTAACAAAAGCAGAGTTTAAAGCTTTGCTGGATGCTCTTAAAGTAGCTGGTATTATGGCTACATCTTAAAATAACGAGTGATAGATATTTAGTGTGAATAAATGGGGTAATATCTATTATCGGTATTTGCCCCATTTTTTTACTCTACTCCGAGTAAGTTAGGAGTGAACCAAAAATTAGAAGATTAGACAATGAATATCGTACAGAGTCTTCTCATGAAGTATGCTATTTATCAGAATGTGGAATCAAATATACATTCGTAAAAAAAGAAGATGGCGTAACGGTATGGAAATACAAAAAGACCAAAGAACTTGGTCGTGCTTTGACTAAGTTCTGGGAGACAGAAATATTAAATATAGGTTGTTCAAGATAATGAATATAAAAGTGGATGTCATATTTTTGAGTTGGTTTCACACAGTAAATTGACAATAGTATTAAAGGACTGCCACTCTCCTATTTATTTAGAAAAGGGATGCTTAAATGAAAAAATTAAACTTAAAAGGAGTTACTGCTGAAGCGGTAACTGGTATTGCATTACTTGTTCTTGCCCTTATTAATGCTGTTTTACAAATGTTTGGAATGAACGTTTTGCCAATTCAGAACGATGACATCAGTAACATTGTTTCTGTAATTTTCTTAATTGTAACGGCGGCATGGAATACATGGAAAAACAGAAACTTTACCAAAGCCTCACAGGAAGCACAGGCATTAACAGATATGATTAAGAATGGAGAAATTTTAATTGATCAGATTGAAGACGTTATTCAAAAATTTAAAGACGACAATAAAGGATAAGCAGAAATATGGAATATATTGAAAAATTTTTCGAATTGGATTTTGTTTCTCTGGTTATTGGTTTGACCATTTCTGGTTTGGCACTTGTGTTTATATATGAATTAGTTATTAAAGTTATGAAGATATTCGGAATTGAACTTACTCATATTAGGCAGAGACGTGAAGAACATGAGCTATTGGTAAAAACAGTTGAAAATCTTGCTAAATTACAAGAAAAGCAGGATGTGGATAGAGCAAGGGCTGATAAACACGATGAAGAGATTCGCAAGGAAATTGCAACTATTACAACGGAATTAAAAGAGGCTTTAATTGAGCAAAAACAGCAAATGAATACATATACTGAAAACAGAGTAAAGGATCGTGAGAAATCTCGCGAAATAAGACAGGAAATTAATGAATCTATTGATAAATTAGCCGAAGGGGCCGTAGAAAGAAAAGAGCAGATTAAAGCTCTTATGTGTGGAACAATGGAATTACTTGGTGATAAAATTGATCAAAGATTCAGTAAGTATATTGCAATGAAAGGTATTCCAGAAAATGAGGTTGCGGAATTTGACGGATTATGGAACGCCTATCACAATGAATTAAAAGGGAATCACGGCAGAACAGAAAAATACAAATATGTAAAAGAGCATTTACCCGTTTTGCCTATTAAAATTAATCCAATTTATGAAGAAGGAAAATCTACAAAATAATAAGTTGAGGGGTTGCTTTGTGGTAACTTCTCTTCTTATATAAAGAGGTGATAAAAATAAATAGATCAAAATTTAATGTAGATAAAGATAAAAGCAAACGTACCTATAATGGAATCGTATTTGATTCTGTATTAGAAATGAAATACTTTCGTGACGTTCTTTGCCCGAAAGTGGAGAGCGGTGATGTGGTTAAATATGAATTGCAAAAGCCATATGAATTGCAACCAAAGTTTTGTCATGATGGGAAGTCTGTTCAGCCAATTAAGTATGTGGCTGACTTTTTTATTATATATAAAGATGGACATGAAGAAGTTATTGACACCAAAGGATGTCCAGATTCAGTCGCACTATTAAAAAGAAAATTATTTTGGTATAAGTTTCCTGATGTTGATTACAAATGGATTACTTGGGTGAAAAAATTTGGAGGCTGGATTGAGTATGAAGAATATAAACGACTCAAACGAGAAGAAAAACGTACTCAAAATAATTAATTAAAATAATATATTCTATTTACTACTCTTCTATTTTGTGATAATGTAAAATTATCAAATTAAATAGGAGGGAATAGATTATGGCTAGACCTAAAAAAATTGTCGAAATTAATTATGATGAAGCGATTACAAAAGTGCAAGAGGAACTCGAAGTCCTTTCTCAAAAAGCAAATGTTATCAAACTACAAATTAAAGATAAAAAAACAGAAATTAAAAGATTAGAACGCGATAAGATTGCTTACGAAGAATGGAAGAAACAGCATGATAAAGAAGTGCGTACTCAGGAAATAGCAAAATTAATTTCTGAATCAGAGTATAGTTTAGATGAAATCAAAGAGCTACTTATCGGCGATAATTCAAATAAAGTATCGTCTTCTGTTGATTCTGAATAGGAATAAATTATATAAAATATATTAAAGAGTCGATTTATGTCGGCTCTTTTTTGATGTCAAAAAATAAAATAATTTTTCGTTTTTGAAAAGGAGATTTAAAAAATATGAGAAAAACAAATATGAAAATTAAAGAAAACATTTCTTTTGCAGATAAAATTAATGCCATTGAATATATTGTGGCAAGTTATTTTTCTTTTGACGATGATGGATATATTGATGATTATACCCCATACTTTTATGGAATCGCAACTATGGAAGCATATGTAAAATATTTCTTCGAAGGATTAGAATTTGATGAGGGCGAATACATCTACTCTTCTATTTCAGAAGATGATGAAGTAATGGATTTGATCAAAGTGTTTGAAAAGGAAAATCTCTCAACTATTACATATATCGAAAATAATGTAATTGATAAGGTCGAATTTATGAAACAGAAATATTTGAATGATTTATCTAATAAAAAAGATTCACTTTCAAATCTTTTAGATGTTTTATCCACTGGCATTACTTCTTTTCTTGATCAATTAAAACCAAATGTGATTAATGAGTTTATGAAGAAGTTTAATGAATCAGGACTTACGGCAGATAATTTAGTGAACTCATTTTTGCAGAGTAACTTTAAAAAAGAAAAAGACAAGGAAGTTTTAGATGTAAAGAATGAGCAGATTCGAGAATTTTCTAAGATTGTCGGAGATGACAAAGCCAGACAGGTGCTTGAGAGAGCATTGGCTATTCATTCTACTGGTGAAAATCTTCCTAATTAAATAGGTGTTTTATGGCAAAAGTATCTAGTTTTTTAGAAGTTAAAAAATTGATGGAAAAAGATGTTCGTGCAGGAATGAATGCTGCAAGAGATGAAGTCAAAGTAAAATTAGAAGATAATGTAATGGGATATTATGATATTGGAAACCCTGTAAAATACGAAAGAACAGGAACGTTGTTAGAATCGCCTAATACTACTCCTGTTTCTGGTGGAGGGAATTTGTTTAAATTTAAAGCAGAAATGGAAGAAAGTATTTCTTATCATACTGGAACGTATACAGGCGCACAAGTAATTGAGGCGACAGAAACAGGGGCAATCGGACATACATTGGGGAACCATAGATATTTTGAGGCAACAAGAAATGCAATTCCGGAAATTGTGGACAGAAATATGGCGAAATTCTTAAAGTGATATAGAAAACCCCGGAGATACTACTCTCCGGGTAAAATGACGATGATAAATAATGGATGATACACATGAATTAAGAAGAAGTTATATACAAGAATTACTCGTTAAAATATGAAACAGAGAAATTAAATTTAATCCAATTGAGAATCTTGAAATTACATTGTGTAGTTTTTATATTACGGCTAAATAACATCTTAGCTACAACCAATAAAATAATTGCAAGAATTGTCAATATTATAAGTAAACTTAAAATTATAATCTGTGTTACATTTCGCCTCCCTTCTGTACAATAATGTGCCAGAAAGGAAGTTTTCATGAGAGACCCTCATATAGAATGCTGATTGCTCAAGCATAAGATAATACCTTCGACTTTCTAGTGCATATGCACTATTTATATCATTTTGCATACATATCGTATGCTCCCACAGGAGCCTATTAAGACAGACTGCCAGATACATACCCGTGACAACGGATTGGCTGTGGTGGATCCAATCGACATATACCCATTTACATTATATCAAATATTTTCAAAAAATAAATATAGTTTTCTACTAATGCTCTCTTTCATGAGGGCTTTTATTTTGCTCAAAACGAAAGGAGTGATTTGTAAAGCATGAGTCAATATGAAGTTGATGTCGTTGCAAAAGTTCAGGATTCTGCGCTAGATGCTGCACAGGCGAAGCTGGACAAATTAACCAAAGACGAAAAACATATTAAAGTTGATGTTGATATTCATGGTATAAAAAATATTGACTTATCAAAACAATTCAAATTAGAAGGTATAAAATCTGGAAAAGAATTTAATAATGCTTTCAAAAAAGAATTATCGTCAGACAATAAATTTAAACCTAATTTTGACTTTTCAAAACAACAAGCAGAAATCAAAAAAGCAACAGAAAAAATGGCTGAACAGATTCAAAAATCTCTAAATAAAGCCGGATATAATGTGACATATAAAGATTCAAAAAAATTTGCGGATGAACAAATTAGAACTTTTGAGCAGAATTTAAAAAATCAGTCTAAAGAAGCTGAAAGAATTCAATCTGAAGCTTTAAAATCAGCTAAGAAAAATAGTGATGCTTATTATAAAGAATTATTTGAAGGTCAATTTAAGGAAAGACATACTAAGAATGATACTTTAAAAGATATGGCTTCTTATTATGAAAATCAGTCTAAAGAAGCTGAAAGAATTCAATCTGAAGCTTTAAAATCAGCTAAGAAAAATAGTGATGCTTATTATAAAGAATTATTTGAAGGTCAATTTAAGGAAAGACATACTAAGAATGATACTTTAAAAGATATGGCTTCTTATTATGAAAATCAGTCTAAAGAAGCTGAAAGAATTCAATCTGATTTCAATAGTATTCAAAGAAAATTATCAACAAGCAAATTAGATTTGGACGTTTCTAATTTAGGTAAGCAAATTAAAAATCTTGAATATAGCTTAGATGGTAGTGAATTTAAAAATTTAGAGTCATCTTTAAAAAATGTAAATAATCTGTCAGAGAAACTCAAAGGGAATTTTGATGATAATTTTAATTTAAAAAGTAACAGCAATATTAGTGACGTTATTGAAGATTACAATAGGCTTCAGAAAGCAATTGAAAAATGTAATAACGAAACTAAGATTGCAGCGAATTCACAAAGCGGATTATTAAAACATAACGAAGGTCTGATTGCAAGTCAAAAAACTATTTCATTTGTAGAAAAAAATACAAAGCTTACAAAAGCGTACCGTCAGGAATTGCAACAACTAGCAAAATTACAACAAGAGGCGACTAGTAAATGGCAATTAAATGATTTAAATAAACAAGTCGCTCTTGTCAAAGCTCGTGCAGAAGCCGAAGGAGTCACCGGTCGATCTGTACTCAATGAGTTGGGTAGGGGTTTTAAGCAAATCGCACAGTTTGCAACTACATACGGCGTGATTGAAAGAGGTATTGACTCAATATCACAATCAATTGAACGGCTTAAACAAGTTGATGACATTCTTACTGAAATTTCTAAAACATCTGATTTATCATCTTCTTCTCTAAAACAGTTAGGGCAAGATGCTTATGGATATGCAAGTAATTATGGTAAAACTGTAACCGATTATTTACAAGGTGTTACAGAAATGAGCCGAAGCGGATTTTATGGACAGCAGGGAGTTGATATGGCAAATGTGTCAGTGTTGGCACAAGCTGCCGGTGATATGAATGCTGACACGGCTAATAGTTATCTACTGGCTACTAATGCTGCTTACGAATATGCAGGCTCTGCTCAGAAATTGAACGATGTACTTGACGGACAAAATATGATAAGTAACAGGAACAGCGTTTCAATGACAGATCTTGCAGAAGCTACGACTCAGGCAGGTTCTATGGCGGCGCAAACAGGTGTTTCTGTAAACGAATTATCCGCTTTGGTCGGCACAGCTGTCTCGAGAACAAAAAAATCGGGGAACGAAATTGGAACCGCATTAAAAGCCTTATTTGTCAACTTAACAAATACTTCCAACGATAAAGTTGTAAGCACTTTAGATAATGTTGGGATTTCAATGACAAAAATGGTAGGGGATTCAGAATATTTAAAAACACCTATCGAATTACTAAAAGAATTGTCTGATGTATATAATGCTTTACCAGACGGATCGACCGAAAAAGCAGATATTTTAAATAATATCGGTCAAAAACATCATGCCAATGTTCTCGCATCCATTCTTTCAGGTCAGCAAGATTATGACAAAATGCTAAAAGATTATTCTGAAGGATCAGGTAGTGCAGCCATTGAAGCAGAAAAGTCAGCAAATAACTGGAAAGGAAGCTTAAATCAACTTTCTAACTCTTGGCAACAATTTATTTCAAACTTTGCAGATGCAGGACAAATTACATCCGCAGTTCAACTAATTAATCAGTTAGTTAAAGGATTTGACGGATTGGTAAAAGCAGTATCACCACTTGGAGTGCTTTCAATTGGGGGAGGAGCTTTTGCATTTTTTAAAAACTTAGATTAACCTATAAAACACAGGGTTACATATATAATAAAATAAGTAAAATATTCCTATATTATATATGAGTCTAGCCGACATAAGATTTACAATATTATGGCATTGTAATATCAAGTGGCGGAGCATGGTGAGTTCCATATATTTATTATGGTTTTGACCCATAGAGGAGTAAATGCTTGAAATCTTATTTTGCAAATCATACCCATAACAGTAGGTAGGGAAACCCAAATAAATGATTTGTTCTTATATGAATATTAATATGAAAATGTTAAGACATCTAAGTAAGAATATAAAGGACAACGAGCAGGACAATATCTGAGTTAATTCTTTTGGCGTATATAATGAAGGTCATTAACAGATAGTATCCCCAGAGACATACCCATCCTCGGAGAGAATAACTGCCATAAATGCTATTCTTCTTTTAAGGCATAGTGCGTATTGCGATTTAGAAAAGTTTTAGTAATACGTTACTGGCAATCTGACTTAACATAGACTGTCAGTACCATGTGTGGCATAGATATATGCTTTTAAAACTTCCGGCAAAATCTGGAGTGCCGTAACCAATATAATCTTCGGATTATTTTCTAGCAGCAAATCTCTAATGCTGTTTGGTTCCAGTGATATGAGAAAATTTACACAAAAACAAAACATACGTTCAGACTATGTGTCGAAAAATATCACATACAACAAAATTGTACTTATGTCAACCTTTTAACCTATAAAATTATAGACAAATTTTCTTATATATGATACAATAAATATAAGTAAAAAATTACTATTGACTTTTTTACGAGTGTGTGTTATATTTTATATCTTTATCTTTCAGTTAGGGTATATTTTTTCTTGTATGTATAATAATATAAGAATCCTTAAATTGAGTCATTTTTACAGGAGGGACAAATATGTATATGGTTGAGAAGAAAAAAAGACGATTAGATTTTTCTAAATTATCCGGAAGAAAATCAAAAATCGTTTCTTCCGAAGACGCATTAAAAGATGTTACTCCTATAAACTGGTCAAAAGATGTTTTATCTGGAGATAAGAAAATAAATATTATTTCAAAAAATTAGTTTTAGGAGTACAAAAGATAATGTGTAAAATAGGCGATATTATTTTAGTTGACAATTATAAAGATAATGGATGCAATCTAAACAAGCATTCATTTATTGTCATTGAAGACGAAAATGGTACTATTGAAGGTGTGCCATATGATTTTATTTGTAATGTCATGTCATCCTTTAAAAACGATGAACAAAAACTACGCAAATTAAGATACCCTGGGAATTTTCCAATTAGTCATAATGATACTGTAACAGATCCTCATAACACCAAAGATGGTTTTGTTAAAACAGATCAGTTATATTATTTTAAAAAGGATAATATAAATTTTAAAGTAATTGGGAATGTAATACCCGAGGTTCTTGATATGATATTTGATTTTATTGAGAATTCTGATTTTGAGTTTTCTCATATTATTGATAATTTATAATTTCATATATCATTATATAGATTAAGAGCAGTAACTACTACTGCTCTATTTTTGTACTTGAAATAATCATCTATTATGAAAGGAATGATTTTTTGAAAAGTAAGCGATGTATAATAACACGGTTTGTCGTCAGTTATAATTAGTGTTGATCCGCATTTACTGATCATATTTTGTTCGTGAAGAAGTCCAATAACGCATCTTGGTTTATTATATCTTCATTAAAAATTGATTGTAATTTATCAAAACCTTGACTCTCTTTGTAATCTTTTGACTTTTGAATGATTTTATTAAAGTATTCATTTAGATTATATGTTCCATTAGAGTAGCCATTTATAATACCATATATCTCTTCAGAATATGGGGATACAATTTTGAATTCAGGTATATCGTAATGATCATTTAGATATTTATAATGTCCAACAAAATAACAGAGCTGTTTTATTTTATTTGTAATAGTTTCCGGATTATATTCTATGTAATTTGACCATGTTGTCTTGATGGTTGAATACTCTTTTTGTAGATAAATATGCATTAGAATTTCATTTTTTTCATCCTGTACATATAGAGAATGAGATGTTTTCCTTGCTCTTTTTCTCATTTCAATGTAAGATGCATGTATTTCTGAGTAGTGTGACATAATTTTTTCATGCTCATCCATTAGCTTATTTTTAAATATAAGAGAATCATATATATGTGTGAACTCATGATACAGGATGCTTTTTAAATAAGTATCATTCAATGTAAATGCTTCCATATTGACTTGTAATTCGTATTGATCATCATATAATTTAGACGAATTAAATTGAAACCAAAAATCAACATCATGAACATACACAAGGTTATCTACTGATAATTCAGGATAATCATTTCTAGGATATTCCTTTTGATATTCTAAATACAATGAAAAAATATCTAATACTTTCATAAAATCTCCTTAAGGTGGTGAATTAAAATTATTAAATTAACAAATGAAGAAAAACAAATAATTATGGATTTATATAAAATCAAATTACAAATTGATGATATAAAAATGCAACAAGAGTTAGAAAAATCAATGACTTTTTTAACGTACCCTAAAAACTACTCTGTTGAATCTAATTGCTTGTACATATCCGAAAAGCAATTTATTTGGGACGGTGATGTATATCAAATCAATCCAGACAAAACCGTAGAAAAACTTCCAGATGATGTTTCGCCTGAATTTGATCTTGATATTATTTGTCGAGAACATGAAAAGTTATTAAAGCGATTAATTAATAAGTAATGATTTAATTTCATGATAATCTCCTTTAAGAAATCGAGGTGTTAATATGTTTGACAATAATTCCGTTGATAATTATTTGCAGCGTGAAGAAAAAGAAAATTATATTGTAAAGTGTCTAATCAACACGCTATATTGCGGTACTGATGTAGACCAATCTGAATGTTATTCAATTATAAAAAAATTTAAAGAAAAGGTTTTGGGCGATGTGGAGTTATAAGATAGCCGCTGTTCTTCTCCTCCTCTTGACCTTTGTCGTTGTCATTGATGTCTGCAGCTTTGCCTGGCAGAACCAAGTAGCAACATAAGAAAACAACAGTTTTTAAATATTAAAATGATTCAAAATTTTATTTGATTCTATCTCCTTATCAATAGAGTGTAATAATTTTGAGTGTTCATCAGCTATTTTGGGAATATCATTAGATTCCACATAATCAGAAATATTTTTAATATAAATCATATATAACGGATTGAAATCCAAGAAATTAAAATCAAATTCCAAATTATATTTTTGTAAAGCTTTTCTATATCCTAAATAATAATAAAACTCATGTAATCCATTAAAAGACCCATCAATTTTTTCAAAACATTTTATCGCTGCTGTGTATGATTGAGACATAAGGGATTCTAAAGTAAGACAGCCAGCTCTGTAAATGACTTCTGATTCCTTGTTTATTAATTTACTATTGCAGTCTTTTATAATTTGAGTCATTTCGATATATGCTGCATGATATTCTGAGTAAGAAGCCATTATATTAAGGAATACTTCATATTTTTTATCTCTATATTTTATTGAGTCCGCAAGATGAGTAAATTCATGGAATAATATAGATCTTGTCGAAACCTCCGTATATTTATATATCTCCTTTTGAACATATAAGATATATTTTTGATTATACAAATCTATTGATTTAAATCTTGCGTGTGATGAATCATTTTTATCAAGAAGCTTTATCTCTTGTATTGGCGGAATGTTTTTAATTTCTTTACAGTATTCCAACCAACGTAATTTTGTCTCAAGTTTTATTTCTTCAGTAATCATTATTTTATCCTCCAAAGGCGGTGAATTAAATTTGAATTTTTTACAATTATTATATTATAGAATTCGGGCATTTTTACATTTTTCAAAATGTAGAATTATCATACTCTTATATTCATTAAATAAAAACAATTGTCATGAATTAAATAAAATGCAAAGTGACTTTAATAAGCGAATCGAAGATAATTTTGGTCATCAAGAAACTAATTATTCATACAAATATAAATTGGAGAAGCAACGTAAATCATGTGATGATTTAAAAAGAAAAATACATAAGTTAGAAACAGAAATACTATAGGATGTATCTCTATTTCCTCTCCACCATGCTACTACCATTTGTATTTACAATTTAAACATTCATATGTTTTCCCAATGTTATTACTCAAGATACCAAACCCAAGTATCGAAGCAGCTCTTTTGGTTCCAGAAATTTTACGGATTTTTGTACTTCCACAAGTAGGACATTTAGGTACGTTGGTTTCTTCTTTTTTCTGTTTGCTTGCATGAGTGTTTGAACGACTATGCTCTATACGGGCATTATACATTTCTTCTGAGAATTGATTATTGCCGAATTTTTTAGCACACTGAATTTCAAATGGTTCGTCCCCATTTTTAATAGCTTCACACCATTTTTTTATATACTCTTCTTCTGAAAAATCTGTTTGTATCATTGTGCTTTCACAATATTTACATTTCAAATAATACGGAGAAGAATATTCGTCGTGCGCACATTTAGGACACACTTCCATTTTAGAAGTGTCCACTAATTTATTATCTTTCATAAATTTAGTAATTGGGAATCCACAGTTTGGACACGATTCTGCATATTGGCTTACCTCGTTTTTGCACTCAGGACATACTACTAACATTTATATTTACCTCTCATTTAATTAAAAATAACTCTTACAACTATTACACTTCCACTGTTTGCCAATCTTTTTACTTCCGATACCAAACAGAAATGTACTAGCAAGACGGCTTGTGCCAGATACTTTTGCAACATTTGTTGAATTACAGTATGGACAGTGTGGCTGATTTGTAGGTGTTGAGGAAGATTTTGGAGATGATGGTTCGTGTAATTTTGCGACCCAAGCATCATACATTTCTTGCTGAAATTGATTTCCCCCGTATTTATTTGCAATTTCAGCTGTGTATTCACGTTCTGTTTCGACAGTAAAATTTTTATGGAATCCCTCACATGGTATGTCTGTTTGTACCATCATTGTATTGCATTCTCTACATTTAAGATGTACAAGCGCGCCATCTTTAATATGGTCACTAAAGTTTATATCCCCACACTTAGGACATATTTTTATATGTTCAAAATCATCTAAACCATTATCTTCCATGAATTTTTTTAAAGGGAATCCGCATTTGATGCATGTTTCTACATGATGGCTAATTTCTGCTCCACATTCTGGGCATACTACTAACATTTGTTGTACCTCTCATTCATTAATTATAACTAAAATTTTGCAGTTATTATATTTATACTATACTTCTACCAAGTATACTTACATTTATTACACTTATATGTTTTGTTGATTTTCTTTGAAAGCAGACCAAAACCAATCACAGATGCTGCTCTCTCAGTTGCGGATATGCGCTTTACATCTGTTGACCTACAGTTTGGACAATGAATCTTGGATGCCTGAATAGCTCGTTGTCTTTTTGAGAAATCAGATAATGTTTCACAGTTAATTTCTTCCGGCGCTCTCCCAAGTTCGCGGATTGGATTGATAAGTTTTATTGGAGAAATATCTATCATATTTCTAATCATGTCAGCCGCCGGATCCCACTCTTTGTATGTCTCTGCATTGAGAATTATTTCAACGATCTCTGTTACATCATACTCAACACCATTCACTTTTGTGTATTGTCTGTTCGAATCATTTTTTGTTGTTATTGGGCATCCGCAATGAGGACATACCTCCGCCTTGTCAGATACAATTTTTTTGCATTCAGAACAAATCAATAATGCCATTAAAATCCCTCCTAAAATTATATATTAAATGATAGAAACATTTTTTATATTATATCACACAGTCATTAAAAGAGATAGGGAAATACTCTGAGTTATTAAAAGATTTTAATGGACTAGATTATAATGATAAATTTGCTAAAATGGTAAATTTGTTGGATGATGCAAAGGATTTAGAAGAAGTCGGAAAAATCCTCAAACATTCTGGAGTTTCAAAAGATTTTGCAAAAGATGCATTAAACATGACACAATGGGCGGATACAGTTGCAGATATTGCTGAAGGCGCTGGCGATGCCGCTGAAGGTGTAAGCGAATTAAAGAAAACATTGGACGGTCTTGGGGATGGAATGACTACCGGGCAGAAAGCTATGGAAGGATTCAAGAATGCCGGAAAAGGATTATGGAGTGTATTTAAGAAAGCAGCTCCTTACATCGCTGGTGGTGCTGTTGTTGGTGGTGCGGCATTGTTAGCGTACCTAAAAGCTACTGAAATGAAGAGATCTGTTGAGGAGGCAAAAGAAGCGCAATCAGCTTACGCTTCTACAATGGCAGAAGTAAAATCTTTAAACTCTGAAATAGAAACAACATCTACAAGAATTTCAGAACTTGAATCTAAAGGAACTTTAAATCTTGTAGAGCAATCTGAACTTTCACAACTGAAATTACAAAATGCTGAACTAGAACGTCAGAGAGATTTAAAGAAAGAAATTGCAGATAAAGAAGCTAAAGAAGCTGTCGGCTCTGCAATGGATTCTCTAAATAAAAGAGAAACTTACGACTTAACAACAAAATCATCTCAACAGAAACTATTAGAATCTGACAGTTGGATTGATCGAATGGCTGCCGGTGCAAATGCTTCACAAGGAGTAGAAAACACTGGATATGAAAAAACAGATATTCTAACAGCTACTCAAAACGAAGTTAAAGCTTTAAATGAGTTAAAAGATACAAGAGAAGAACTTTTAAAAGAACGCGATGGTCTGGGAACTTCAAAAAAGGATAAGAAAAGAAAATCTGAGATTGACGGAGAAATAGAAACTCTTAAGTCAGATATGAAAATGTATGAGGACGCTGTTTCCGAAAATATGAAATCACTTCAAGATCTTAGGAAGAATTTCATGGATGAAACAACTGGTGCTGCAAAAGAAGGGTTGTCTTCAAAAGAATTAAAGAAATTCAACGACATTACAAAAGTGATTGATGATTATACCAGGGAAAATCCTCAAGCCAAAGCAGCTAAAGCATTATCTAAAATTTGGGAAAATAATGATTTTGCTCAAGCGCAACAGAAATTAGTAGACGCTTTTAGAAGTGGAGACAAATTGTCTGTTGATGAAATTACCAAGGGGTTTCCTGAATTAGTTGCTGCCTGTAATGAAGCAGGTGTCAGCGTTGAAACACTCAGAGAAGAAATTTCAGCACTTGCTAGTCAAGATACTGGTCTAACTAAACTTGAAGAAAGTTTTTCTGATTTTCAGAAAGATGTTGTATCACAAATTAATTCTGTAGAATCTTTAAATGCTGTATTAGCAAATAGTTATACTGGCAAAGGGCTAGGTGTTTCTCTCAATGAAGAAACAGGAGAACTTGAAGGCGATATTGGTGCAATAGCCTCCGCATATGAAGATTTGGAAGGTTATGATCCTGCAACGTTATTTGAAAAAACCGCAAATGGCGTTCATCTAAACAGAGAAGCTTTACGCCAGTTACAAGCACAACAAGAAGCTATAACAAAAGGGAAGTTTGCAGAAAAACAACAATCACTTCAAGAGCAGTTGAATAAAGCATATGCAGAACAGAATAATTATGACAAAGGTTCTTCTGAATATAATAATTCTCAACTTGTTATAGACGGATTAAGTCGCCAGCTTGAAGCAGTAAATCAATTATCAGCCGCCTATGATGGTGCAACCTCTGCTTACCAAAAATGGATGTCTGCTCAATCTAATGGTGAAGAAGGCGATATGTTCCGTACAGTTTCTGAAACGATGCGTGAGCGTGGTAAAGAACTCTATAAAGAAGGTCGATATAACACCGAGGAATTTAGAGCTATATCACAATTCTATTCTAACCAAGATTTAGCTACTGCTTCCATGAAAGAAGTTGTTGCCGCATATGAATCGTCTCTCCCTGTAATTGATAAATACTTTACCGGAACCAAGCAAGGTCTTGACAATTTTGTTACAGATATGAAAACTCTTTCTGATAATGAAGGATTGGGATGGGTAAAAGAGTTAGAAAATGGTGTTCTTGAATTTCAAACTGGAGCAGATGAAGAAATTGCAAAAAGGTTAAATATTAGTAAGGAAGCTGTTCAAACATTATATCGCGCAATGACCGAATATGATGATACTATTCGTGTTGGAGATACGAGTGGCAATTCTAATTATGCTCAGAAAATAGCTGACTTATCTGCTCAAGCTGAAAAAGCAAAAACCAATCTTCAACAGTTAAAAGAAGCTGGATCTGATTTCCCGGAAATTGATTTAGATGTAGATACCTCTAAGCTAGATGCGGAAGGATTAGATGCTCGAATCGCAGAATTAACGAAAGCGCGTGATGAGTCAGAAACTAAATTTGGTGTTGATAGTGCAGAAGTCGAAAATCTAAATACATTACTTGAAGAAGCTATAGAACGTAAAAAACTTCTGGAAAATCCTTCGTCTGTGACAGTAGAAACAGGTACTTTAGACGAAGCTATTGCCAAAGCTACTCTAGCAGCAGACGCAATTAAAGAAGCTACTGGTGGGAAAGTTGATATTAATGTAAATGCTAAGACAGATTCTTCTATATATAATGAAATTGAAAAAACAAAAGAGTATATTAATTCTTTATATAACTCTGATGGTTCAATTAATTGTGATGCTTCTCAATTAGAATCTGCACAGCAAGTTCTTTCTACTTTGATTCAGAAACGTGCAGAGTTAAATGAGCCTGCTGTTTTAAGTGTTGATACAAGTAATGCAAGTGCGGAACTACAAAATGCAGTTCAACTGTTCCAGAATTATTATGATGCTGTTACAAATGCAGATATAGTTGCATCTACACCTAATGTCGATACGAGTAAACTTGATGAAGCATTAAGCAAGGTAGAAACTGCAAAATCTGAGCTTGCAAATATTTCGCCAGAGATTAAGGCAGAATTAAATATTGAAGGATTAAGTCCTGATGAGATTGCATCTCAATTAATGTCTGACGAGATTAAAATACCCGTTGGGCTTGAAACAAAAGAAGACTTACATCTTGAAGATATACAGGACAAAGATGTAACCATAACTGTGAACGTTGCCGGAAAAGATGACATTACTGCTTTAGAAACCATGCTGTCTTCTCTTGATGATAGAGAATTGGCGGTTTCAATAAGTGTATCTGGAAAAGATGAACTTGACGGAATAAAATCTTCCATAAATGGATTGAGTAATGAAGCGAAATCTGTATCTGTAATGGCAAATGTTACAGGTTTGGAACTCATCGGAGCATTAAAGGCTTCGTTAGGAACGCTTGAAGGAAAAACTGTTGATGCAAAAGCAAATGTAACTGGAACGGATTTGGTAAAAGCATTAAAAGCAGCTATTGATTCTGTACAAAGCAAATCTGTAACTGTATCTGCCACTACATCTGGAACGGGGGATGTATCAGCTCTTGCTTCTGCTATCTCTTCTGTGCAAAGTAAAACTGTATATATTACTTCTGTTACAAACAATGTCAAGGGAGATGGAGCCGGGGCAAATGGAACCGCCAACGCAAATGGGACTACTAATTTGTATCACTACTCTGGTAACGCGAACGCAAGTGGTGACTGGGGCGTTTCTAAAAATCAAACTTCTCTTGTAAATGAGCTTGGAAATGAGTTAATTGTTAGAGATGGACGTTGGCACTTAATCGAAGGCGGAGCACAATTTGTTCCACTAAAGAAGGGCGACATTGTCTTCAACCATAAACAAACAGCGGAATTATTTGCAAATGGAAAGGTAACATCTGGCGGAGGTCGGGGACATGCTCTTTCCAATGGAACTGCATTTTCTTCTGGAAGCTGGACAACAGGTAATACTGGTAATGGAAATTTGTCAGGAGGAGGATCATATAACAACACCTCCTCTTCTGTAAACAATGCTGCAGATAATCTTTCAAAAGCAGCAACAGATACATCCGAAGCGGCTGAGAAATTATCCGAATCGCTTTCTGATCAGATTGACTGGATTGAACGTGTATTTAAGGCAATGGAACGCCAGTTTGACCATCTGATGAGTCAAATGGAGCGAATTACTAAGCTTCCGGACAAACAGATTAAGATGTACGAAGCTTTAACAAAGAATCAAGAATATCTTTCTAATACTGCAACTGCTATCAATAAATATCGTGATCATCTTACAAGTTTAGAATCTCAGATGGGACTTGATCCAATGATTTATAATCAAATCAAAAATGGCTCATTTGATATTTCTGGATATGACGAAGAAACGAAAAAGCTGATTCAAATTTACCAGGATTATTACGACAAGTTGGAAGACTGTAATTCCCAGTACGATGAACTCCTTGAAAAACAGGATGAATTAGTTCAACAGGCTCTTGACAATGTTGAAGAATATTGGGAAATGATGAATAATCAGCAAGATACAGCCAACGGCTATCTTGAGAAACAGCGTGAACTTTGGGAAGAACTTGGTCATTCTGCTTATGGTAAAGAACAGGAATCTTCTATTAAGGAGTCAATTAAAAATCAGCAAGAATTGGCAGAAAGTACACAACAGCAAATTAAGGATTACGAAGCAGAAATATCTAAACTTATGTCGCAAGGATACATGTCCCAAGGATCTAAGGAATGGTACGAAGCACAGGCAAAACTTAATGAGCTGAAAGAAGCCGCTATTGATGCGCAAATCGGTTTAGTGGAACTTGAAGACGAGTTACGAAATCTGAAACTTACACGATTACAACATACCATTGATATGCTTGATCGTACTGCACAGAGATTAGAAAATGGAACAAGTCTCACAGAAGCCAAAGGAGATAAAATCAGCGAAGCTGATCTCAAGAAACAACTTGACAATGCTAATGCTTTAATTCAGGCAAACTTTAACAAAAGACAAGAACTGGTAAAAGAACAAGGATTGTACGATGTTGGTTCTAAGCGGTATCAGGAAATTGCAGATGAAATTGCTAAACTTGATGATGAGATTTACAATGCAAGTGAAAATATTGAAGAACTCAAAAATAAAATCTGGGAAGTCAGATGGGAGCCATTCTTTGAAGGACAAGAAGCCTTAAAAGACTTAATCACAGAAACCGATGATTTTAGAAGTATGCTTCATTCAGATGCATTTGTTGGACAAAGTGGCGGATTAACCATTGAAGGCATTACTAATCTCGCACTTATATCTCAAGGTATGAATGCTGCAAAACAGCAGATCAAAAACTACAATGAAGCATTAAAGAAACTTGATGAAGATTTAAAGAACGGAAACATTTCAACAAGCGAATATAAAGAACAGCAAAAGGATTTCCTAGATTCTATTAGGGATTCTGTTGGTGTTGTTGAAGATTACAAGAATGAAATTGTTGACTTATATCGTAAGCAGTTAGAAGCAGAAAATGATATGGTTCAGAAATCAATCGAAAAGTATGACAAACTGCTTGATATTAAGAAAAAGAACGATGATTATTCTCGTAATCTTAAGAAACAGACAAAAGATATTAATGTGTTAAAAGCACAAATTGCTGCTTTAGACTCGGTAAAATATTTGCCGTATTTGTCTTAATTGCTGGAAACTCCTAAAGTCTTATAAACTACAACGTAGGAATGAAATAAGTCCAAACGTGAATGTTTGAAAATTATAAGAATTGGACAATCAGCAGCGAAGCTCCGAATAGGAGAACGTTCAACGATCAGTGGGTGATGAGTGTAACCCATGTAAGACCACAAGCGATTGGTGGTTTGAAAAAGATAGACTATTTTAATTAAGAAAATTTTATATTTATATATTTTATCAATCACGCTGAAATATACGTGATTTTTTGTTGCGTAAAATTGTCAGAAAGCAAAATAAAAGCGAATAACGGATTGGAGGTGTTAAAATGTTAGTAAAAGATCAAAAGGTTGAAATAAAATGGAATGGAAATAATAGAAAGTGGTTTGAGGAAAAGGGCTATAATTATACCAAACATAATGATATTTTGTTTGTGGATGTTATAGATTTAAAACCAAGTAGTCAAACTAAAGTAAGTGTTGTATGCGATTATTGTAACCATATATATGAAACAACATACGAGAAATATATTTTAGGGTTAAAAAACATTAACAAAAGTTGTTGCAACAAAAAAAATTGCAAAAATAAGAAAGCATCAGAAGTAAAATTATTTAAAAATAAAAATAAGCAATACCAAAAATTTGTCAATTTGTGTGAAAGTCGTGGTTACATTCCAATTAGTAAAATAGAGGATTATAAAGGCGCTCATTCAAAATTAAAATATAAATGTCCGAAACATGGCATAAAAGAAATTACATTAGCAAATTTTGAAAAAAATAAATTGGGTTGTAATGAATGCGGCAATGAATTAATTTCTTTAACTAATAGAGGCTGTATTAATGATTATAATAATATAATAAAAGAAAAACATATAAAAATATTAAATTGTGATGAATATATTAATATAAAAATGACAAATTTAAAAGTTATTTGTAATAATTGCAAAAATATATTTATAACAAGTTTAGAAAATTTATTACAAAGCAATGGTTGTTGTAAACAGTGTTCATATAAAATTATATCTCAGAAAAATTTGATGTCTGTAGAAAATGTTAAAAATATTATATCGAGTAAAAATAATAATATATTTACAAACCCGCAAGACTATATTGGAGCACTTATTCCAAATCTAAAAATTAAATGTGGATCATGTGGAAATATATTTACCAAATCGCTTAGTAATTATAAGCGTGCAAATTTTACAGGGAAATGCCCGAACTGCAGTCCGGTTAGTTACGGTGAATATCTAATCGCCATGTTCCTCAATAAATATAATGTAACCTATACTCGACAAGAACATTTTAATGGCGAATGTAGGGATATCAACCCACTGCCATTTGATTTTTATTTACCAGATTATAATTTATGTATAGAATTTGACGGAAAATATCATTATGAAGTTATATTTGGCGAAGAAAATTACTATAAAACTATTCTACATGATGCAATGAAAAATAATTATTGTAAATGGAATAACATCTCGCTTCTTAGAATACCTTATTGGCAGAAAAATAATATCGAAAATATTTTAATTGAAACACTTAATTTAAAGCCTCTAATAGAAACATAATAGTAAAATATATTTAAATATCTTAATTATATAGAAGATATGATCTCATCTCATATGAAAGTATGAGGAGAGTTTACCACTCTCTCACTTATGTAGCGAATAAGTGAAAAGATAATTGAAATAATGAAGCAGCAAAAGCCGAAAAGAAAAGACTGGAAGAACAGCTTAAAAATGCCGAAGAAGACCTACAAAATACTCAGCGAGATCATGAGTATGAAGTTCGAAAAAATGGTTTTGAGAGTCTTTCTGAGGACTTAAATCAGTCGCTTGAAGATACTTTAAATGAAGTCACATACAATGCCGAAAAACAAGAACAAGTTATTTCTCAAATGTTGGGAAATGTTGTTAATAATTATCAGCAAGCCTATGACAAAATTCAAAGTATTATTGCTGGCACAGGCTTTAACCCAAGTGGTGATTTTAATTCTAACATTGGAAACCTCGGTACAGCGGGAGGTGTACAAAATCAAGTACACGGAAGTATTACTACTGCCCCTAATTATAAACCAAATGATTTTACAAATGTAAACACTGGCGCTATCCAAAGTGGATCAGCACAAAGTAACAATGATAGAATCGAAGGAATTATTGGACAGGCTCCGAATACATCCAATCGACCTGTTGCCGAATTGAAACTTAATAAATCGTCAGTATCGTTAGAAGAAGGTCAGTCTACTTCTATTACTGCAAGTATACGACCTACTGATGCAAAAAATAAAAAGCTTTCTTGGAAATCTTCTAATACACGAGTTGCTACTGTTAGTGGCGGAACAATTCGGGCTATCAAGCCAGGATCTGCTCAAGTAACAGCATCTACTACTGATGGAAGTGGATTAAGCGTTTCAGTCGGAGTTACAGTCACAAAGAAACCAGAACCACCTAAACCACAACCGCCTCAGCAAAATAATACTGGTGGAGGAGATGGTATTCCAAGAGTCGGTGATAAAGTTAGATTCAATAGTGGAATGTATTTCAATGACTCATACGGAACAAGCCCGGTTGGAAATCAACATCTTGGTGAGGAATTATATATCACATATATGAATCCAAACAGTCCATACCCTATCCATCTAGGTACTCAATCAACTCCTGGATTTTACAGTGACCTTGGTTGGGTAAGACAAGATCAGATTAGTGGTTATGCTAAAGGAACGAAGAAAATCACAAATGCAATTGAACTTGCAAGAATTGATGAAGTTGGTAAAGAACTTAGAATCAAGCGTGGAAGCGACAATTATGCAACATTTGAATATGGTGATGCTATTGTTCCTAAGAAGCTAACAGACAATCTCTTTAGCCTTGCTGAAAATAAAAATGCGATTATGGAAGCTTCACTCCGAAGAAATGTCAGAGAAGATACTGGCAAAGGAACTACTATTAATCAGCACTATGATAACTTAATTAATGTCGAAGGAAGTATTGATAAAGATACATATCCAGGCATTAAAAAAGTTATTCAAGAGGTAACAAAATATTTTACACAAGAAGCACATAGATTAGGAATGCATAAGAAACTGTAATACTACTGGCAGTCAGAGAATGATTGATTCGAATCTGGCTGTCAGTATAATCATAAATAAATTTGCATAAAATATATAACAAAAAAATAGACATTAAAAAGAATAAATAACATTTTGTACAAACATGCTTTTTATTTGATCTTTTTAGTGCCTATATATTTACAATTAGGAAATAATCTATTATAATCATAAGTAAAAGAAAGAAATCATTAATGATTAATCATATAATTTGTTTAGTTGGAAAGAACAGAATCCTATAGACGGTTGAGCCTTTTATTGGACATTTAAGGCTAATAAATGAAAATTTTATTAACGCATAAATAGCCGCTTACTCATGGCGGTTACAGAATTTAGAATCGTGAAAACGATTAATACTATATATTGTAATTAGTGTACTTTTATGTACATAAAATGGCATTATCGTTAGCAATGACGGTCGCCCTGAAATCTATGTGTTACACGAAATTAGTAACTGTTCAGTTTCTCAGGCTGAGGACAGTTACTTTTTTCATGTCTTTTATCTTTTACAAATTTATATACCGTATATGATATATTTATAGACAAACTAAAAATTCCCACTATATAGTATAAATCTTGTAATGCTAAATTCATGTAAAAGTCCTCCTTTCCATAAGATTCCTAAACAGGTTTCTATAAGAACAGAGCTTGTGCTCTCTGGTGGAAGACAACCGTCCTTACCGTATTAGATAATGCCAATTCATAATATATCAATTAAACTACATTTTGTCAATTTATATTTAAAAATATAAGATTAATAGAGTCGAGGTCGTGTGCCTTGGCTCTTTTATAATATTCAAAAATCAAAAGAAAGTTGAGGTGAAAGAAAAAATGATTTTAGTATGTAAAGATTTTTCTTATGACGATAATTCGTTATTAAAACAGAATTTATCATCTGTAAATTTTGATGATGACACTTCTCTCCCATCTTCCATCAAGAGGGATATGGAAGTAAGTGAGCTTAATCCATTTCGAAATGAAACTACCGGGTTCGGAATGAAATATACAGAAACGCTTACATTTGAAATTCATATTACAAAAAATTATGAAATAAATACTTCGCAGGAAGAGTTAGAATTCACTCCAGAGGAATATGAAATCATAGTTTCATGGCTCAGTTCTTCTAACAAAAATTCATGGATTACAGTGACTACACAAGGGAACGAAACTGTAAAATTGAAAGGCTACTTCTCTTCTATCACACCATATGAAAACTGGGGAATATGTTATGGTCTTAGATGTGAATTTAAATGTAATTCCCCATTTTCTTTTGTTGAAAAAACTGATCAGCAAATCATCACAAGAAGCAAAAATTTTATGTTAGAAAATACAAGTAGTGAAAAATATGGATATGTTTACCCTATTATTAACATCCATCCTGCCGCAACAGAACAAATCTATTTTCATAATCTATCTGATAGCAAAATTCTTGAAACAGGAAACATATCACTTCAATCTTCTAATAAATTAACCCTAGAATTATTAAAAACAAAAATTGAAAATTATGCAAAAAATAATCGCTGTTCTTTAGACTATGTATACGGGAAAGACAAACAGGTTATGTCTATATGCAATGATACAGCAATCTTATTCTATTTAACAGATGCCTTTGGAGTCAAAAATAAGTATGGTGCTTATTATATAGAAAATGGTCAGTATTATATTTTTCAAGGCGGATTTTTCTATTGTAAAGTACAGCGTGATTTAGATTTGAAATTAGATTGTGGAAATCTTTCATTATATGATGAATTAAATAGACCAGTTGTATTTGAGCGAGTAGGTATAGAACATGAAGACAATATTTATTGGATTCGATTGCTGCATGGACATAATACGTTTCGAGTTTATGGAAATATGACATTGGATATTACATATCTTGAATCACGGAAAGGAGCATTGATTTAATTGCAATTTAAATATGATACATATGGCAATCGTGAACAGACTATTGTTTATCTCGCTACACCTAGCAGAATCATTTTATGTGCTCTAAATGGTATCGACTATTCTTCCGGGAACTTCGAGGGAAAATGTAATGATGTTTCAACAATATCTTTTGATGTAAATCAGTATGTTGAAACTTATACTGGACAACTTGTAGAATCAAATGCATATAATTGGCTGTCGAAATTTATGAAATTATATGTAACCGGAATTGGATGGTTTATTATGGACAGCCCGACAACTCATGGAACAGGTACAAAAGAATACAAAACAGTCACTGCTCAATCTGTTCAAAGCGAATATGCACAGATTCCGCTTGATGGTTGGAAAGTAAATTGCGGTACAACTGACTCACTTGAAATGTTGGTAGACGGCAACGTAGAAGAAATCGAAGGCGTTGAATTCGCAAAAGAGCAAATAAAGTTTTACAATGAAAAAAATCACCAGCTAAGTTTAGTTAATATTCTAGTTGAAAAAGTTCCCGGTTGGAAAGTTGGTTATATCGATAATATTCCTAAAGAATACAAGACAATTGAAAATGGTGAAGTTATTACAAAATCTATTTATCTAAAAGATGAAATAGGAAAATTTGATCTTGACTATTCAGATGTATACAGTTTTATTACTCAAGAATTTGAGAAATTTTTTAATTGCATCGTAGAATTTGATTATGAAAATCTTATTGTTAATTTCTATCGTGTTGAAAATTTTGGCAAAAATACAAATATCACGATTGGATTTCGCAATGTGGAAAACTCAAATGAAGTCACAATAGATGAAGAAAACATCTTTACAAAAGTTCGTGTTTCCGGAGCAAATGACTTAGGAATTGAGCAGTGTAATGGCGGAAGTAACTATTTATTTTATTTGGATAGATTTTGGTTGAACAATAAATTTTTAAGCGATCCCACAATTGAAAAATATAAGAGATGGGAAACATTTTGTGTACAGGCACGAATTGATTATACCGCTCTATCTAAAGAATGGAATATTCAACAAGATAAAATTTCTGAATTGTACATTCGTATACCAACTGGTGATTGCGACCCAGATAAATGGGATAAACTTTCAGATACAGAATTGCTTACTTTGAAAAAAGACTATGAAGCACAGAAATTAGGATATGAAAAACTCTACGTTGATGAAGAAGGAAATTTTGATATAAATGCTCTTAATGCATCTCCGGATGCAAATATCTACCATCAAATCGTTGATACAATTCTCCCAAATATTCAGATAGAAATAGATAACAGAAAATTGCCAACATCTGAAGGTGAAAAAGATTTTATCGAAGAATATCTTACGAATTGGAAATACTATGGAATCAATGAGTTGGAGATAAAATTAAAATCCTATCAAGACCAAGCTAAATTGCTCTCCAAAAACCACTATGATTTAACGTGGGAAAGGTATCAGGAATTATCAAAACAAGATCCCGAAAAATATCCCGCACTAACAGAAGATGGATTCAAAGATAAACATAATATTTATGAAAAAAATGCTTATCAAATGGACGAGAACAACAAAGATTCCTGTGCTGCCGCTCTCAAAGCACGAAGAGATGAAGTAAAAAAAGAAGAAGAAAAACAAAAAGAAATTTCTAAAAAAAGGACTGCATTATCACAAAAAATGTCACTTGAAACATGGTCGGATGACACATTAGGTGGCTTCTCAAAAGAAGAACTGTCAGAACTATATCACATCACAAAGCAAACCCCTTATACAAATGAAAATATTTTCACAACCAATCAAGATTCGTTGACGGATATTGTAACAACGCAAAGTGAATTATGTCGTGTGGCACTTGAAGAATTACAGACATATTCCATTCCACAAACAATTTATTCGACATCTTTAGACAATCTTATTTCCGCAAGCGGTATGGAATTACATGCAGAAACTCTTGATTATGGAAGCTTCATTTGGCTTGGATTAAGAGATGATTATTATGTTAAATTACGAGTCATGTCTATTTCCTATAATCCATTTCTCTTTGATAATAATTTTTCTCTTTCATTTTCAAATATGATTAAATCCACTTCAAATAGAGATGACTTTATGCAAATCCTTGGGTCAAGTTCTAATCTTGGCGGAGAGAGTTCACGAAATAATGTTTCCGGTAATCTTCAACTATCAGATGATAATATATATGAAATTTTAAATAAATTACTTCAATCTTCTGCTTTTAATAATAAAGTTCAAAATATTGTAAACGGATCCGGAGGAAGCATCATCGGGGGTACAGGCGGTAACTATATCACACCAGGTACTCTTGAAGCTGAAATGATTAAATGTATTAATATTCATGCCGAAAATGGTTTCTTTCAATATTTACAGGCGGAATTAATTTCTGTTGGGAAAATTGTTGCGGAGTCTGGAGATTTTAAAAAACTTCAAGCCAAAGTTGGTAATATTGATGACTTGTTGGCAGGCAATGTATCCGCAGAACTTGGTCATATTATCAAATTGACAGCAGACAATGTAATTATTGACGAAGCAGTAATTCGTCAGTTGATTGCGTCACAAATCACAGTATCAATGCTAAAAGCCGGAACGATTAATGCAGATAAATTTAATATTGAATCTGAAGATGGTGGAATGACTATTGCAGGAAATACAATGCAATTTAAAGATCAAAATGGTGTAGTACGCATTCAAATAGGTAGAGATACAAATAATAATTTCACTTTCTGTTTATATGATAAAACCGGAAAAGGAGTTCTTATTGATTCTACTGGAATTAAAGATTCTGCGATTAGCGATGGGCTTATTAAAAACGATATGATTGCCAATGGGGCTATTACTGAAAATAAAATTGATAAAAACGGAATGACTGAATGGACTGATGATAATGGTAATAAAATTTTTGATGTGTCCAACATGTATTATGGCAAAGACAAATTTTCTGTTTCATATACACAAACCATTGAAAAAATAGAAACACTTGAAAATAAAATAGGAAATATCGAATTAATGGGAGAACAAATTTTTAAAGAAATAAATAACGAAATATCTCCATCCTCTATCACATTAACTGCTGTTTGCAGAAATGGTGCAAAGATAGGGAAATGGTATATTGATGGAATAGAAAACAGCAATTTTGTTTCAGAAGACAAAAGCTCAATTATAATTCCATCGTCATTTATGGTAGGAAAGACTTCTTCGACCATTAAAGTTGAAAATGATACAGGCGAAATATTTGATTTACATAGTATATACTTATTATCTGATGTGAAAGGAGAGTCAGGTCAGGCTGCAATTTCAGTCGTAATTTCAAGTGAACATGGAACAATTTTCAACGAGAACACATCAATAAGAAATACAATTTGTACATGTACTGTATATGAAGGTGTTAAAGAAATAACTCCAAAATCTTATGCATGGAAAATTATAAATAATGATTCAAATAATTGGGAAGTAATTGGCAGCAACAAAACCGTTGAAGTAAGCATTGACAAATTGGTTGTTAGAAGACGCTTAAAATGTGACGTAGACATAGATATTTAGAATTTGTGTCTACGTTTTCTTATAAAAGGGGGTGAAATTTTTGGTTTTTAGTAGCAATGAACTTGATTTTTTAATTTTACAAAATGGCGAGAATGGTATACCTGGCGAATCGAAGTATGTATGGGTAAAATACTCAAATAGCCCAGATGGTGCAGATTTGACAGATAGCCCAGATAATTGTGCTTACATCGGAATTGCTTATAATAAAGATACCATTGAAGAATCAAATAATCCCAAAGATTATACATGGACAAAAATGAAAGGTGATAACGGACTCGATGCCTATACCGTTATTTTAAGTAACGAGAACATCTCCTTTCCAATTAGATACGACACACTTACTATATCTGATAGAAAAGAATACATCTGCGATATAATGGTTATGCAAGGCACAAAAGAACGCAGTGATTTTATAATTGGAGAAATCACTCCTATAAATGGATTGAATATCAAAAAAAATGATAAATCTGTTACTATTTCTGTTGAAAAAGGCACTCTTCTATCACAAAAGACTGGCGAAATTAGAATCCCTGTTTCAATAGATGGTCTTATATTTTTTAAAAATATATCTTGGAATTTGTTTGAGGAAGGAAAACCGGGAGTAAATGGTGAACCATCTTTAAATATTTCTATTGCAAATGAAAACCAGAATATACCGTGTACATCAGACGGAAAGACTATAGATAATTTTTTAATTGAGATTCCATTTGCAGGATATGTTGGTTTTGACAAATTTCCTTGTAGTGTTTCTGTCGGAGTATTACCTTCAGGAATCACACTTGGATCAAATGAAAATGCAACCGATAAAAAAGATGGTCGTATAATTTTAAACGTTGCAAAAGGAAGTAATTTAGGAAGTGATCAAACTGTATCTGGTCAGATATTACTTACATTTACAATCAAAGAAAGAGAAATTGTCAAAGTTTTTACGTGGTCAAAGACAAAAGATGGCGGAGATGGAAATATCGATTTATATTCTATTGAACCATCTGTTTCAGTAATTACTCGAAAGCTAGATGGAAGCTTGGATCCAACCACCATTACATTTAATTCATGGGTTAGAAATTCTAAAAGTGTAAATTTGAGTCCATATGAAGGGCTTTTTATTATAGAAGAAACTGTAGACGGGGCTGTATATAATAGTAAATATATTTCAGAATCAGCGGAGTCATCTGTGGTCTACACTCCAACTACACAAGAAATTACCGCGATTAGGTGTACTATCTGTAAAAAAGATAATATTACTTCTACACTGGATAGACAAACTATAATTGTACTAACTGCATTAGATGAGGTCAACAACTCTATCACAGAAATAAAAAATACTGTTTCAGGCGTGTCAACTAAAGTAGATGCTGTTAAAAAATCTATCACCGATAAAGTGTGGCAAGATGATATTACGACACAAATCAATAATTATGATAACTCAACTATCAAAACACTGAGATCACAAGTTACTGAACAAAAGACTGAAATAGGTAGAATAACTTCCGAAGTAAGTGATGTAAAAACAACGGTAGAGAAAAAAGCAGATGGATCAACAGTTAAGACTCTTGAAGAACGAGTCGCTAAAAATGAACAGACAGCCGAAGGATTTAAGCAGCATGTAGAAAAAACATATGCAACGAATGATAAAGTAGATAGTATTGAATCTACATTTAATCAAACAGCCGAAGAAATCAGAGGAACTGTTACTAATCTTCAAGGAGATGTCTCTAACGTATCACAGAAAGTGAATGAATTTGGAGTTACTGTTGAAAATGTAAAAGGTGAAGTTGCAGATTTATCTGTAAAGGCTGATAAAGTTGAATTAAGCGTTGCTAAGAAAAAAGATGTCCCCCTTATTTCTGTAAGATATATCAGAGATTGGTTGAACGGAAGTAATATGGATACTGAAAATAAATGGATGGAATGTAAAGTAATTGTAGGTGTAGATAATGTAGCGTTGAATATTATACCAACGTCAGATGTTGATATAGTAAATCCTTCTTATTATACGGATGGACTATTGACAGACAATCAATATACCACCACTTCTACTGGCGATCATTATTTGCAGTTAGATTTAGGAAAGATACGCAAGGATATTGATTACATACAAATTTGGCATGATTACTCATCGGAGAAATATTTTAATAACAAAGTAGAAGTCTCAGAAGACGGTCAGTCTTGGTATATTCTCTATGACAGTAAATTGCAAGGTACTTATAAAGAATCTGCAAACGGAAAGATACATTATGTAAACGACTCTGATTATCTTACAGAGCAACTTGCAAAAATTGATATTGATATAAATAAAGTATCGGCATCTGTTGCTAATGCTGAAGGTAAAATTTCTGAAATGGCAGTAAAGCAAAATGAAGTTGAGCTGCGTGTTAGTGATACAGAAAAAGACATTACTGATATTGTAGGTAATATGCTACCTGATATAGAAAATCAAATTTCTGCAAATCAGTCCGCTTTAGAGGTTGCTTTAGAGTCTATCAAATCAACAGTTACAAAACTTGAAGGCGATGTGGTAAAACAATCACAAGAAATTCAAGATGCGAATGGATGGAAGTTCATATTTTCTTCTATTGGAGTTAAAGGAGAAGGGATTCCAGAACAAGAAACGGCAATTAATATAAATGGAGATGGATTATCTGTAACTCGTTTAGAAGACAAGGGATATAAGACAGTTATCACAGGCGATGAGTTTGGTGGATACTACAACAATGGACAAGACTGGGTAAAAGTGTTTTCTTTGGACGAAGACATGGTTCGCACCAAACGATTGATGGCTGAACGTGGTTGCGATTTTATGAGCTTGAAAATAGTTCCTGTTGACTACTCTTCTATGGGTGTCAAGGGACTGGCATTTGTTAAATCAGGTGGAAATTCTTAAAACTAAATATAATTATTAAACGAAAATGGACTGATAGTGTATCAGTTCTTTTTTATTTGGAGGTGATTTAATGCCTTATGAGGCAAGAGTTATACAGAGCCATACTTCTAATGGTTCTGTTGCAAATAGTTCTAATGTGACTGTTACTTTTCAAATCAGAAGAACTGATTATGCTATGATTGGATACAATTACGAAGGCAACGCTTATTGGAGAATCAGTTGTGATGGGCAAAGTACCGGGAATAAATATTTTACTTTTGATTGGAATTACCATCCACAAAATCAATGGTGGACTGTTGGTAGTCATACATTTACAGTTGCACATAATGGAGATGGTAGTAAGCACATAGGTTTTGATGGTTATTATTATACAGGTATCTCCCCGTCTGATTTAGGCGCAAGTGGAAGTGCTACCTTAACCAAAATTCCACGATATGCAAATATTACAAGTTTTAAAAATACAGCAACAACGGTAAATAGCGCAACATTCTATTGGACAGCGGATTCAAATTGTGACGTATTACAGTATTCTTTAAACAACGGATCAACATGGAGTAATGCATCAGGGAGTACATTTTCCATATCTGGTCTGTCTCCAGGAACAAGCTATAATATCAAAATCAAAGTCAGAAGAGCTGATTCCGGATTATATACTACATCGAATAGTATTTCTTTTACTACGAAATCAATTGCTCGAATTTCCAATTCATCATTAAGTATGAATATTGGTGGCAGTTTATCTCTCTCATTTTCTAACTATGGAAATAATAAGTCATTTTTGAGATTTTATGCCCAGAAAACAGATGGGAATTGGCAACAAATAGCTACTGTATCCAATATCCAAGCTTCGTCGTATTCATGGAATTTATCAAGCTACTCTTCCACTTTATATTCTCTTTGTCCTAACTCTAATTCATTAAAAATTAAAGTTATATGCGGAGTTTCTTTGAACGGAAAGGAATATACAAATACTGTTTCAGGCACTGCAAAAGTAACAAATAGTAATCCTGCGTTTTCTAACTTTACCTTTCAAAATACAGATTCCAAAACAGTAAGTATGGTCGGGAATGCACAAAATATGATTTCTCTTTTTGGAAATTTAAGAATTACAATCACAAGTGCAAATAAAGCAGTTGCTAAAAATAGCGCAACAATGAAATATTACAATATTGTTGTAAGTTCGGGTAATACAGTAGTATCCAAAAAATCGAATTACTCTTTGAGCGATATAAATGTGGACATAGGTAGTTTACAATCAGCGGGGACATATACCATTCGAATCGATGCTGTAGATAGTCGTGGTAATGCAAGTGCAGTGGTTTCTAAAACTTTCGTCGTATACCCATATCACACTCCAGCTATTTCTGCTAGTATTGATCGTTTGAATGGATTTGAAGCGGAAACATCTTTAAAGCTTACATCATTAATTTCAAAAATTAATATTGCAGGAGTAAATAAAAATAGTATACAAAATCTGCAATATCGATATGCTGAATCTGGCAAACCATTCCCAGAAACTTATACACAACTAAATAATTACACAACATCTGAGTCTGGCGAAGATTTTGTTATTACTATCAATGAACCACAATTTTTAACATTAGATATTAATAAAACATATACCTTTGAATTTAAGGTTTCAGACAAGGTAACGTCTTATACAATTAGCCCTAATGCAAACCAAGGTGTATCTGCAATGAATATTATGGATAACGGTAATATTCTTATGGGGGTAACACCCGACGAAAGAAACGTGAAGGACACAAAAGCTAATCTGTTAGTACAGAAAGATATTAAGTCTAAAGGTAGATATGTTATGGAACAAATTGATAAACGTGCTTCTCTTGATGCTTCGGATGGTGGAATAGAGATTCCGGCTGGTGCGGATTTGAATAATTACAAAGCGGTAGGTAATTATTATTGTCCATTAAATACAACCGTTAAGACACTGAAAAACTGTCCGACTAATTATGCGTTTACAATGGAAGTAACATATGGTACCGGAAATGATTATCCTAAGCAAATAATCTATGAATATTTTGGTGGTGGATTCGAAAGGTATTTTGAGAGTGTTGGCTCAAAAGCATGGAAACCGTGGGGGTCAAGGTTTAATTCAAATAATTCATTTACAGTTTTAAGCAATGCTGTTAAAAGCTTGTATTTGCTTATGCATCCAGTTGGGTCTATTGTTATGACTACTAGTAACAGTAATCCCGGTGATACATTTGGAGGTACATGGCAATCATGGGGTTCTGGAAGAGTTCCGGTTGGTGTAGATACGAATCAAACAGAGTTTAATACATCAAATAAAACAGGCGGTAGCAAAACAGTTTCTCACCATCATACAAGAGGATCGTTAGTTGCCAATATTGGTGCGGTTGACAATGATACAACTTCTATTGGTTATGATGCGACTAATAAGAGCGGTGTATTGTATGATTACGCCTTTAGTCATGGAAATTTAAAGACTAACATACCAGCTAGTCGTGTAAATCATGCCACAACGGTTTCTGGTTTAACTGCCGATACGCAAGTAACAAATTTGCAACCATACGTCACATGCTATATGTGGAGACGGACAGCCTAATAGAAATGGAGATTATGATTATGCAATATTTAAAAATTGGTGAAAAAGAAAATTTAGAATTAAATATTAGTTATATAGAAGAGAATACATGTGTCTTTACTTTTGATAAGTATTCGTACGAAACGATTAAAAATTATTTTGCAGATAAGGTTTTAAATAAATTCTCAATTATAGATGAAAATAAAACTATTTCATATACGGTTGAAATGAAATTAAAAAATATTATATTAGAGAATCAGACAGATAAAAATTTTGATGTAATTACTGTTTGCTTTGAAAAACTACAAGTGGATGACCGTGTTGCCGTTTTAGAAAAAACAGTTCAAGAATTAACCAGTATGCTAGAAAATTTACAACAAAAAGTAGTAATGAGATAAAAACTATATGTAATAATAAGTGCGGTTTTAATGCTGCACTTATTTATCATAGATAAGGAGGTTCCTATGATTACATTAAATAAAATCGGTGATTATCACAATCGTCAAGTCCTAGAGATTGAATGTTTAAAAGCAGATGAAAAACCTATTGGGACTATTGACGGTTTGGTAATTACAAATGGAAGTAAGCTACACGAGCTAGACGGAGATACATATGAATATGACGAACAGAACAAAACGTGGGTATTACAACCAAAGTCTTCTGGCGGTGCGGACGGAAGAGAAATCGAATTACAGAAGACACAAACACATATTCAGTGGCGATATGCTGGTACAGAAGAATGGTTTGATTTAGTGTCATTAGATGAAATTTCTTTCAAACATTCTGATTTTACTCCAGAACAGTTACAAGCATTAAAAGGGGCAAAGGGAGATAAAGGGGATCCGGGAACAAATGGTACTAATGGTAAAGACGGATTATCAATTAAATCAACCCAAATTAATGACTCTGGACATTTGATTTTAACTTTTAGTGACGAATCTACAAAAGATGTCGGAAAGGTGACTGGTGAAAATGGAGCACCAGGTAAAAATGGTGTATCCCCTACTGTTGAAGTTTCCAAGTCTGGAAAGACAACTACAATCACTATTAAAGATTCAGCTGGTACAAAAACAGCACAAATCGCAGATGGAGCTGATGGTCAATCGGCAATTGCACCTAGAGTAAAAGTTAAAGAGGGTGATGTAACTATTCAGCCTAATACACTTACTATTATCGAGAATACAGATAAAGGATATGTGTCTACAATGAATATTACACTTGCTCCAATTACAAATGAAAATATCGCTAATGAATATCATTTCTTTTTTAAGTCTTCTACAGATCCAAGTGTGAAAACTACTCTCTCACTTCCTGAAACTGTTATGTCAGATTTGACATCTATCGAAAATAATAATATTTACGAAATAAGCATTATGGAAAATTGTCTTTCTTATGCTAATTGGATGGTGATTTAAAAAATGATTAGAAGAAGAACAATTACAAGTTATGTTTGGAATTCTGTATCTGGAAATAAAATGGTCATTTTATCGAATTGCATTAGAAATTTTTTTCGAAAATTTGAATTGATTGGAAATAGTATGCAGGGCGAGAATCCAGCGCCGGACAATCCACAGGAGATTAAATCAGCAGGACGGAAAAGTAAGAATCTGTTAATAGAAAATATATCTGTTTTTACAGTGCAGGATAACATTGCATACATACCTTTGCCGGAAGGACACGAAACAAAGCTGTATACTATGCTGATACAGAAAAAACCGGGTGAAAACGATGACGTAGGATTTACTTGCGGATTTTATGACAAATCAAATATGACCGCTACTTATAGTGCACCGTGCTTACAAGCTGGAAATCTTGTAACGGGAAACGGTATTGTCAATTCTAAAATCGGTGTTAATCATTTTGTATGCTTTTCTCCGGCTGATTCGAGGTTTTTTGATATATACAATGTCATGTATGCAGAGGGGAAAGAAACTACATTAGATTATGAGCCTTACGGATATTTTTTTGATGTTAAAGTGACTGGAGAGAATCTACTTTCTAACAATCCTAACGATTGGCAAATAGGTAAAGGAATATCGTGGAGTACTTATCCTAACGACGCAATCATGATATATTCTGTTATTAACAGTGCAGTAAACGTTATTAATCTAAAGTCATCAAATGCATACTCTTTTGTTAATAATAGCGGAGAAATAGTAATCAAACGAATGATAGAAAGAGATTCGAGCGGAAAAGGCATTAAAGATCATAACATTCGCTCCAACAAATATACTTTTGTGACGAATCAGAACACAACGAATATTATTCTACGGGTTGAGAAGATAGACGGCACAGAACTATTAAGTACGGATATTGAGTTTATTAAAATTATGCTTGTAGAAGGAGAGGTAAACGAACTCACCCCTTACGAACCTTACACCGAGCAATTTGTACAAATCGCCCTTAATGAGCCGTTGAGAGGTATTGGAGAGTATAAGGATGTGCTGACGAAAGATGGGGTTGTGAGAAAAATACATGAGCAGACTTTGAAAAAAGAACAAATTAGTATGAATGAGTATAATTGGGATACAAAATATTTTAGACTTTATGTAAATCCCGATAAAAAGATTGATTCGTCAATAAATATTCATGAATTATTTTCAAATATGTTTAAAAAGTTTGTTATATACAAAAATAATCCTAATGTCTATTGGATTATTTCTGAAGAAGAAATCAGAAGTATAGGCATAACTGAAGCAGATAGTCTGCAAGTTGCATATGAAAAAATTAAAGATTTCGTTACTACTAACGATATAGTTATACAGTATCCGATTGTAGAAACAACTTTAGAACCCCTGCCGGAATCTGTACCGGCGCAATTACAAGCCTTGCACACAGAGAATGGTACAACACATGTATTTGTAGACAGCGGAGAAGTGGAAACAGGAATCAATATTGAATATAAATATAAATCGTAAAGGAGGAAAGATTATGTCGTCTTATGGAAAAATATTAGACGGAAGATTGACTTTGCAGCATGGAGTTGTTAATTACGAAGGTAAAAATATTATCAATCCATCAGATGAAATCTTACGTAAATTAGGATGGTATCCTGTCAAATCAGACGTACAACTTCCGCCAAAGGAAGGTTTTATGATTGTAGAATCATATATGTTGGTCGAAGAACAAGTTACAGATGAGGGCACTATCCCATCTCACATCTTAATTAAATATGCTTATGAAGCATTGCCACCTGTTGAACCACAGCCAACATTACAAGATCAAATCGATGAATTAAAGAAAAGACAAGAAGTGTCCGATAATGCACTTCAAGATTTAATATTAAACACAATGCAATTATAAAGGAGGAAGTTTATCATGGAAGAATTTTTAGCTTACAGGATTATTGATGGAAAATTAACTTACAAGAAAGTACCAGCTAGTTTAAAAGCTGAAGTCGCACGCGTTCTAAGAGAATGTGGATGCGGAGATTTAGTAGTTGAGTAA